GATGGCACAACGACCAGTACTGTTTTGGCTCGTGCCATACTGCTAGCAGCCAACAAGCACATTGCTGCCGGTGCCTCATCTACTGATATCAAGAGAGGGATTGATGCAGCAGTTGAGGCAATATGTGACAGGATTACAGAACTCGCACAGCCAGTTTCCAGCGAGGAAGAGATCCGACATGTTGCAACAGTTTCTGCCAACGGCGATGAGGCTATAGGGGCATTGATTGCCGAGGCAGTGGCTGCCGCAGGAAAAGACGGGTCTATCACCATTGAGGAAAGCCGTTCCCTGAAAACTATTCTGGATGTTGTTGAGGGCTTCCGCTTCGATGGCGGCTTTGTCTCTCCACAGTTTGTAACAGACCAGAGGCGTGCAGTTATAGAATATAGAGATGCCCTCGTGTTTGTGACCGACGAGACTTTAGACAATGTTGAGGAGATGCTGTCAATTTTAGAGGTGGTGGCTCGTGATGGTCGCCCCTTTGTTATTGTGGCGGAAGAGATTGAGGGTCAACTTCTTGCGGCATTGATTATGAATCGTATGCGAAATGACATGAAGATTGCCGCAGTCAAGGCACCCAAGTACGGCGAAGAGCGACGCAGCCTTCTGGAGGATATTGCGCTGGTTACGGGAGCCACCTTCGTCAGCAAAGATAGTGGTATCAGACTCAGGGATGTCAAGCTGGAGCACCTGGGGTCTGTGAAAAGAATAGAGATCAGCAAGAGACGGACTATCTTATCTGACAGCGACGTTGACTATGGGGAATTAGAAAAAAGAGTAGAGTCCCTCACCGCTCTTATGGAAGACACAGAAGACCTCAAGGAAGCCGAAGCAATCCAAGAGAGAATAACAAGACTTCAGTCTGCCGTCGCCGTCGTTCGCATCGGAGGAGCAACAGAAATCGAAGTCACAGAAAAGAAACACAGAGTTGAGGACGCCTTAGAGGCAGTCAGGTCAGCACAAGAGGAGGGGATTGTTCCTGGCGGCGGCACAGCTTTGATAAAAGCTGCTCATGCGGTAAGGGTTGAGCTAGCCAACGAGGACGAACTTCGGGGCGCTCAAGCTCTAGCAGAAGCGTGTACGGCTCCAATGAAACAGATACTCAAGAATGCGGACGTGTCCTCGGACCTAGTGATAAATACCCTTCCTCATGATGAAGAGAGTCTTAATGTTGGCTTTAATGCTAGGACTGAAAACTTTGAAGATTTAATCGAGTCGGGCGTCATCGACCCAGCAAAAACTGTGAAGTGTGCGTTACAAAACGCCGCTAGCGCAGCGGGAACGCTGCTCACAACTAATTGTGCTGTTTTAAAGAAAGGTGGTGAATAAAAACACAAGTCTAACGACTAATTAAAACAGCCGGTTTCATACAAAAGACCAGAGTATTTTATGCCTGGTCTTTTTTTATATTGGAGCACTCAAATGAGCGATGATCTTTTAAAACTTGTTTTGCAAAAAGTAGAAAATATGGAGCACAAAATTACTAGTGCTAAGTCGCTCAACGGTGGGTTTGATAAATTAGCGATAGATGTTGAGCACATCAAAGATTCCCAACGGGAAGTCCTTGACGCCGTGCGAGGCGTAAAGAAAAGCCTTTACGAGCCAGACTCAGGGCTTTTTAGCCGAGTTAAAGAGTTGGAACTGGAATCAGCCCGACGCCAAGAATATATTAATGAAACTAAACCCATTGTGGCGCAACATCAAGAAGTTCTTATGTGGAAGAATCAAGTCCAAAAAGATGTGGACGAGGTAGAGGAGCTTCGTCTTGAGGTATCTAAGCTTCAAGACTGGAAAGCAGGTATGCAAAAGGTCATCTGGCTCATAGCAACTGCTGCTGGTGGTATGTGGGTTAAGCACTTTATGGATCTCGTGATGAAGTAAGATGTTTACTTTGTTTGTCGCTGTCGTATGCTTAGGTGGAGCGATCTATTATCGCAATCGCTGGAAGAAATGCGAGAAGCAAAAAGAAAATCTATCTAAAAATCGGATGTTGTGGGAAGATTGGGGAGAATAAAATGAAAAACTGGAAACCTTTTTTTATTGAGAACAGCAAAGTTCCTGTTGTTCTCTCTTATTTTGCCCCCATTCAGATATGGGCTATTACTTTATTCTTTTTGGTCTTTTGTAAAGGAGAGTTGGGAGAGGTTACGAAGCGCCACGAGACAATACACTTCCAACAATTTTTAGAGACAGGTGTTATTGGCATGGTCGCTTTGTATTTGTGGGATTACCTTCATGGTTATATCAAATATCGAGACGGAGCAGAGGCCTATAGAAGAATCAGAGCAGAACAGGAAGCCTATGAAATGGCTGATGATCCTGATTACCTCGCAACTCGTCCACGTTTTTTGTGGATAAAAAAATATAAAGTATAAATAAAACTTGACCTACCCTAGATGTATGCTAATATACATATGTAAGGGAGACAGGTAATGGGTTATTGGCATCAAATGTATCCTCGCCCTCAACGGGCTGAACGAGTGGAACTCACAAACGGGGCAGCCCGCTTTGAGTCCCTGATGTCCAAAGAGTTGTCGGAGCGTGACCGCAAGTTTGCTGAGTCTCTCAAGCGTCAGTTTGAGGATGGCGGCAAGTTGTCCGTCAAGCAAGTCGAGTGCCTTGAGCGTATGGAAGAGCGGTACTCCGACGAGGCTATCGTCGCCCGCAACGAGTGGGAAGCAAACTACAAAGCAAACCATCGCCCCCTCGCTCAGATCTGCGCTCAATACTACCGCACCACCACTTACTTCCGTGACCTTGCTACCAAGGTTCTTTTGGATGAGGACTTCGTTCCCACCGAAAAGCAGTTTAACGCTCTCACCAAAAACAAGTATGCCAAGAAGGCCATCGCTGCTGCGGTTGAAGCGCCTGCCTTCCCTGTCGGTTCGCTCTGTAAGGTGCGTGCCAACTACAACTTGGTCCAGCGTCGTGACCTTCACGATCAGGTTGGTCTGGTGGTTGCTAACCACCCCGTCGGGCTCTACGCCTCCTCAACCATCCTTGTAAATGGCGAGCACGTCAAGCTCCAAGACCGTTGCTTGAAGGCGGCGAAGAAGAAAAAGAAATAACTTAACAAAATCTCAATAATGAGACATAATCCTATTAAGGAGGATTTCGTATATGCGAGCAACAATTAGTTTTGAGGCGGATGTGTCCAGGGTAAACGACATTATGCGCTCTTTGGTTTTGGAGGAGTCCAATGCTCTTCAGGACGCTTTCATCTGCCTGGAGAAGGCAACTGCCGACCGCATCGTGGAGGGCGTGTCCGAAGCTCTGAATCATATTTATACCGTAGCGAATCAACTGGAGCAGTACCGAGACATGATGCTTGGATTTGAGCGTGCTCGGTTTGAGACAATGCTACCACAACCAGCGCAAGAATCTCTTGAGAATCTTGGTAATATCAGAGAAACTATCGAAGAGACGAAGAGAAATGTTCAAGGAGTCGAAGAAGCTCTGAGTAATATGTCTACCATGGATCCAAACGACATTCCCGCAGCGGAGCCAGTGTTCGACCCTAGCGAGTTTGACCCCTCTCAATTGAAGGGGTTAAAGGATACGGTTACCCAAATGAGGAGGTTTGCTAATTTTATTAAGGGGGCGGAAGATTCCTCCCTAGGAGAAGAACATGAACCTCAAGAAGGGTGACCTAGTATATCTGCCTTCGGATATTACACTCCTTGACACTGGGGACCCATCGGCACCTGTTGATTGGATAAGATTATCTGAGCCTAGTATGGCTGTAATGGTAGAACCTAATTTTAATAACGAAAACATTTATCACAAGGTTCACGTCAAAGGAGACGATTGGCTTGTGCGAACAATTGATACAATGGAGGTAATGTCCCGTGCTTAAAGTTTCAGAAGTATATGAAAAACAAGTTAAAACATTTAAGGAGCGCCCCGACGGCTCTGAGTTTGTTAGTTTTGAAAAGATTTATGACACACGAGAGTGTTTACTAAACACGGAATATGTTGTTTCTATCCACCCTCATGAATTTACAACTTCTGTGGATCATAGTAGGTTGGAGGGTAGATTTCCCGAAGGGACAAAGTTCTGTACCTTCGTGCTAGATGGCAATTCTTTTCGCTCATCTGAAATTGTCGTGGTTGGGTCTTTTCAAAAGTTTTGTCGGCTGTTGCAGGAAAATGACTCATGAGCCTGCCAACTTGGGGCGAACTATGGGACTATCACTGCACCTTGAAGGATGTTGGGAACAGGACTCATGGGCTCCCCAGGCTCGGCGGCCTTTCCCGAAAATTGAATCCTTTTTATGAAGAGATGGCTTCACGCCGCTACAACTACGCTGCGTCATCAGATAAAGCCGCTTTTCGTTTGGTGTTTCTCAAGGATGTTCTGAAGAATCCAGACAATAAAACCTTGGTCCGCAAAGGAAGGTTCATCTGGTGCAAAAATATAAGATACGAAGGACAAGGCAAAGAAGGTCTGCGTCAAATTTCTTTTACTGTTGACAAAGGTAAGAAAAGATTTCTGGTATCAGAAAATAATGTCCTTTGTGTCCCGTCAAAGATTTTCATAAACAACAATAGGTATTTTCGAGAAAAGGAAAAAACATTTACTGCCTTCTCATCGGTGTTTGCCTATAAAAATACTTTTAATATGATGCTCAAGGAGAGTGACCTCGACCGCCAAGATTTTCAAGATCTCATTAACAGAGATAACCCTTATAAGCCAGGGACATTAGTTGCCCCTCGTCTTGGGTATTTTTACCCTCAGCGAGCGAACACCATGCGTTCTACCCCGAAGAATGACAAAGATAAACTAAAACTAACTGCCGAGCACCCGTATGGTATTATTATTGGAAGTTTTCCCGACAACAGCGACTATTCAGGAAGAGAGTTTTACCGAGTTAGGTTCGGAGATACTACTTATGAAAGGGTACACCCAATTCAAATGGAGGTTGTAAATGAAGTTTAGATTATACACAAAGACTAGCTGTCCTTATTGTCATATGGCGGTAAGGTTATTGGCAGATCATCAAAAAGAATTCGAGTGCTATGCTTTGGATCAGCAGCCTGATCTATTGAATGAGATACAGAACACATACAACTGGAATACCGTACCAGTAGTTGTAGAAATCACCGAAGGTCAAGAAAAGTTTATCGGCGGCTATACCGATTTAAAAGAGTACCTAGATACTGGAAAGCAACTGCTGAAGGGGTAAAGCATATGATATGGACTTCGACTATTTCGCCACTGGTGAAAGATGTAGAGCTAAGGAAGCCCCCAATCATTGTGAGGGTCAACAAGTTTACAGAAGATTCTGCAAAAAAGTTTCACCACGAGATGGCGCAGGCTCACAACACAGGGCAAAAGGTAATTCCGATAGTCATTGATTCGTATGGGGGGCAGGTTTACGCTCTTATGTCTATGATTGCAGCTATTGAATCTGCCGAACTTCCGGTTGCTACCATTGTTGAGGGTAAGGCAATGTCCTGCGGTGCGGTACTTCTGACCTTTGGAGAGCAGGGAATGAGATTCGCCGACCCTAACGCCACTGTTATGATTCACGATGTGAGCAGCGGAGGCTGGGGAAAGATCGAAGAACTTAAAGCAGACGTGGCAGAAGCCGAGCGCCTCGACGAAAAGATTTTCACTATGATGGCTCGTAACTGCGGTAAGAAAGATGATTACTTTAAGAAAAAAGTTTTCAACAAGAAACACGCTGATTGGTTCATGGATGCCGCCGAAGCCAAGAAACACGGGCTCGTTAACCATTTGCGCTTACCTAAATTGTCTCTCAAGATTGGGGTTGAAATTGATTTTGAGTGACCGATCAGTCTATGCAATGAAGTTTAAAACCTTTTTTGCGGGCATCGAAGCCGCCCAGAGAGATTTAGATTACTTAGAAGACTTTCTAAAGAACCCTTATGATCAGTTTGTTATTCGAAATATCGGAGATTTTTGCCTTGCTGTCACAGCCCTTTCGACACAATTGGATTATATGACCAAGAGCCTAGCTAAAAATCAGGTTTCAGATGACGGCAAGTTATTATACCTGTCGGAAGAGCAGTTAACTTCGCTTGGCTTTTATTCAGATTTAGCTACTTCATCTGTTGAGAAAATAAGAACATCATGTGGTATTGATTTGGAGATTAATTAATGCTGCATGGTTATAGGTTTGCTATATTTTTTCTAGTTGCGTGTATTTTTCACGACGTATATTATGAAGTAGTGACCGGATTTACCTTTGGGTACGTCGCTGCGCTTTTTTATTACGTTATGCGATATAGCGAGCTTATGCACTTTTACAAGGAGAACAACCAAGGTGAAAAAAACGACAAAAAATAAGAACATAGTTGATATTGGGGATATTCGCCACTCAAGGCTGACTCACACCCTGAGTTTTACGGTAGCATGTAGCCCAGAAGCGATTCGAATGGTAGAAGATTTTGCCGGACGAAACGACATGACGGCTGAAGAAACAGCAGAGGAGCTTAGAAAGGTTCTTGAGACTGGCATATTTACGAACTATCACCGTGGTGGACTACGGATAAAATACAGTTAATGTGGTTTAGGTTCTATACGGGAGTAGTGGTTGCTGCTTATTATCCGATCTATTTGACCATTTTGGCAACGGATAAGATCAAACAAAAACTAGGAGTCTAAAAATGGTTAGAGACTTTGCTTCATGCACTATAGCCGCTGCTGCCGGTTTTGCTTTCCTTGGCGTTATTGCTGCTATTATGATACGGGACACTCTGAAGGAAATTGATATTGGTCCATTTAACTGATGATGGTTGGGTTTCGTTAGGCGGCGAAGCTATCGCCGATATTCGCATTCGGATTAAGAGGCGATTTGATGCCGAGCGATTTACATTTCACGTTGGAACGGATAGCAAGTCCTACCTTGACCATACGATTATTACTACAACGATTTGTTTCCGAGAGAGTGGACACGGCGCTTTGGTAGCATACCAGCGAAATAAAATAGATAACTTTAATAATATTACCGAAAGACTTTTACACGAAACCCTTGTTTCGTTGGAGGCCGCCCGCCTGGTTCAAAGTGTTACTGGCGAATTGCCCACGGTTCATGCAGACGTAAACACCAAGGAATCAGCCTTGAGTTATAGAATGCTTAACGTCATAGTGGGAATGGTCACAGGGATGGGCTTTCCGGTGAGAGTAAAGCCTGATGCCTGGGCGGCTGACATAGCAGACATGTTTACGAGGTAACTCTCGTGTGGTATAATGAATAGCAACAAAAACAAGGAAAGGAGAAACCTTGATTATCTCTGAAGAAGAACAACTAAGAAGAATTAAAGAGTTTAAGAGGTTTTGCCGTAAGAACAGACTTAGATTAAAAGAGTCGGCTGATGGGCTACCTATTGCTACGGCGATAGGAAAGTTTAAAGACGATCAACTGTCTTGCTTCTTCGAAAAAGACATGATGTTGTTATACGTCCGCCGAGACACCAAGAATCAATTCACCTTCCTCAAGAAGAGGTTGATAAGCATGGGGTGTGAAGAACATGCCATCGGCGATGATGAGGGAGTTTTTAGGGTCGGTCACTTTGACGTTCCTGCTGTTGCCAAGCATCTCAAGATCGTCAAAGGCAAAGCCAAGGTTAGGAATCCCACCTGGCTCAAAAAGAAAAAGACAAGGAAAGAGTTTGATGTTCGATAAGTCCCCAATTCCTAAAGAGTATGAACTTGATGATATTCGAGTGATGTTGAGAAGATGCGGCGAAGACCCTGCGTTGATGAAGTTTGTTTCCAATGTTCTGATTGCTGCGGGATACTGGCACAAGAGGGCCAATCTTTACTTGATGATGCAACCTTTATATTTCTTGTTCGGTTTTGTGGCCTGTTATCTTGTGATGGGTCAAAATTAACATGTTAAAAGTTGGAGATCTCGTTAAAGAGTGTGTTCCGCTAATGGCGGGCGATGTTCCCGAGCGGCTTGGTGTTATCCTAGAGGAGCCACACTCGTCTGCCCTCAAATGGTATAAAGTTTTATTTGACAAGCCCGAAATGATTCATTGCAACGCCTTGAGGAAAGTGGAGACTTTTTCGGGGGAAACGAATAATATTTCAGCAAAAGAGTAGCGAAGCTCGCCAAATTTTTTTTCACAACATAGTTAAAATTAGACCCTTTAACAAGCAGGCAGGAAAGTGAAAATACGAGTTGCATTTTGTAAAGAGGAAACTACATGGCACCTCAAAATGGTGAAATGGTGGACAAAGAGCAACTATTCGCACGCAGAGCTAGTATTACCCGACAACCGTTCCCTAAGCATTTCACCCGTAGAACTAAAGGGCGTGAGACAGCAGACAGAAATAGACTTTAGCGACAAAGAGTTGTGGGACACTGTAGAGATCGACGTCGATGAGAACCAATACAAAAGGCTGCTTAACTTTTACAACAAAACCAAGGGCGATGGATATGACTGGATCGGAATGCTACTATCACAGTTCACTCCGTTTCACGTCAAACGCATCGGGCGCTGGTATTGCTCCGAGTGGATTGCATACGCCCTGAGAATTATATGTGTGGTTGACGATGTGTACGCATACGCAGATCTGTCTCCGCAAAGGTTATACGAACTGCTGCAAAAACCGAGTGACTCAAGTGCCGACTAAAACGAAAGAAGCAGCCTGTTATTATCCGGGTGCGCTTATCCAAGCAGCCAAAAACATATATTCGTCTTCGACCGATCCAATGTTTGAAGCAGAGATTATAAAAGAAGGCACTGTTGGCGTTTTAGTCCAACGCCATGAAGACGGGTACCATTGGAATGTCAACTTTTTAGGCAGACACGATTCGTGGTGGTGCAGCGCAGCAGAATTTATACCTTACAACTTAAACGAAACAAAAAAATAGTGTAATATTAATCCACGAAAGGAGCCAACAATGGCAAATTACAATTATCAACAAATCTACGAGGAAGAACTGAGTGAAAGTATCAAAACTTCTTTGGAACTACCCCGTGGATTTTATGAGCTATCACACCAACAACGGATGATGGTCGAAGAGCTTGTGGATTTCGGAGCGAGGCAGGCAACCGATGCCGTGCTCAATCCGGAAGTTCTCCAAGACACGGCTGCCCTAGCGGCGGAGATGGGTGCTCAACTGTACCAGTTCGCAAACATGGTGAGCGAACATGTTCACGACGTGGCACCTTTCGACCACTTTGAGGCTTCTTCGGACCCAACGGATGAGTCTATTTGAAGCCGGCGATTTAGTGGAGGTCCAACAACAGCAGGGTACACGCCCATGGACGCTTTGTAATAGGACCACTGCGGAAGGGCACACGCTCGAAGAGTGCTTGTCTTTTGGTGACGTCAAAGATGAATGGAATCGATTAGTTTATAAGTGTTTCCACAAAAAAATCGGACTAATAAGGAAGGTTGTCAACAACAAACTTGGACAACCACTGATCTACGAAATTGAGTTCCCCGAGGGAATATATTCCTGTAAAGCTATTTTAGCAGACAAATACCTAAAAAAAATAACTAGAAATTAGGCAAAGTATTAATAAGATTGGTATTTCGGCAGCCTATTTAATGTTAGGCGACCCTCGGGTATATACCTGACACCACCAGGGAGGGATCGGCATGTGGAGCATAGGAGGAAATAATTATGCCAAAGGTAAAAATTACAGACACTAGAGGTCTGGAACAATCAACGGGGTCTGGTCTTGATGTCGAAAGTCCAGTAAGGCTTCGTTCAGGTAATGCAGCATCCGGCGCACCAAGCTTGATGGTGGCTACCCAGGCTCACGCAGAGCCAGGAACTAGCAACCAGACAATCACCATCACCCAGTTAAAGACGGGCATTTTGGCTGATGACCCAGAAGGAAATGCCAACTGGACACTGCCGACAGCAGCGTTGCTGGTGGCTGGTCTTCCAGGCTATGTAGTTGGCGATTGCCTTGATTTTACAATTGTCAATGAGGCTACTTCGACGGTAGATGAAAAGATCACCGTGGTAATGGGTACTGGCGGAACTGCCGTTGGACTTATGGTTGTGGATAGCCAGCTAGTTGCTGGTATTCGTGGCTCTGGTAGTGGGATGTTTAGAATTAGAATAACATCTGCCTCGGCGTATACATGCTATAGATTGGCTTAAAGTCTTTCACGACATGTGTTACACTAGGCATCCGCAAGGGTGCCTTTTGTATTTTATGGAGCAGACTTGAGCGAACAAAAGAAGAAGCCTCGCAAAGATAGAGCGAGAGCCAAGAAGAAAAACCACAAGTTGACCAAACGGCATATCCAAATGATCCGCTCTCAGAGGGGAAAGATGTCTGTGCGTGAGATATCCAAATGGTTTGCTCGCCAGACTCACTACATTTATAAATGCTCTCCGACGATGGTTCACTATATTTTAACCGAGAAGTATCACAAACCCAAGGAAAAACAACTCTCTATCTACGATTTGATAAATAATAGCGAATTAGATGAAAAAAACCTTGACGAAATAGACCCTCGTGATGTAAACTATGAGTAAGGAAAAGAAATGAGTTACGACCCTCAACTTATAAAGCAGTTGTTTAGTGCGTTTGAGGCGCTTAATGAGGGCTGCGAAGAGATGTATAGGTTAACCATGGCACACAATCAAGCTATCAAAGACCTGCAAAAAAGAATAACTATTTTAGAAAAAAAGTTAGATGAAAAAGATAATTCACGTTAATCAGCATAAGATCCGTGCCAACACCAAGCATGGAACAGATGATCCTGTTTTAACGGTAAAAACATATAAAGAAAACAAATATGCCCACGAGGCTATACTAAAGACCAAAAATGGTGTAGAGTTTGCTAAGGTGATATACAGTCCACACAAACCGCTGAGTTGCGGGGCGAGGGTCTGGATTGAGCTAGACACGGACACTACGGATGTTGATTTGATTGTTAGAGAAGGAGAAAACAATGACTAACAGCAATGTACTAAACAAGTGGACTGAGCTTAAAACGCTCGTGGAAACTATTGAGGACGACGTTCAAAAGAACGCCACTGGCAACAAAGCTGCCGGCACTCGTGCTCGCAAAGGACTTCGATCCTTGAAGAACACAGCTTCTGAGCTTGTTCGTCTCACGCTCGGAAAGGAATAATAATGAGCACCACAGCAACACAGGGTGATACCGTAAAGGTTCACTACGAGGGAACCCTCAACGACGGCTCACAGTTTGATAGCTCCTACGACAGAGGCGAACCCATCGCATTTACTGTTGGAGGAGGGCAGATGATTCAAGGGTTTGATGACGCTGTATTTGGAATGACCGTCGGAGAAGTTAAAAATATTACTTTGGCTCCGGGTGAAGCCTATGGTGAGCCTGATCCGGATGCATTCACCGATCTCGACAAGAGTACCTTTCCGGAGGATTTTGAGTTCACCACTGGCGATAAGGTTCCCTTGTCTGGTCCCGACGGGACGTATTTCATTGGCACCATCACCGAAGTTAGAAACACAGACGTCACAATTGATCTCAATCACCCGATGGCTGGCAAAGACCTGAACTTTAAAATCGAATTACTAGAGATCGGAGAAAGCTGATGGACTCTACGAGAAGCTTTGTTAAAATCTACAAGGTCAGTCCCGAAGAAGCTGAAGATTTTCAATTCGACTTCGAACCAACGGAAGGCGATCTTCTCCAGCAGCTTGTACCAAACAATGATGATTGGGGAGGCATTGGCTGGATAGAATTAGAAGAATACGAATATAATATTCACGATGAATCGATGCACCTCACTCTGGAAACCAAGTGGGCTGCGCCTACCGAGTGGCTGAGGAATGCTAGCATCGGTATTCATTATTTTGAGAACAAGCTCATCACCATGGCAACAATCCAGAAGGATGAAACCTGTGTGACTGGCGTCGCAGTCATGGACGGCGAAATCCTCCAAAATAAGACCATTTTTGAGATGGAGTCAGAAGAAGTCGGCAAATATTACGACGACGAAGAGCATGACTACGAGCTAGATGACCTAGATATTAAAATTTGGGACTCAATCGGTAAATTCGTAACGGTTTGCCAGCAATTTTACCTCAAAGGGGATGAAAAATGAAATTAAAGCTGTATGGAATAGAGGTGGTAGAAGTAGCAAGGAAGTTTCCTGAATTTGTTTTAGACAGTAAAGAGTTTCCAGAGTTAGAACTGGAGATGCAAGCTGTTGCTGAAGCTGATTTCATGGGAGATCGCAGAGGCACTCAGGATGCTCTAGAGACGCTGTACGATAAGATGTACGAGACTCGTGTAAAGGGGAGCCTGGACAATTCCAGCGAAGACGTTATGTCGATTGTTGGCCCTTTCGACGACGCAGAAAACATGATCGAAGACTACGGTGATACCGAGATTACCTTTCGCTTATCAGGCGTGGATCAAGAAGATTGAAACTTCTGGCTGCAAGAGTATTATTTTTCTTTGCTAGGCTGTTTCAAAGCAGGGGGATGCTCCTTGGGCAGTGGTTCCAAAACAAGGGCATCCTCGTGCTCTCTAAGGTGAGGATCAAACGTGATTAGTATGCTTTTAGCGGGGCTGATTGCAGCACCAAACTACAGTGTAGAACGCAAAATGACCCCACGCCGGGTCAGAGCAAAAGCACACCAAATCGTACAAATGTTGAAGAGGCAAGATCCTCGTGTTCTTCGTTCGGTGATGTATTATATGGGGTGGGTTCCGAAACTAGAGTTCAAGCGTGAGAAATCGCCGGCACCCTGTAAAAAAGATAAATACAAATCACAACTGGATAAGCTAAACGAATGGGAACTTGATATGCTATTAGATATGGCAGGCATCCCAAGGAAGAAACAATGAAATATATTATTCTGACCTCCCTATTTCTCACAGCAGTCGGAGGCTGTAAGATTGCCCCAGTCAAACACTATACATCCCACGAATGCTGTCAGCGACTGAGCCTTCACAATAAAGAGATGGAGAAGTTCACCCGCTATTGCAAGGTTGCCTTGTTCCTGCATCGAGGGGACACAGTAGATGATAAGAAGATTAAAGAGATAGCCCAGCGTGGTGTCAACGTTTGCAAGTTTGTTTTCGGAGTACAGACAGAAGAGCAACTACTGTCAGTTTCTGACCTGAATGAGGGTTACCACAAGGTTCGCCATTACATCATCAGAAACCCCTCTGAGAATGGTTGGCTATCACCACTTGACTGCGACCCGCTGCAACCAACTTGCGAGGAATTCTAAAGCGGTGAAGTTCGAGTTCCTATATCGCTGCGAGCATGGCGAAGAAGTCAACAACGGTCTTAAAGACAAGTGTGTATTCGAGTTCGTTTTCGAAGAAGGTCCGCACCACTGCCCAATATGTGGACACAAATTAACCCGGATTTCTAGCGGACCAACTGTATCGGAAATCCTCCGCAAAGGAGAGCAAGAGGCCGCCCGCTACAACAAGAAAGGCACACAAAAATAAAATGCAATCACTTCTAATAGGACTAGTAGTAATAACAGCAGGATTCCTTACAGGCAGAGCAATACACAGCTTTGTTAACTTTGTTATGGAAGCTATAGAGAAACACAACAGGGAGAATAGGGATGAGTAAAGACAGTCTCAAAAGAGTAGTAGATAGAGTAAAGAACAACATAGGTAAGCGTAGCAACATGGTATTGCTAGAGGTGCTCGTTATGGTTGCTGCTGGTGTAACTATTGGCTGCGCTGTTGGCTACTTCTTGTTCTTTTAGATAACTGTTCAGCCTTTTGTTCAACAAATGCTGGATAATGACTGCAAAAGTTGTATTATTTATAAGTGATTGTTTTTACAATCTAACGCAGCCATTAGATACAGAAAATAAAGCGTTATCAAGGGATTATGCTATTGCCAGCCATTGTCTGCTTTTGTCAGCGTTTGTCTGAATGTGCCTAATACATGTATAATCGATAGCAGTCAAGGGCAAAGAAAAGTGAGAAAAAAGCACATAAAAAGTTGACAGACTGTGTATCCATGCTAATATACTTATGAGAGAGGGAGACACTAAATGTCTGTAGACTTCAAGACTTTTGTGAGCCTAGCACCCAGCGTGAGTGCTGCTCGATTGCCGGTTCTTCTCCGTGGTCGCCACGGTATTGGTAAGAGCCAAGTTGTTTATCAGTTGGCTGCCGCTGCCGGCTTGCCTGTTGTTGAGCGTCGTGCCAGCCAGATGACCGAGGGTGACTTGGTTGGTCTGCCTAGCATCGAAGGCAATCGCACCGCCTTCAATCCTCCTGATTGGTTTAAGCAGGCTTGTGAAGAGCCGGTGGTCTTGTTCCTCGATGAGGTTGACCGTGCTACCTTGGAAGTTCGCCAAGGAATCTTTGAGTTGACGGACAGCCGGAAGCTCAACGGTCACAACCTTCACGACGATACGCTGATCTTCGCTGCCGTCAACGGCGGGGAACACGGCGAGAACTACCAAGTGAATGAGATGGATCCTGCGGAACTTGACCGCTGGTCTGTTTGGGACATTGAGCCCACGGTAGAAGATTGGCTCGCATGGGCTAAGAACAATGTTGACGGTCTCATTTGGGACTTCATCAACCAAAACCGTGCCCACCTTGAGCACAACGGTGACATTGAGCCGAACAAGCGGTATCCCAGCCGTCGGTCTTGGGATCGCCTTGACAAGGTGCTGAAGCAGGCAGACGCTTTGGAAGCCAGCCCTGCAATGTTTAACCTGGCTCAGAGCTTCGTCGGCTTCGAAGCTGCTGTCGCTCTCAACGACTACGCTAAGAACTACGAGCGGGTTGTCACGGTTGAGCAACTGCTCGAAGGTGAGCGGGTGGAAGCCCTGGCTGCTTTCTCCCTGAATGAACACTGCGCCTTGATCGAAAAGGTCGAGGCTGAAGAAATCCTCAAGGCTGAACTCAGCGAGGGTCACCTTGAGAACCTTGCCAACTACTTCGTGACGCTGCCCAGCGAGGCTGCCATGAAGCTTTGGGGAGTGATCTCCCAAGCCGGTGTCCAAGACAATGTGGTGAAGTTCCACGGTGCCAACGAAGGTGCTGTCGGTGCCCACCTCTCCAAAATCCTGGGAGCCTAACTCTCTCTCATCCCAGGTCAGGAGCCCGGCGCAAGCTGGGCTTTCTGTTTTGAGGGCAGCAATAAAAAGTTGACAAACACTGGATCAATGCTATTATACTAGTGGAGAGAGGGACAGCATGAGCTTTGACCTTAAACTGCACGCTTACCGACTGCTCATGGATGAGCCGTTCTTTGCTGCACTCAGCCGCAAGATTGAGAAGCGTGCCGACTATGGCATCCCAACTGCTGGTGTTCGGGTTGATCCCGACTCTGCTCAGTTTGAGATGATCTACAACCCTGACTTCTTTGCCAGCCTGCCTGAAGAGCAGGTTCGTGGTGTTCTCAAGCATGAGTTCTACCACTTGATCTTCGAGCATGTCACCAGCCGTAAGCCAGAGGGAGTTCCTCACAAGGCTTGGAACATTGCTGCTGACCTGGCTATCAACAGCCACCTCCAAGGTGAACTGCCCGAGATGGCATGTATGCCTGGTGTCGGTCCCTTCGAAGATCTTCCACTACACAAGACCGCTGAGTGGTACCTTGCCAACCTGCCCAAGAGTGAAGAGGGTGAGGGCGAAGGTGATAGCTCTGAGAGCGGTGAGGGCGATGCTAGCGGTGAGTCCGGTGGCGAGGGTCAGCCTAGTGCTGGCAACCCTGGCAGCTTTGATGATCACTCCGGTTGGGATGACAACGCTGACAGCCCTGCCCAGCAGGCAGCCAATCAGATGGCAAAGGAACGCCTCAAGCAAGCCATGAAGGATGCTGCCCAAGAGGCTAGCCAGTCTGCCAAAGGCTGGGGCTCAATGAGCGGGGAAGTAAAACAAGAAATCTTAAAACGACTGGAGACCAAGGTAGACTGGAAGAAGGTACTGAGGTACTTCATCAAGACCTCCCAGCGTGCCAGCCGCAGGTCCAGCGTCAAGCGGATCAACAAGCGGTATGCCTACATTCACCCAGGCAAGAAGACCCAGCGGCAGGCAAAGATTGCCATCGCCATTGACCAGTCCGGCTCTGTCAGCGATGACATGCTGTCACAGTTCTTCGGAGAACTCAACAAGCTAGCCAAGCTGGCAGAGTTCACGGTGGTGCCCTTCGATACGGATGTTGACGAGAGCAAGGTCTACGTTTGGAAGAAAGGTCAGAGCAAGCCAGCCGAGCGTGTGCTCTGCGGGGGAACCTGCTTCAACGCTCCCACCGATTACGTCAACGCTAACAGCTTTGATGGTGTCATTATTCTGACGGACATGGAAGCTCCCAAGCCCAAAGCCTGCAAGGCTCAACGGATGTGGATGACGGATGAGCGTGGTGCCAGCCGTCCCTACTTCAAGACCAACGAGAAGGTAATCCAGATCGATTGATTTTGCGGGAAGCAATTAAAAGTATTAAAACAATAGGAGAGAGTCACAACTACAGCCAGCACCCTGCTTTTAATACTTGACAGCACATGCTAGCTATAGTATACTAGTGGTATGCCAGCCCTTGCCTGCCCCCTAATCTATGTCCCTACCCCCTGGGTGCGGTCTGCCTGCGCTAAGTACATTCGTGACACACACCGAAATTTTTCCAGAATTAAAAACGAAGGATAGAAAATGGAAAATAATAAAATCCTCATCAATCGTATCAATGAGACAGACCAAAGTTGGGGATCATTACCTCCACTCATTCTGGCTGCTTATGATGTTCTTCTAGAAGAGGACACCTTTTGGGATCCGGTAACACACGGTACCTATCCTCTCCCAGTTTGGTGGCAGTCCTTGGGGAATGCCTAGTGAAGGCTGGAGATTTGGTAGAAGTAAAAAAGAATGCATCTATTATATCTCTAAGAGGATCTGTTGGCATCATTGTCCAATACCTCGGGAAAGCTCTAACAGGAGATCCAGACGTTCTAGAACATGGCTGCTCTTATTATGAAGTTAACATAGCTGCCAGCGGCAATCAAATCTTAAAAGAAACAGAACTCAACCTAATACCAAGGGAAGAAAGAAAAAAATGAAAGTTGGAGACTTAGTAGAGTTTTCCTATGGAAGAGTAGGAGGAGAGATTGCCGGCATTGGGCTGCTAGCAGAAATGGGCTACCATGGCAGGCATAGAGTTTTGTTCATGGGGAAAGCTTATTGGGTGCCAGATGCCTGCATTACTAAACTTGTCATAAAAAGGAGTGAAGATAAAAATGACAAACACAAACTCAACTAACAACACAGAGCTATATACTAGCATCATGAAATACGAGCAAGGAGAGTTGGACAAGAAGCAAACCATTAAACTCTTCCAAGAGCTAGTTGACAGCGGGCTTGCATGGAACTTACAAGGGCACTATGGGCGCACAGCTTACGATATGATCCAAGAAGGACTAATAAAGGCATGAGCAGTGAAATTGCGGGAAAACATTTAAGCGGCGCATGGGGAACCGTTCGGTGAAGGTTGGGGATATTGTCCAGCGCCGTAGGCATGGGGGATCTTTCCAGCATCCTCGTGCAAGTGACCGCAAGCAGGAGATCGGTCTCGTTGTTGAGGTTCTAGCCGAGCAAGGCAGTGTTCCTCAGCTTCGAGTGCAGTTCCCCAGCAATCCCGATAAACCCTTATGGTTTTTTAGCCATCAGGTTCGGAAGGTTTCGAATGATTAATATATTGGCATACTCTTTCGCCGTAAGGGCGTGCTTTGCCAGCCAAGAAGGGATATACTTTGAGCAGAGACTTTAAGGTTGGCGATCTTGTTCGGGTTAGGAAGGGTTCGGAAGTCTTCCGTGATCTGCCTGCTACTGCCGGCTTAGTACTGGTCACGAACGAGTTGCCAACTAGTCCCCGATTCTTTTATGGCGTTGTCTGCTCTACTGGCGAGGAACACCTTTGGAGCTATGATCAGTTCTTGTTAGTTTCCAAAGCTAATGGTGATAAAAATTTCTAGAAAAAAATTTGGAAGGACTTATGTTGTTATTTGCTGAAATTCTAGTTAACGTTTTACTTGTGTGCGTGTTATCATTTGGGTGTGCTGCCATTGTCGCTTCGGCGTTCTTTGGGGTGCCCGCAAATGAGAAGAGAAAAGAGAAGCTAGATGAACCTGATTGAAGATAAGGGTCCCGTAACTTTGGGGCACTTGGTTAGAATATCAAGTAACGTTAATGAATTCTATCCTGATCTTGTCGGCAAGATGGGTGTTGTATTAAATGTTGATAAATGCATTGGTGATTATTCTGACCAATGCCGAGAGTACACAATCCTTTTTGACAAAAAACAAGTAAAAATAAAAAACTTCCACCGAGATAGCACTATCCCTATCGATGGCGGGAACATCAATGAGACGGTTTTTACCGATGAAGAGATGTTCACAATTCTTTGGCACGAAGAGAAAGAAGAGTAATGTTATATAAGTCATTGATTTTACTAGTATTTGCAAATATGTTTAATCAAGCCTATAAAGTTGAGCAAATCCAATGCCCTAAATGGGTGCCTGGAACAAATCAAGTTCTACCTCAAGGCGTAAGTCTATCACCTGAATTGGAATTAAAAAATCGAGTGCGATGCTATTGTGAGGTTGTGAAGGCAAAGGAGGCGCAGTGTCTCGCTCGCCATGTGCCGGCAACCATCTGTAAAGCCCGCACCGCTCGGTGGGTTGAGGACAACTTAAAACTCAAGGAAAGCTTCCAACTCGTTAATGGAGTATCTTCTCCGCCTAGACGAGACAGGATGATGAATGTCGAGCCGTAGAGGCGTTACTCTTATTATAGTTCTTGTTATGTCTGTGTTCATTGGTATGAGTGCAATGTTATTATTTTCTACCGTCAATATGGAAATGATGATTGCCGGCAATACACGGCGTATCAACCAAGCAAAAATTTCGGCGGCGAGCGGGCTCGCTCACTTTACTGCCCTCAACCTTACTTACGACACACTTAGAGACCGAGCTTCTGGTCTGCAAACTTTGCAGATCTTGCCCGACACCCAACTATCGACTAGGACACATTACGAGGTAAAGGTTCATTTTTATCCCCGCCTAAGTGAGCGGCAATATGTGGTCGAAAGCATCGGCTATTATACCAAGGGCAACAAGGTTCTTGCCTTGCATCCAATAAAAGCTCTCTTTGATGGCGGTCAATAAAAAAACAAAACTATTTATCTATACCTACGGAGGTTTTAAAATGATTACTAAAACTAAGCTCTGGAAGACAATAAGAGATGCATTGCGAGAAAATGCACGTTCTCAATCAATAACCGAAAAGGTTATGCAAAAGATTAAAGAGCAGGAAAAAGAAGAAAGTGAATCTAAGTGAGCTTAGAGACTTCATCAAGGAAGTTATAAAAGAAGCAGCCGAAGAAGGTAAGATGCAAAAAATTTATCGTCGTTCTTTTAAGGACATGATAAAGAAAACAAAATCTGGTAAAAATCCAAACACTGCCCCATTTACCGAAGAAGCTTCCGATGGCGGTGAATCAGGTCCGCCAAAACAATGAAAAAACTAATGGACCGATGGCGAGTGTTCATCAATGAAGAAGTACTTAAAAAGATTTATGTTCACGGATATGTGAAGCCGGAAAAGGCTTTCCGTACACTTGTCGAGTGGGAAGCCTTTGTTAATACAATCCTAAAGTTCCAAAAAGACGGTCATTATATTAGCCATAGTCATGGAGAGCTTGTGGGACCCGAAGAGTTAGTATCTCTTATAAAAGATTTTTATGGTTTCCAATTAAATGTTGATGTAGAGAGGTACGAACTCTTAACAAGTAAAAATGTCCTTGATCATATTGAGGATTTTGTTAACCATAGGTTCTGGGGTTTAGAACAAGAGTTTAAAATATATTTTGATGACATCAGCGAACTTCGATTTGCCTACTTTTATTCTCGTGGAGATCTCGAACCATACGTCTTGGTAGATGATGCTTTCACTGAGCAAGTATATGGATCAACCAACAATCCAAAAATATTATATCATTACACACACGAGGAAGGGGTCGAAAGAATCCAGAGAGCAATTGATGGCGGTGACCCTTTCGACATTTCTGCCTATACAGTAGCGCAGCGTGATTTCTTTCGCAAAAAATCAAATAAGATAATGAAGTTCGAAGGAAACGTTCGTGCCGGTTTTCGCAGTGATGTAAAATCTTATTCTGTTAGTAGTGGAAGAAAGTGCGTCAATCTTCATCGCATGGGATACCCAGGAAAAGATAAAAATAATCTCTGCACCAATCTGGAAGACGATTGCAATGGTGAACTGAGAACATCTTTGTGGAACGAGTTCATAGCCACACCAGTCAAAATCTTAAAGGTCTTCGATAAATGAAACATCTAATGAGGGAGTGGAGAAAATTCCTCTCGGAGGGAGAAGTAAAGTACAGAGGCATTCTGATGATTAAACCAGACCCTGCAATAATTGCACAAGTGCAAGAGATGCAAGACACACTCCCAGAATATGGGGTCCCCTTAGAAGAAAAAGATCTCCATGTTACCTTGATTCATCAAAGTATCTTAAAGCCGTTTAAGAAGCAACTAAAAGAAATAGACTTCCCGCCCCCGCCTTCTATAGAGATAGAACCCAGAGTTTTCCAGAGAAAATCTCCCGGCAAAGAATCATGGGCTACTAGGCTTTTAAATCAGGACGAGATGAGAGATTATGTAAGGCAGGTCATGGAGCTTCTCGGCAGCCAGAATACAGACCCAGAACCCGAACGAGTCTTTCACATAACGATTGGAAATCTCACAGGCAATCCGCACGACTCCGTAAGATGATAGAAATCCTCAGAGAATTAATAATGGAAGAGATCGTCAGAGGCAGAGCCCTTGATCGCTATGCTACCATGGCTAGCAGGGAAACCATAAACGCCATCAAAGACGAATCGGTCAGAGAAGCTTTTAACACTAACGGCAGAGTTGACTTCGCACTGGACGTTCCCGAGATTACAGATGACATAGACTACTTGAGAACGATTATCATTAAGATGAGAGAAGGTGAATATGTTTCTAGTGATGGCTCTTATGAGTTTGATTTAGATGCTGATGATGAGCAGCGTAAGACTTCCGACATTTATGTAAACATTACTTTACCTCCTCGGTATGATGAAGATTATTCTTTTATGTCCCGCTTGGTTGCGGAGTTAAAGGAGACCTTCCGCCACGAGTTGGAGCACAGTTCCCAGAGCACCGAAGAGTTGATGGCTGTACAGCGAGCAGTACCCGACCGAGAGGTGTGGAAAGACTTGGAGACAGCGGAGGAATATTACCTTTCGGATGCTGAGGTGAAGGCTCATGTGGCTGGCATCTATAAAAAGGCAAAGAGTTTCCGAAAGCCCGCTACAAATGTGTTGGAGCGAGTTCTCAATATTATCTACAATACAGGATTGTACTACGAGCACGACCCTGCAAAACTTGCAGAGTTGATGGAGAAGGTGCAAACACGCTGGGCGAACTATTTATTTGATAGATACCCGAGGGCTCAATAATGAAACACAAACTTATAATGGAAAACTGGCGACTCTATGAGCAGCGGCTTTTATGGGAACAGGAGTTTGATGAATTTTTTAATAAACACTTTGTTGTTCTTGAGGAAGGGTTTATAGATTGGGCCGTCTCTAAAGGTAGAGATGCCAAACAGGCAGTCATGGGCGTTATTAACGACATGAAAGATTGGACGGCGGAAAAAATTAAAGAATTTGTTCAGTTTATGGGCAAGAAAATGCAAGCCTTCCTTCAAGGTCTGAGAGATAAAGGACTCCTTGGAAAATGGCAATCTAGGAAAGAACAAAGCGCACTGAGATTGCTGATGACAAACAAACACTTCGATCTCGCAGTCATGATTTTTACCACAATTGCAAAAATGACAGGGGGTTTTATTGTTGACAAAGTAGCAAAAATGCCAGAGTTAATACAGAGTGTTCTTAAATTGCTGGATAACCCAGTGGTTGCGTTGAAAGAGTTGTTCGGCGATATTTCAGATATTAAGACATTGATTCAGAAATTTATGGCATATAGAGAAGATAGGAAAACTTTAAATGTAGCACAAATGGGAGACTGGTCAGATTTTGGAGGTCTTGTATAAACCATGAAACTCCTGATGGAAAACTGGCGCAAGTTCCTGAAGGAAGGCATCACCGATGTTGTCTATCATTATACTGCCGGTGTTGAAAAAGCAGCCAAGATACTTGAAGAGAATAGGTTCATGGCGTCAGGTGGATTTACCAAAGAGGTGGAGGCTGAGTTAGGTAAGGGTAAGCTTTATTATTTTTCCACCGCAAGAACACCAGCAAATGCTTACACCGGCAACTATCCACAAGGGGCTATTTTCAAATTGGATGGCCGGGCTTTGTCCCAAAAATATAAAGGAGTCCCTGTTGATTATTGGGCTGATCCAAAACGGGGCAGGTCATCTAAGAAAGCAGCCAATGTTGATGAGCCGGGGTCTATAGAAGGTTTTGAGGCAGAAGATAGAATCCTTCTAGACGAACCCTATATTGATGATGCCGACACCTACATTGATGAGATACATTTTGCTATTCCGATTTATAAAAAGGAAAAGGATATGTTCTCAGGTAAAATAGAACGACGGGCCCGAAGTAGTATTGCCTGGTGGCAATTGGACGGATTACAACGAGGCGTGGCTGTGGCGGAACAAAGAAATATTCCTTATTATATTCACATAGACCAAAGCACATATCCGCACGTTGAAGTTGGAAAGCGAAAAGCCATCACCAGTTTGTCTGACTTTTTGGTAGAACTAGAGAAGTCTGGTGTAAAAGTTGGTGAGCCGCCAGAGCCACTCGGTGCCGATTCTATGGCCGCTCGGAAAAAGAGGGGAGAAAGAAAAGAGTTCGGCGAAGATGAAATCTTTTTGTTTGTCCAAGCAGCCCAAGACATTCTTGCTGGGAAAGAGCAGTTTGAAGGAGCCAGCGTACAAGGTAAAGTTGGCTATAGAGAAGAAAGCGACCGCAAGGATTTAGGTAAGGTAATGTTCCGAAATCTTGCTGGTCAGCCAGATGGAGCGGGTCGTTTTTATAGGGATATTGATAACTCCCTTCATAACGCCGGCAAAAACCCCGAAGCCCGAAAAACTGTTGAGATGCTCGCCTCACTTATGCGGAGCACAAGGAAAACGACGATAAAAGATTTTGAAACCTATATAAATCAGGTCTATAAGCAGAACCATCCAGACGGAGACCCAACCGGGTATAGATAACAATGAAAATTACAAAAGCCTTATTGAGAACGATTATCAAAGAAGAACTCCAAGAAGCCTTCGGGCTAGAGAAGGATTTTCAGCCTGGTGCTTCTGTACACTGGAATGTGTTAGCAAAAGTGATTAAGACCACAGCAAGCGGTCGAGAGAAAGTTGATTACGAAAGAATGATGATGACTGGAGAAGTTGTTGAGCTTATTACAAGCCCTGGTGCAGCATTGGGCGTTGCTATTGTTCGAGATCCCGACGGCAACACACACGAGATAGAACTTTCAGAACTCACATTAGCCTAACTTTTTAGTAGAAACTACTTATATTAAGATGAGTATTTTCCGAGAACACAAAACAATTGCGGACAGAGCATCGGCTGATAGATCACGGCATCGTAAAAAAATTGAAAAAGCGATTAAAGACAGTGTTAAAGATGTTGTAGCCGAAGAAAGCATCATCGGGCAAAGCGGAAAAAAGAAAATAAGGATCCCAGTAAAAGGGATCAAAGAGCACAGATTTGTTTTCGGAGCCAATGAAAAAAATAAACGAGTTGGATCTGCCCAAGGTAAAAACATAAATAAAGGACAGAGGATCGGAAAGAAACAAGCTCCCACACAAAGTCAAGGAAACAAGCCCGGCAAAGAAGCCGGCGAGGAAATGTATGAAATAGAAATGAGCCTAGAAGAGCTAGCGGAATATCTATTCAACGATCTAAACCTCCCTGAGTTGGAGAAAAAGAAATTTAAATTTATCACCGAAGAGAAAGTCAAACGCAAAGGTAAGCGACCCTATGGAATCCGTCCACGTTTATCAAAAAAAGAAACTATAAAACAAAAGATTAGAAGAAAGAAGGCTGCCATAAAGGCAGGTACTTATGATCCTAATAGTGAAGAGAGATTTACATTTCACGACAGCGACTTACGTTATAAACATATAGCCCCAGTGCAAAAAGAAAACACGACGGCTGCTGTGTTTTTTATTATGGACGTGTCAGGATCTATGACAAAGGCAAAAAAATATCTTGCTCGAAGCTTTTTCTTTCTCCTTTATCAATTTCTAAATCATCGTTATTCGGCGATAGATGTTATTTTTGTGTCCCATACTGCGGAAGCCAACGAAGTAAACGAGGAACAATTTTTTACACAGGTTCCTAATGGCGGAACACTTGTCTCTACTGGATTAAAAAAGGTTGAAGAGATTATTGAGAAACGATATCATCCTAATAACTGGAACTTGTATACTTTTTATTGTGGGGATGGAGACAATTGGCCAATCGACAATAAAGAATCTCTAGCCAACTTTCGAAAGTTAAAAGATATAAACCAAATGATGTGTTACACCGAGATTGGAGAAATGAGAGGAGTAAGTGATGCTTACTTATTTTCAGGTAAAGCAGAAAAGAAATTATGGGACTGGCTAAAGCTGATAGAAGATAAAGACTTTAAGCGAATAAGGATTGTGAACCATAAGGACATATGGGCTTCCTTTAAAAAATTGTTCGGGGGAAATAATAATGTCTGATTGGTCTATGGAAGAGCTTCATGAATGGGATACAAAGATTTGTGCGCTTGGCCAAGCAATGGATCTTGACTGGTATCCTATTGAGTATGAAATATGTGACTATAAAGAAATGATTGGACATATGGCATACACAGGGCTACCCACACATTATCGCCATTGGTCATATGGAAAAGCATTTGATAGAATCCAGACAGAATACAATTTGGGAATGTCTGGTCTGCCTTATGAGATGATTATTAATTCCAACCCGAGCATCTCATATCTCATGACCGAAAATCCGATGGCCACCCACATACTTACAATGGCACATTGTGTCGGTCACAGTGACTTTTTTAAGAACAACCGTATGTTTGCTGAGACCGGGGCGGATACCGCCTTAGACCGTTTTAAAGCTGCCGGTAAACGTATCAAAAAATACATGGAAGACCCGAACATTGGTATAGACAAAGTAGAGAAAATTATTGATGCCTGTCACGCCATCCAATTTCAAGTTCCGAGAACGCCGGGAGTTAAACGAAGAGATCCCAAAAAACTGAAAAACTATTATCAACAACTGATGCTTAATGATAAGACCGGCTATTGGGACAATTTTGATTTAGAAAAAATACCGCTAGAGCCTGATCAAAATGTTCTTAGGTTTATTGCTGATCACAATCGATTTCTTGAGAATTGGGAAATAGACATAATCAACATTATTGAGCAGCAATCACGTTATTTTGTTCCACAAGCTTGTACTAAGATTATGAATGAGGGTTGGGCTTGTTTTATACATGAAAAAATAGTTAATGCTCTTAGGCTTCCCGATGAATATCACATTTCTTTTATTCGACTACATAACCAAGTAGTAAGGGCACATCTGGGAAGAATAAACCCCTACCACCTAGGCTTTAAGATGTTTAAATATATTGAGAAACACAAAGGATTTGAAGAATGTATGCGTATAAGAGAAACTTGTAACGATGAGACATTTTTAAAAACACATCTTAACTATGATTTATGTAAGGAACTGAATTTGTTTAGTTATGCATTTAATAAGAGCGAAGGGATCAATAGAATAACTGAAGTTTCTGCGGAAGATACTTGGAGAACTATTCGGGACGACCTAATTAGGAATGTAGGTCTCAATTCTATACCTGTTATAGTTGTGGAAGAATTGCTACAAGATGGCACACTAATTTTAAAACATGTGCATGATGGAAGGGATCTAGAATTGACAGAAGCAAATAAAGTGTTTGAGCACATTAACAATTTGTGGGAAGGTGGGGTAAGATTCACTACAATAATAGAAGACGATCTTTGGGAGTTTTGATAGATGACAAGAAATAACAAATCTGATAAGTTTCTGAAACTTGTTGGCAAACACCGTGAAAAAAAGAAAAAGAATAAGTTTCGTGGAACATTGTCCGATTATCTTAAAATAATAGAAGAAGACATTGGGGTTTCTAAACTCGCCCACCGAAGACTATTTGATGCCATCATAAACCATGGCATTACAAAGATGTCAAAATCTTCGGATCGTTGTAATAAACTTTTCAACGGCGAGAAGATAAGAACATATGATTATTTCCAAAGCAAGTTTTTTGGAATGGAGAGATCTCTAGCAAAGATTATGAGGTTCCTCCGTTCAGCAGCACTGAAGGGAGAAGAAAGTCGCCAGGTTCTTTTACTGCTGGGCCCAGTTGGTGCTGGCAAGTCTGCACTGATGGAACACATTAAAGGAGCCCTGGAAGAATGTGATCCAATGTATCACATTGATGGGTGTCCTGTCCACGAGGAACCCCTCCACCTCATTCCTCGCTCTCTTCGGGAGGAGTTTCAAAAAATATATGGGATTCGCATTGAGGGGGACTTGTGTCCTGTTTGTAGGTTTAGATTAAAGGAAGAATTTGGCAGCGATTATACATCAATGCCCATTACGCAGTCATCTTTTTCTGTTCGTGGTAGACGTGGTGTAGGAGTTGTTCCACCAATGGACGCAAATAGTCAGGATGTGACAATTTTGGTCGGCAGCGAAGATATATCCAAATTAGATTTATACCCCGAAGATGACCCCAGGGTCCTTTCTTTAAACGGGGCGTTTAATGTTGGAAATAGAGGTATCGTAGAGTTCGTTGAAGTCTTTAAAAACGAAATTGAATTCTTACACACCATGATTACTGCCACTCAAGAGAAAGCTGTTCCTTCGCCAGGAAAAGGTCCCATGATATATTTTGATGGGGTTATCTTGGCGCACTGTAATGAGGCGGAATGGAACAAGTTTAAGTCAGAAAATACAAATGAAGCTATCTTGGATAGAATAGTTAGAGTAAATGTGCCGTACTGTTTGGAAGTAACTGAAGAAATAAAGATTTATGAAAAAATGTTGGGACTATCTGACTTCGATGGTCACATTGCACCGCATACACTTGAGATTGCTTCGATGTTTGCTGTGTTAAGTCGATTGCGTCCGTCCAATAAAGTAGATGCTCTTACTAAGATGAAATTATATGATGGTAAAGATGTGATCGAAAAGGGGCATGTAAAGAAAATAGACATTAATGACTTGAGAGATGAGGCACGAGATGAAGGGATGACCGGGATCTCTACAAGATTCATCATGAAAGCAATTGATTCGGCATTGTCAGATAGTGAGAAAAATATGGTAACCCCCATATCCATCCGAGAAACGCTTATAAAGCAAGTCAAAGACCAAATAGTGGTAGAAGACGATAGAAATCGGTACCTTGATTTCCTTGGAAAGACCCTTCACGATGAATATTTGAATATCTTAGAGAAAGAAATCACAAAAGCATTCGTTTCTGCCTATGATGAACAGGCAGAAGCCTTATTTAACAACTATCTGGACCATGCAGAAGCATATGTGAACATGTCCACTGTTAAAGATGCCATCACAAACGAAGAAATAACACCAGATGACAAATTTATGGAGTCAATTGAGGAACAAATTGGAATTACTGGTACTTCTAAAGAGAATTTCCGAGTTGATATCACTGCATACATGTTTTCTAAGCTTCGGAGAGGCGAAAAAGTCGATTGGCAGTCGTATGCGCCACTCAAAGAGGCAATTGAGAGTAAATTGACCTCTTCAGTCAAGCAAATTTCACGAATTGTGACCAAATCCAAGTCTAGAGACAAAAAACAGCAAGGAAAGTACAATGAAATGGTAAAAACCTTGATTGATGAGTATGGATACGACGAAAACTCAGCAGAAGAGGTCATAAAGTTCGCCGCAAACAACTTATGGCGAGATAGTTAGAAAAAAACCCAGTATTTTCAGTACTTTAGCTAAAATAGCCGAAAAAGTCATATTTTTGCCCACTTTTGTCCCTAAAAAAGTTGACAGACCCCTAATCCATGATACTATACATATGTAAGGGAGAGAGATATGGGTCGTACCAACCAATGTCAGGCTTGTGGGGATTGGGGTCACAATCGCCGTGGCTGCCCAGCAATCAAAGCAGCCCACGCCAGAGTTGAGAGCCTTGGGGAGAAGTACGGCATCGTGCTTTCGGAAGATGAGCGTGCTTACGCTTCCACTTCTTGGATCACCAAGATCAACGAGGCAGCCAGTGCTGCCGGCAACGCCGAGGACGAAGTTAACTACCGTGAGCGGTGGTATTGGGAAGAGCTTGAAGTGCGCAAGATTGCCCAGGCTCGCAAGAACAAGCGTGGCCGCACCTGCGGCTTCTGCGGCGAGGGCGGACATAACGCTCGTACCTGCGAACACAAGAAGCAGCACCGCAAGGACTGCAATGCCATGCAAAGTCTGGCTCACCGAGTTGTCGCTGCCTGCCTGAGCAAAGCAGGTCTCGTTCCCGGCGCTCTGATGCGGCTTCGGGATTGGAGCATGGACAAGGATGATTACGAACAAAAGATGTGCATGGTTATGGGCATCAACTGGGAGCGGGTTGCCGACCCTGGTTATGACCACGACCATGGTTCGCCTCGCCGCTTAGACAGTTGGTTCAAAGGTCCAATCATCAAGGTTCGTAAGCCTGACGGTCAAGAGGGTTACCTTCGGATTCCTCAAAACATCAAGCAGCAAAGCCACTACAACTACTTTGAGAAGGAACCGGCTCAGTTCGGTTTGGTGAGCGGTGTGGTCGGTGGTCCTGTCAACAAGGACAGCGGCTGGAAGGGTGACAACGTGACCCTACTCAGCCCCGCTGCCCACGGGGTTTACCACTGGGGTGTCAACAAAGACGACGGCTCGGGCGAGCGAATTGTTGATGCTGACCTTGAGCCAGAAATCAACAACCTCATCAACCAAGTTTCAAACTGGTCAGAACATTAGAAAAGGGAATAAAAGCAAAAAGCTAGTTATATATTAATAGAATGAAAAGCAGTAAAAAAGATAGCGATTTGTTTCAAAAGCTAAAAGAAGCTTTTGATTCACTTGCCCCAATGAAGCAAGATCCTTACCCCAAAGAGGCACTGGCTTTGGGGACATATGTTCGTGCAATAAGACACGACAAGTTAGGAGTCATTACTGATGCTTTTTATGGGGATCTTGATAAGGACGGGCAAAAGATAATTGTGTATACAATATTATTGTTTCCTGGCACTAATCATTTTGGTTCCGCTGCTCATGAGAAATACTATGTAAGTAATGAGTATGAATATGATACAATTGCGTATCTTATGCTACCGCCAACAGACCTTGCAAGCTTGACTGCTAAACTTGGGGGAGGGTTATTTTTATGAGAATAAAACCAGCAGTATTACTGTTTGACATGGACGGAACATTGACAGATGCCAGGCAACCAATCTCAGAAGATGTTGTCAAAGCACTAAGAAATGTCTCCACAGGTGTTAAAAAACACCTTGTTACGGGCTCAGACCTAGCCAAGATCGAAGAACAAATTCCACCAAATATTCTTTTGGATATCTTTAGCCGAATATACGCCTGTAACGGGACAAGAGTGTGGAATTGTGATCTCGATATGGATGACGAGAATCTGCCTATAGAACCAGAACTAATCCACAAGGTTACTCTAACAGATCATTATTCTGAGGCTGATATTAATCACATTATTAATGTCCTTCTCAAAACCGCTTACAAGACTCATACCAAAATTAAAACAGGAACATTTGTAGAATGGCGAGACAGTCAAATTAACTTTTCTGTGGTTGGGAGAAACTGCACAACCGCCCAGCGAGAAGATTATGTGAAATGGGACAAGAAAAGTGGAGAAAGAGAAAAAATTATAGAACACCTCAGAAAAGAGTTTAAAGGCTGGGGACTTTCTTTTCGCCTAGGCGGGCAAATTTCCATTGATATCACAAGAGACGGCTGGGACAAAAGTTATGCATTTAAAAATATGACAGAAACGCCAGACCAGTGTGTATTTTTTGGAGATAGAATTTGCAAAGATGGTAATGATTTTGACATTGCTATGAAGTGCCACAAATACCATCATGTGGAAGGACCTGCTGATTTAATTATCCAGCTACAGGAATATGTATGAATGATTACGGCATTTACGCTACTGGTTGGTATTCTATTAGCCCTATTTTTGCCGCTTGGAATACCGATGTTTATCGCTTGGCTGCGATCAAGGCACGGAGAGAAGCAGCGAGAGTTGCTGAAGAAGGTAAAAAACAAAAGCAAATTAACTCTGCAAAATTTGCAGAAGGAACAATTTCGATATATGCGTAGCAAGCGTTCACGAAAGGAAAAATAAATGAACTGCTTTCAACTCGAAGTCCGTGGCGTAACCTTTACCATTTGGGCTCCTACCCTGCGTGAAGCAGTGGAGACCTTTATGATTGATATGGACTTTTTTGAGGTCCCCAAGGAGTTGGTTGCTTGCGAACCAATTGCTACTTTTCCTATGCCTGAAAGTTGCCCAGGTGGCTTTTGAATGCCTTGGTTATTAATAGCTTTATTGGTTGGTTATGGCTATCCGTCTTACTTTAAAGAGGATCAGCGAGCAAACGCCGCTATTATAATAGACCAAGTAAACAAACTAGATTTAGACCCTCATTATTTTATTGCGATTGCTTGGGTTGAGTCACGAGTAAAAGCTAACAGAGTTTCACACACGGGTGATTACGGAATATTTCAGATTAATTATAATTTTTGGGGTAAGAGGTGGGGATATACTTCAAAGAAAAAATTCTTGGTTGATATGTCAAGCCCTGGTCATGGTGTTGTCGCTGCTGCTGTAGTGTTAAAGGAAATGAAAAAATACAAAGCCTGTAAAGGGTTAAACTTGGCTGCCTGCTATAATGGCGGACCAGGCTGGCAGAAATCTAAAAATATAAAAAAGATTTTAGAATACGCAGAGAGGGTAAATTGTATTGCTCGTGCGTATAGAAAAAAATTCCCTAACTGGAAGCAATAAAAAACTTGACCATCCCCTAATCCGTGCTATTATACTGTTGGAGGGAGAGACAGTCATAAACTCAGTGCCGAGCCACGACATTCGCCCTAGGGATCTGTAGCGGCGGCACTGACAGATGGAGACGGTTATCATGCTCTCCCTCGGCTCTGAGTTTATGACTGTTTCCTTCTCAACAAGGGAAAGAAATCTGAACTGATCATTTGGATAAGACTTCCCTGACCTGTCTCATCAGCGGGTAAATAAAAGACATAAGATGATGGATTGATTATCCTGATTCGGTTCACCACCGGAGCCTAATTGGAAGGTTGAAAATGGCGGTTCGATTCCGTCCTCCGGTTTCATTTTTTTCTTGACTTCCTTTGTTTCCATGATAATATACTAATGTAAGGGGGAGAGATATGAAGTTAGAAAACGCTCTCAAGAAAGTTCGCAATCGTGCTAAAATTGTAGACCGTGAGGTTTTCATTGAGCAGAATGACTATCACAACAATGGTCAGGTCAAAGTCTACATTCAGTTTGAAGGCTCCAACCAGCTTCTGTCATTTTGGACCAACAGGGACGGCAGCATTAGTGCTCCCCATGTGAAGCGTGCTGGTGAAGAGTCAGACCCTCACACGGACTACTTTCCAGGCTGCTTTTATGACAACATTACGCAAGCACTCAACACGCTCGCTCCGCTGCCGCCCAAATACTCGGTCGGTTCGCTAGTGCGCTTCAAAGATAACAAGCGCAACAATCGTTGGAAGTTGGCAGGCAAGGTTGCCTTGGTGATCCAAGCCGAAGCCGGCGGGAACTACAAGGTTCAGTACGATGGTAGCGAAGACCGCTACAACCCCTTCTACTCCCAGCGTGACCTTGAGTTAGTTTCATAAAAAACTTGACACCTGCCAAGGTCGTGATAATATAAGATACAAGGAGGAAACATGGCAAACTCTCTTAAAAAGTTCCGTGTTAAGTTCATGAAGGGGCATCTCGTTAACGGTTGTCTCCGGGTTGACCAGCAGGACCAAACAGTCCACAAGCGCACTGTTCATGCCCGCAACGACCTCGAAGCTATGCGCCAGGTTCGGAGTCAAGTTCCAGCTACTCACTCGATGTGGGCACAGGAGGTTAGATAAGATGGCTATTGCAAATCCCGAAGTTGAGTTTCACCTTCAAGACTTTGTTGGCGAGTGTGCAGAAATGCTCAACGAGCACTATAAAGTGAGACTTCCCAATTTGAGTGCTCCCGAGGTCAAAGTGTCCGAGGGCGGCAAGTTTTACAAGGTCTATAAAGATGAAGGTGAATACCACAAGAGTGTTTGGTTCTTCGTCAGTAAAGAGGACGGCTTGATTTGGAAGGCTGCCTCTTGGAAGGCTCCTGCTCGGAACTTCCCTCGTGGAAATATCCTTGAAGACAAAGCCAAAGACGTGATTGGGATCTACGGACTGTGAGTTCGTTACTGCATACTCTTTTTGGGCTTTCCTTTGTTGGCGGGTCTATGTATTTGCTTTATACAGCAATTCTAAGAGAAAGAGAAAGGCAGATGAATATGAAAAAGAAGAATACCCGGCGAAGATAAGCGTTACGGGTAAACCGGAGCCGATCTGGCAGGCAGCTAGAAAACGCCAGCGTCCCTACCTCCAGTAACCACATACCTTGGAAGAGTTGCGTGTGGAAAACGGTTTGTAGGGTTAGATACAAAACTAACAGGAATCCCGTAATCGTTCGGGTGAAAACTCTTCAAAACTTGCGGATGTAACTCAGATGGTAGAGTGTTTGGTTGCCAATCAAAATGTCGTGGGTTCGAATCCCATCATCCGCTCCAAATGGTTCCGTAGCTCAGTTGGATAGAGCAACGGCCTTCTAAGCCGTGGGTCGCAGGTTCGAATCCTGCCGGGATCGCCAAGGGGTTAAGATGTTACGAGTCTTAGGAAAATTACCGAGAGAATTAGGAGTCGCTGTCAGCGGCGGACCAGACTCCATGGCAATTCTAGACTTTCTCAGCAACAACCATGAGGTAACCGCAGTCTATTTTGACCACGGCACAGACTTCGGACGAAAATGTAAAAGATTTGTAAAGAACTTTTGCGATAATAGAGATATTCCTCTTGTTGTAGGTATTAATTATAATGGGTGTCCTCCGAAAAAATCGCTTGAAGAGCATTGGCGTGATGAACGCTATAAGTTCTTTCACAGTTTCGACATGGCTATTGTTTCGGGTCACAACTTAGACGATGTGATTGAGTGGTTTTTATTCTCTTCTTTGCACGGACAGGGTAAACTTATGCCCTACAAGAATCAAAACGTTTATAGACCGTTTATCTCCACCTCTAAACGCTCGCTAGAAGATTGGTGCGAACGTAAGGATGTGCCGTTTATGATTGACCCAGGGAATACCGATAGAAAGTTTATGAGAAGCATTATCAGAAACGATATTATGCCTCATGCTCGCAAGGTAAATAAAGGGCTCGAAAAAACATTTAAAAAACTTGTAGAAAAGGAATATAATAACTGTGGGGGATTAGCTCAATTGGTCAGAGCACTCGACTCATAATCGATAGGTTCTGGGTTCAAGTCCCAGGTCCCCTACCATGCCCGAATAGCTCAGATGGGAGAGCAGTTGATTTGTAATCATCAGGTCGTAGGTTCGAATCCTACTTTGGGCACCATAAGCGGCTATCGTATAATGGTTATTACCTCAGCCTTCCAAGCTGATGATCTCGGTTCGATCCCGAGTAGCCGCTCCACACTATTTTATAAAGGAGAGAAAAATGCCTAATCCAATCGCTTACACTAAAGAAATGCAGGAGGCTATGATTTCTACCTTAGAGGCTTTTGCAGTCAAGGTAAAAGAAATGGAAAAAAGAATAAAAGCCTTGGAGGAAAAAAAAGATGAATAAATTACTTAAAGCAGCGTTGAGTCATTACGAAGCCCAACGTGATGAGGCTTTGGCGGTTCTAGAAGTTTACTTAAATAATTCTGTCGGAATTGGTGAACATTCAGGATTAATCGATGAAATCAAAAACTGGACAGAAAAGTTAACTGAGGCAGAGGAAAATATGGCGACAATTAAGCGTCACTTTCCATAGCCCAACACTATTTAATACAGTTACCTCTCCTAATTGGTTTTGTACTTTGCAAGTTACAAATTGTTGTAATTAAGGACCAAGTTTATAGGAGGAAATATTTATGGCTTTCGGTTTAGCAGGTGATAGTGGTTCTTTTCAGGCCAACATGGCAATGGTCGGTGGAATTGTCACAGGTTCTTCAGGGGAGTTTTTAGCACTTCCAGTTTCAGGAACAGTTCTTGGTGGATTAAGTAATTTAACCACGAACGAGTGGAGTCGCTTCTATCTTAGTGATAGTTTTGGTAACGCCTCTGGTTCTATTATTCAAGCTCTTAACTACTTGAGCGGAGCATTGAAGGATACCAATGGTGATGTTACTGGACCAAGTTCAGCGACTGACAACGCTGTTGTTCGTTTTGATGGTACAACTGGTAAACTTATTCAAAGTAATACTTTGGTGAGTTTTACTGACGCTGGTGAGTTCACTGGTGGTGAGGGTGAAAGTTATACATTCTCAGCTAATGGGCAAATTTCCGGCACTAACAAAGTTATTGCTGGAACCGACGTTTCAGGCGCTGGCAATGTAGCTGGTGCATCTCTGACGTCGGAAGAGGCAACGATTTCTGTTGCCGGTGTTATTTCCGGTGCTGGCGCTGTCCAAGGACAAAAGCTCACCATTGCAAACAGCGATGTTGTTACAACCGCTGGTGCGGTTGCGGCAGTAACCACTGTTTCGGGTGCTTCGTCGCTGGCTGGTGCAAAACTAACCATCAACGGAACGGATGTTGTAACCCAGGCTGGTGCTCTTGTAGCTCCAACCACTGTTTCTGGTGCTGGTGCTGTCAGTGGACAGAACCTAGTGACAGAGGAAGCTACCATAACAGCCGCAGGTGTTATTTCTGGTGCTGGTGCTGTCTCAGGACAAGCACTTACTGTTGCCAACCTCTTTAAGGTACAAAGCGACGGTGATGTGTCAGGTTCTGGTGCTGCACACTTTGTAAAAGCTGTTACTGGTTTATCTTTCGCTGCTTCGTCATCTTTGGTGGCCAAGACTACGGTCTCGGGTGCTGGCAATGTAGCTGGTGCATCTTTAACGACAGAAGAGGCAACAATCTCTGTTGCCGGTGTTGTTTCTGGTGCGGGTGCCGTACAGGGTGCGAGCCTAACAACCGAAGAAGCGACAATTTCTGTTGCCGGTGTTATGTCAGGCGCAGGTGCTGTACAAGGACAAAAGCTCACCATTGCAAACAGCGATGTTGTTACAACCGCTGGTGCGGTTGCGGCAGTAACCACAGTTTCAGGTGCTGGCAATGTAGCTGGTGCATCTCTGACGACAGAAGAAGCAACAATTTCTGTTGCCGGTGTTATGTCAGGCGCAGGTGCTGTACAAGGTCAGTCACTCAAGGTTGCTAATATATTTAATGTTAATAAAAATGGTGTTGTTTCATCTTCAGGCGGTGGTACTTTCTTAGGAGATCTTTTCGCCAATGATATGAATGTCTCCGGTACTTTGACTGCTGAAACCTTTCAGCCAACTGCGCTCTCGGGTAATATTAAAATAAACCTTTTTACATCCAAGATTCTCAGTAATAATGCTATTGAAACCTCGGCATCTCTGTTAGCCAAGACCACAGTTTCAGGTGCTGGCAATGTAGCTGGTGCATCTCTGACGACAGAAGAAGCAACAATTTCTGTTGCCGGGGCAATCTCTGGCGCTGGGATAATTTCGGGAATGGCACTGGAGTTGGGCAACTCAATCATTGTTACCGATGAAAAGGCTATAACTAATGTGACAAGCATCTCTGGTGCTTCATCGCTTGCTGGTGCTAAGTTGACCATAAATGGCGCTGATATAATATCACAAGCTGGTGCGGTTTCGGCAGTAACCACTGTTTCGGGTGCTGGACCGGGTGCATTTGGAGCTTTAACAACTGAAGAGGCAACGATCTCTCTTGCCGGTGTTGTTTCTGGTGCTGGCGCTCTCCAAGGTCAAAGCCTCTCCGTCGCTGGCGGACAGGGCTCGATCAGTAGCGCAGGTGCCCTGGTTGCTGCGGGTGGAGCGCAGGTGGGCTCGCTCGAATCGCAAGGCGCAGTTAAAGTCTATGGTGAAGGCTCGCTTTCGGGCGGAGTCGGCGCTGGTGTTCATTGCTCGAACACGGGTAGTGCAAACGGCAGTAACCATAAGGCTGCTCTTTACATCTCAAGTAGTGATATCAGCACGGCGGCGAATGCTGCACTCATTCCAAGGATGGTTTTGCAAGGAACCAACGATGCAGGAGCTTTAAAGGATTTCATGATCTCAGTCTCTGGTGGAATGCTACAGGTTGTCGAGTTGACTCACGGAACAGCGTTACCAGTCTAAAGTTTTAAAACAATCTGTTTTATAAAGAAGGGACTTCGGTCCCTTCTTTTTTTATTTACTATTTATTTAAAGGCTCCACGAAAGGAGAACACTAGAGGGGTTATTTAATTGGCTTTCGGACTGGTAGGCGCAAGCGGTTCTTTTATAGCAAATGCAGAAATGCTCGGTGGAATTGTCACTGGCTCGGGACAAGAGTTTTTAGCACTTCCAGTTTCAGGAACAGTTCTTGGCGGACTAAGCGGATTAACCACCAATGAATGGAGTCGCTTCTATCTTAGTGATAGTTTTGGTAATGCGTCTGGTTCCGTTATCCAAGCTCTTAACTATCTGAGCGCAGCACTTGGCGGCGCTGGATCCGGGGACGTAACCGGGCCCGGCTCGGCTACTGATAATGCCATTGCTAGATTTGACGGATCCACCGGAAAAATTATACAGAACACAACAGGACTAGTAGCTTCTGATGCTGGTGTTTTGTCGAGTTCTGTGGGGGCTACTCTCGGAAATCTTATATTAAATGATGATGCTAGATCTCTAACACTTTCGGGCACAATATCTTCTTCTGCCGGCGCTACCTTTTTAGGGCACCTTTTTACTAACAATCTAAATGTTTCTGGTACCTTGACTGCGGCAAGCTTTACGCCGTCAGCAGTTTCGGGCGCAGTAAAAATAAATGTATTTACGCATAAGATCCTTAGTAACAACAGTATTGAGACTTCAGCATCGCTCGTTGCTAAGACTACGGTTTCTGGTGCAGGTGCTGCATCGTTCGCATCTTTAACAACAGAAGAAGCATCGATCTCTGTTGCTGGCGTTATGTCAGGTGCTGGTGGTATTTCAGGTCAAAGTCTAGTAATTGATAATCTTACTAAGATTAATTCTGGCGGTGTTCTTTCAAGCTCTGTTGGATCAACGCTTGGAAATCTGATTCTTAATGATGACTCTGTATCTTTAAAATTATCTGGATCGATGACCGGAAGCGGTTTGGCTACTTTCTCTAATATTTCCCTAGCACAAGGGGGGGGATATAAGCCGGCACTAATAGTATCGAGTAGTGCTATTTCTACAGCGGCTGATTCAGCAGCTATACCCAGAATAGTTTTACAAGGAACAGATAACTTAGGTAGCCTAGCAGATTTTATGATTTCAGTTAGCGGTGGTATCCTTAGAGTCGAACAATTAGAAGTGGGAAGTTGGCCGGTATAAAATATTCACTTATACACAGGCTTACATTATGTCCCGCAAATTCAAAAAACTTAGCCTCCAATATTCCTTTCTACTTCTTGAAAAAGAGGAAGTGGATGACATATGTTTACAAATGGATAAACAAATAAATGAAGCAATAAAAGAAAAATATCCTGATGAATATGAATCATTGTTCTCTAGCAAGACTTCACCAATAGAAGAAACAAAGACAATAGAAGAAATAGAAGAAATAGAAGAAATAGACACAAAGAAAAAGAACAATGATATTAGAAAATTATATAGAAAAATAGCAGAAAAAACACACCCAGACAAAACTGGAGATAATAGTAAAGCAGAAATGTTTTCCGAAGCATCCTTGGCATATCAAGAAAATAATTTAGCAACTTTGTTGAATCTTGCTGGGCTGCTTAACATTGACTTGTTTGAATTATCTCCAAGTTCATTTTTATTGTTGCAAAACAACATCACTTCTTTGTCAGAGGAAATAAATGCAAAAAAGAATTCTGCATCTTGGGCTTTTTATAATGCTAAATCTCAACAAGACAAAGATTCAGTTATCAACCTAATAATAAATCAGTTAAAGGGGAGTATAAAATGAAATCAAAAAAAATAGATTTTAAAGTGTTATCTATGGATCACCCTGACCAATACAAAGATCTTCAAAGATCTGGCGGATCTGCATAAAAACAGTCTCTGAATTCACCACAGGAGTATAAAGGCGACTCTGTTCTCCTCTTACCATCCCCAAAAATGAATTATGGTGTTCGGGGAGAGCGAAAACAAATATCTCAAACCCATTATTAACAGCATAATCATTAACCTCAGTTACATTCCTTCCTGTAATAGTTTGAGCTATTTCATCAGTCATTAAGATTATTACTTTTTGGTTCCCCGTGGTCCACGAAAAAGGATACAAACCCTCCATCGACCACAAGGTCACATCTATTGATGGCTCAATACCACCATCATCCATTAATTGGATAGCCTGCAAATATTGCAGGAATTCATCAGCGGGAACAAAATCATTTACCATTTCAGAGTGTCGGGTGGTCAGCGGGGTTCCGCCACCTGAATTTTGTCTGCCTATCACTGCTAAACCAAACCGAAAGTTGCTCGTTATCGGATCATCTAAAAGCGGAGTAATTCCTTCTATCATGGACTCTATCTCATCATCAAAAGAGCCGGAAATATCAATAACAAAAACAAGATCTACACCACGAGTATCAAAACCTTCGTCTACTTCGCCGTCGCAGTCGTTATCAAGGTTGTCGCAGATTTCTTCAACGGGAAGAACTTGCCCATCGCAAGGTCCATCAAACCCACCATCCTGACAATAACGAACACCCGCACGACACTCGCCAATAGCCATTGAACCTTCGGGACCATCATAACAGACAATTGCCGTAGTATTAGCTACTCCTTCATCAACCGTTCCATCACAATTATTATCCAAGCCGTCGCAGGTTTCTTCCGAAGGTCCAACATGCCCATCGCAATAAAGACTTCCATTATCACATTTCATCACACCTGGGGTGCAAATACCAACACCATAATCAGCACCCTCTACAAATCCACATAGTTGATGTTGTTCTGGAAACGTTTCATCTATTAATAAATTACAGTCGTTATCTAATCCATCACAAACTTCTTCTTCTGGTCCTGCTGCTCCGATGCACTCGGTCCACCCATCAAACGTACAGGTTCTAGCACCGTACCTGCAAATACCAGCTTTTTCAGGAGGATCTTTGGGATTAAGGGATGTTAGGATCTGTCCGTTGTGATCACACACTTCAACAGTGCCGGGTGAACATTCCAAGGCAACCAACTGGTCATCATCTAGACAAGCCTGGCAGGCGGTTAAAACCAAGGGAACAAAAAATAAACCCCAACGTTTCATTCCATTGTAGCCTCAATACAAGCCTCATAAGTACTATAAAGAACCATGGTTAAGGCGGTGCTATTAAAAACTCGAAATCGTGCTTTTTTAAGCGGGAGGTGTTCTTTATCATAGACATGGGTCATAATCAACGGCGGACTATTTTTAGATTGTGTTGGGATTTTAAAAGCAAACAAAAGAGAATCGCCCGGTGCATTCTGTAAAATGCCGGCAATGTAACCATCTTTTATAACATCAGGGATACCAATTTGTATGGCTGAATTAGAGCCTGGTTCGGTGGTTATTTTATCACTAACGTGGACAACCCATTTACAATTGTCATTTTGTCCCGGTGTATAATAAGTTGATTTCTTTGGAATTATGGTTTGATATAGGTTGTTTGCTTTAATCTGAAAATGGAGGGCTACAGCACACGAAAGTGCCAATATTCCCAACAGCGTAACTCTTAATTTAGTTTTCGGAACACGAAACATAAAACCGCTCCTTATTGGAGTGGTTCTAGATCCAGTACCTCTCCTTTGGGAGACAAAATGATGAATGGCATCTTTTTTATCTCTTTAGTAACTATGTTTTTGGTTTTGCTTTTTGTTTTCTTTTCTATCCAAACTAGAATCTGAGGTTTTTCTTTTACCTCTTTAACTTGTCCAATATAGGACCACTTGCCCTCTATCTTTTTCCAAATATCTGGAAACTCTGTAGTTTGTGACGAAAGTATCAGTAATCCTGATAATATGGTGCTGCTTAACATGTTATTGATATTCCTTACAGCAAATCTAGTGTGTTGATTTACTACGGATAAATAGTCCCCTTTCAATCTAGTTACTTTACTATGATAAAAAAATCACCAATTTACGTCAAGTTTCTTATATTATCGTTACTTTTACTTACAAGTTGTGTCAGCGGTTGCGTAACAGTTAACAATAAACCCCAAGTTTCAGAAGAAATATTACCACGACATGCCTTTGTTCAGATAAAGCACTCTGTTGAGGTTGAGGGGTGCGGGATTGATGCCGAAACAAAAGAGGAAAAATGTCAAAAAGCTGTTATGCAGTATGTTTCCTCTGGAGCGTATGTATTTCATAGCGAAGTTTCTCAAGGTACTTCATATGTGTTAACTGCCGGACATTCATGTGAAACTAAATTCCCAAAAACACAAATCATCGAAGGGTTTAGAATTGAAAATAAAGGATCTACATTCAAAGCAGTTGATCTAAATGGTTTTCATCATGATGCGGAAGTGATTATGATAAACCGGCGCTTTGACTTGTGTTTGTTGCGTGCTTCGAATGTTCTTTTAAATCCTCCTACTTTAAGGATCGCAGACAAAGAACCAAAAAGGGGAGAAACAGTCACGAATATGGCTGCTCCCCACGGATTATTTTGGCCAGGAACAGTACTGGTCTTTAAGGGACAATTTTCAGGTTATCATGATAAAGGATATTCAGTTTATACCCTCCCTACAAAACCAGGCTCAAGTGGTTCACCCATTATCAACAAAGACAATGAATTGGTGGGAGTTATTTTTGCGGGCTATTCAATGATGGAGAATGTTGGACTTTCCTCTCCTTTAGTTGCTATTAAAATATTTCTCAAAAAAGCAATAGCAAAAGGCGAAATGGAACTTTGGGAAAAGAGCAATACCCCAAGAATAAATACTCAAATAGATCGCCTATGGATTCAAAAAATGGAAGCAAAGCTTGAGAAAGTTTTTGGGAACTGAAGTATTTATATGGAAAACTTCGTGAGGTGTCCAAATGGCATTTAGTAACAACACTAAAACTCCACAGGGTACAAATTTAAAACCTTTCTCTAAAGGAACTTCTCGGGTTGCTTTGCAACCATTTGCAACACGATATCCTGCCAGTTTTGGCAGGCACTACAATGAGATTAATAATAATTTTCACAACGGAACTCCTATGCTTATATCCGGCTCAGGCAGCACAGCAGCACCAGAGGCTTCGGCTTGTGTGCATGTCGCTGATTTAAGTGCTCTTGATGAAGTTTATTTATGGGCGTCAAACGCTGGAGAAACAGCAGCCCAAATTACTGTATCTTTTGTATCTGGGGGGTACATGGTTGACGGTAACACGCCTGCTGATGCAGATCTTGAGTACGCTTTAAATGCTCCTTGGCGAGTTGTCACAACAGTTAGCTCAAAGTCGGGAATGGAGCTTGTCTATCCAGGGATCCCTCACACAAACAATGATGCAATTTTTGCAGTATCGTCAAATTCGCAAATATATTTATCTGGATTTGTAATGAGAAAACACAGAGTAAGTAAGACGGATATAAATCAAGGATATGACGGTACAGACTAATGCCTGGATTTAACGGACGTACTCAAAAAGTTCTCGGAAATACTTTATCACCAGCAGGGAATGTTGGCAGTATTAGGGTTAGTTTGTCGCACGCTGGTTGTGGACAAGACCCTAGCGGACATGACTTTGCTTTAACAGTTACAAATTCCTCCTCTTTTTGGCCTTGTGTAGTATCCTCCGGATCTGGAACACCTCAGATTATGAGTATTCATTCTGGTTCTTTATCTGATATGGACGAGTTGTATTTATGGGCAGTAAACAATGGTAGCTCTAGTGCGGAAATATCAATATGGTTTGATGATGATAGAACATTTGCTGCTGGATTTACCAAAAATCGTAATACGATTATTACAACACTATACCCCTCAAGCAGCGCCGTCATGATTTGGCCTGGAATTCCTGTTACATCTTTTGATGAACAAACTCCTACTGTTTTATATGCAAGTGGATCTGTACATAGCCGAATAAGTTTGCACGGGTATGTAATTCGAAGAAAGAGGATCAATCCCAATGATCGTCTTGCTGGGTTTGATGCGAGCGAATAAACATGGGAATTATTAACAGAAGACAAACAGGACCATTGACCGATGTGAGAACCATCTCACCTAATGTAAGTGGAAACTTTTTAACCGCTACAGGAGTAGATGACCAAATAGCCTCTATCACCCCCGCTACGGCGGGCGAGATTTTGGGCGGCGGGTCCGTTGGTTCTCTTAGTTTGCAATCTCCAAATGGAGATTATTATTCAATTGGTGTAACAAACGGGGGTATTATGACAGCAATTTCTCAAAGCTTTGCTTCGAATACTGTGGTTCTAAAAGCAGGAGATGGTACATGTTACTCGATGACGGTTTCCAATGAGGGAACTATAACCATGACTAGCAGTAGTTGTTAACACTGATCCTAACTACTTATAATAACCAGCCTGGGAGATAAAAATGAAATCTATTCTAAACGAGGTCACTAAAAAATTCCTTTTAAAGGAGGCATACACTTTTGATGCTTTTGCTTCCATACAGGCTTTAAGCGACATAGTGTCAAATATCAGGGTAACAAACAAAAGAGATACCAATCGTTTAAAACTTGCAAAAGAACATATTCGTGGTATAAAAAGACAAATGAAATCTTTAAATGAAAGAGTCGAGGCTCTCGAAGAAGAGTTAAATCTTTTAAAAGAGGAAAAATAAATGGGTGGCATTGCCGGACACATGTCCCACCTATATGATAATCCTAATTTAACCTTCAGTAAAATGAAGGAAATAATGGCTGCTGTTGCTGAGGCTGACCTCGAAGTGGAAGAGAAAGTTGACGGGCAAAATCTTTTTCTTTCTTATTCTATACCCGAAGGCAAAGCAAAGGGCGCACGAAACAAAGGAAATCTTAGAGGGAACGGATTAGATGCCGTTCAATTGGCAACAAAGTTTGCAGGGCGGGGCAACCTTGAGAAAACATTTGTAGAAGGATTTGCTGCTTTTGAAAGAGCGGTGGAAACCTTGAGCGACGAAGAGAAATTAGCTATCTTCGGACCAAACGCTGATATTTGGTATAACGCTGAAATTATGGACCCTGAGTCTAGAAATGTAATCAATTACGATTCTAAGACACTCAAAATACATGATAGAGGTCATTTTAAATTTGACAAAGAGTCCGGAGAGAAAACAGACGAAGATGTGTCTGCAAATCTTGCAGCATTGGATAGTCGCCTAAGACAAATGCAAGATTCCTTATCAGAAGATAGATTTTCTTTTGTTAGAAGTGCCATCATAAAACTAGAAAAATTAGAAGATGAAGAAGCACTCAAGAAAGCATATGCATCTCTGGGAAATGCTATGTCTGAAGCTGATGTGTCTGATTCTGATCGGGTTGGTCAATATGTTTTTAACCGACTACGGCAAGGTATAGAGGTAAATTTTTCTGACGAGTTAAAAACAGAAGCAATAAAGTACCTTTTAAAGCTACCTGATAATATTGGTCTTAGAGAATTAAAAAAACGAATGAACCCAGAAGAGGTATCAGATTTAACAAATATTGTTAGAAATAAGCCCATCCTATTAAAACAAGCAATTCAGCCATTAGAATTAATTGTTCACGATTTTGCAGTCGAGGTTCTCAAGGGATTAGAAAGTATGTTCATTGTTGATACTGATGCGGAAGTGCAACGGCAACGAACCGAACTTGCAAATGCCGTCAAGGAGATAGCAGAAGCAGGACCAGAAGATCCACAAAGCATGGAAGTGATGCAAGTTCACTTAAATAAGATAAAAGATATGAGCAATTTAACAACTCCTGCCGAGGGGATTGTCTTTGATTATGACGGGCACATGTATAAATTAACTGGTAATTTTGCCCCCTTAAATCAAATTCTTGGGTTGTTTAAATATGGCGGTAAACAAAAGAAAGTAACCGTAGAAGCTCTAGCTACCACTGGGCAGGTATTGACAAAAAAAGAAGGAAAACGAATAGCCCTAATCCCAGGGGGTTTTAAACCTCCTCATGCCGGACATTTTTTGCTTGCCAAATACTTTGCAAACAAAAATGATGTTGACGAAGTAATAGTAATTGTTTCTACCAAATCAAGACCTCCTGTAACTGTTGATATGTCCGTTAAACTATGGGATCTTTATACCAAAGATTTTCCAAAAATTAAAGTTCAAGCAGGAACGACCCCATCGCCAGTTGGAGATGTGTATGAACTAGTAGCAGATAACTCTGTGTTTAAAGAGGGAGATGTTGCTCTTTTGGGGAAAAGCGAAAAAGACGTTGATGATACAAGATTTGATAGAGCCCAATCATATGCTGAAAGACATAACCCTGGTGTAAGTGTCGAGCCTGTAATAACTCCCCTTTTTGCAGGAGGAGTAAGCGGAACACAAATGAGAAATTTGCTATTACAAGGTGAAGAAGGAAAAAACGAATTTAAAGCAAACCTCCCTCGTCATTTAAATGCTGAAGAGAAAGAGGCAGCATACAATATACTGACAAGCCCAAATGAAGCCATAAATAATATCATAGACTCGACTATAGAGGAAATGTCAGCTATGTCTGCTGGGTCGGCTGAAATAGGTCCTGGGGCTTGGAGCGGTCGTCCCAATCGCTATAACCCTTATAGGAAAACTAAAAAACCCAAGGTTAAAAGAGCTAAACGCCAAAGGCGGAGATAATTATAGAACCATGAAAAAAATCAACAGAAATAAATTAATTGCCGAGCAGCTTATTCGTGAACATGTCAGGAAGCGGATATACAAGGCGGCATCCTCTAAAAAACTTCAGGAACAGAAACTAAGATCTGCAATAAGAAGGATTTTAGAAGCGGAAACAGGAACTACAGAAGCCAGCGAACATACTGGAATTAATGTTTTGGCTGATTTACTCAAAAAAATAATACCAACCATTCAAGATGATTATAGTATGTTGACTACTTCTCCAGAACAAAGAGAGTCATTTAGGAATCATATAATTCATGCCATTAAAAACGCACTTAACCCCATCGAAGCGGCAGAAGTGAAAGAAGAATCAATAGTATATGAAATTGATCCAGACTTACTCTCTGAAAAGTTATCGATTGACTTGGATCCAGAGGATGATGCCTCCGAAAGTGTCGAAGGTGAATTTATCGATATCGAGGGCGGCGAGGAAGAAGAATTTGGTGCAGGACTCGATGATCAAAATGAAACAGGTAGAAATTTTGCCGCTGAGACTTTTAAATCCGTAGAAAAACAAATTGTTGACGCATATGATATGTTGGCTGACGAAAAAGATAAGAAACTATTTTATGATTATCTTTTAACCAATATGATGCTTTACTTTGATAAATTCGAGGATGAGTTAACAGCCTCGCTACCAGATGTGACAACCCCAGAATACGAAGAAGAAAAAGCTGAAGATGAGGCAGAAGAAACAGCACCAGAAGAAGAAGTAGAAGGCGAAGAAGAAGCAGAAGAAGCCGGCGCTGAAGGAGAAGCGGCCGCTGGTGAAGAAGAATTAGCAATTTAATTTTAATTTAACACTTTTAAATTTACTACTATACTGCTCTTGTCAGCTTAAAGCTCTGAAAGCTATTGCTAGCAAATTGCCATTAAATAACTTGACAACTATTGCGTATTATTGTATAGTCTGATTATAAGGGGGTAACCGGTATCGATTGATGGGAAAATAGAAAAGGTGCAAGGGTGAGGGAAGCGTGGCTCACTAAAAACGCTTAAAACTTTAATCGCCAATGACGATTTCGAAATGGAGATGGCAGCTTAAAAACCTGACCTCCCATGAGGCGACGGCAGCCAATAAACAGAAAGCCGTATTTGGGTGTCCTAAGTGCTTTTGATTGTTTTAGCCGCAATAAAACGATCTAGTCAAGCGGGCTGTCTGACGAAAAAAACAGACCCAACCTTGTGAATGACCCCTTCTATAGAACTAGGCAAGACGGGAGTTCGATTCTCCCTACCTCCACCAGCCGCCTTCGGGCGGCTTTTTTCTTTCTCTCTCAGCTATTTACTTTAGAAGTGTTCCTGAAAGGAAAAAATATGACAAAGACATTGATTTTAGACACAAACGTTTATCTCACAGAGGTAAGCTCGTTATTTGCATTCGGAAAAAGTGATATTGCAATCCCAACAATTATATTGGATGAAATAGATAAACACAAACAAAGGCAAGATACGGCGGGATTTAATGCTAGAATGATGAACCGTGTTTTAGATAATCTGCGGAGAAAAGGTAGTTTATTTGAGGGAGTTTCTCTAGGAAGAGGGAAAGGGAAATTATATGCGGCACAATATGATCCCCGCTATATGCCGGCAGGAATGTCCACCCAAGATTCAGACAATAAAATAATTGCCATAGCGATTCGTCTCAAAATGGAAGGCAAAGAAATAGCAATCGTCTCCCGTGATCTGAATATGAGAGTAAAATGTGATGCTTTTGGTTTAGAATGTCATGATTATCAACCACAAAAGGTGATTAAATCTGTAGAGAAGCTATTTGACGGATGTGAAGAGGTTCTAGTTGAAGGAGAGGTTATTGACGATTTTTACGAAGATAAAGAGATTCTTTTAGAAGAACAAAATATCAAACTGTTTCCAAATCAATATTTGATTTTAAGATCAGAAAAAGATACCAAAAAATCAGCCCTGTGTCGCTTTTTAAATTATGAAAAACCCTTGAGAAAAGTATATTCTTACCAAGATATATGGGGACTTTCAGCTAACAATAAAGAGCAGCAGTTTGCTATGGATCTCTTATTTGATCCGTCGGTTTCTATAGTTTCGCTGACAGGACAAGCAGGAACTGGCAAAACACTCATAGCTGCTGCTTGTGGTCTAGAACAAGTCTTGAACAGTACAAGATCTTCGGGAGGTTACGACAAGTTAATAATTACTAGACCTGTACAGCCAATGGGTAGAGATATCGGTTTTTTACCAGGGACCCTGGAAGAGAAAATGATGCCATGGGTTGCCCCCATCAGGGATAATCTTGAGCATTTATTTGGGGACAGAACTGCGCTTGATCTGCACATGGATCAAGGAACCGTCGAAATTGAAGCAATGACCTATATTCGAGGTCGTTCCATCTCCAACGCTTTCATGATCGTTGACGAGGCTCAGAATTTAACACCGCATGAATTAAAGACTATAATAACCAGGGTCGGACATGGAACTAAATTAGTGCTTACAGGCGATATTCAGCAGATAGACAATTCTTACGTTGACGCAGTATCCAATGGATTGACATATGCAGTTGAGAAATTTAAACAATATGACATTTCTGGTCACATAACCCTTATTAAGGGAGAGAGATCTAAATTGGCAACATTGGCATCGGAGATTTTATGAGAGAATACATTTTCGAAAAAACCTCCAATATGACTCATCACTTTAAATTCGGCGGGATCGATGTACACATCGATGAGCCTCTTCCTGATGATATATCCATAGAAAGGGTATTAAAAACAGTAGAACAAAAATTACCTTCAGTTTATTATCAAGATCTCAGGGCTGTGCGTGTGGGTTCTTACAAAGAATTTGACCGCCGCCAGGTAAATGCCTTATATAAAGACCAGACCTTGTTTATTTCTAACGAACAAGATAATATGAAAGATTTGTTGGATGATATAATACACGAGATTGCCCACCACCTTGAGACAAAGGCTGCTGAGGAAATATATGGGGATCGTTTAGTAATTCGTGAATTTATTAAAAAGAGAGAACAAATGAAATTCGAACTGAGATCCGAAGGGTACTGGACTCAGGAGTATGATTTTAGAGAACTTAAATTTAAAGAATCTTTTGATGATTTTTTATACAAAAGAGTTGGAAAAAGGATGCTCCACATGGTTACGACTGGTTTATTTATTCGTCCGTATGCTGCCGTATCACTAAGAGAATATTTTGCGACTGGATTTGAGGCATACTACTTAGGTAAACGAGATGAACTATTCCAGATCAGTCCCGAATTGTATAATAAAATATCTGAACTAGATAAAATAACAAGATAGAAAGCAGGTTACATTGGCTGGCAAACATATTTCCTACTCGGAGTGGAAGAACTGGCATATTTGCCCTCACTACCACAAACTCACCTACATTGATAAAGTAACTCAGTTCCAGGGCAACATTTTTACAGCCTTTGGTAAAGCCATTCACACTGTTTGTGAATTTACTTTGACTTCCCCCGAAAAGTACAGGGAAGCGGGCGCTATTGAGGAGTTAGTTAAAGAGCAATTCATCGCCGAACTCAACGCCCTGCCCGATGATGCCCAATTAGAAGCCAAAAGGGATTTCGCCCTCAAAGAGTGGCTGCTAAATGGCGTTCAAATCATCCCTGACCTTTATCGCTGCCTTGCCGACAAGTTCGGTAAACTGGGTGAGGACTGGGAAGTGCTGGCAGCCGAAGAGCAACTCTACGAGCCCATCACAGAATTCACGGAAGCAGAAAAAAAGTTTAAAGGCTTTATTGACCTCGTAGTCTATTCCAAGAAGGATGAGAAAATCCACTTGATTGACTGGAAGACCTGCTCCTGGGGTTGGCGACGTGAAAAGAAGAGCGACAAAATCCTCGCCTACCAACTCGTATTCTACAAGCATTTCTATGCCCAGAAGTACGAAGTTGACCCGAAAGACGTTGACTGCCACTTCGTTCTATTAAAGCGAACAGCCAAGGCTGGGAAGAAAGCGGAGTTCGTGCGGGTGACGGCAGCTAAAAAAAGAACAACTGATGCACTTAACGCCTTGACGAAAGCGTTGCATAATATTAACAAAGAGAATTATATCAAAAACCGTGCTGCTTGTACGAACTGTAAAGACCGCTTTGGAACTTGCGAGTTTTACCAGACGGAATATTGTTCTTAGGAGGAAATTTCTTTGACAGAAAAAAAGAAGATAAAAGTTTTAACAATTAGTGATCACCCACTATTACCCTCGGGTGTTGGAACTCAAACAAAATATGTTATTCAAGCCCTTTTAAATACCGGAAAATTTCAGATAATATCTTTAGGTGGGGCGATAAAGCATCCTGATTATAATGTAACTAGAACAGAGGAGTGGCTCGATGATTGGCTCATTTACCCAGTCGATGGATATGGAAACCAAGAAATTGTAAGAAGCATGATAGCTCAATATAAGCCAGATATTCTTTATTTTATGACAGACCCAAGATTTTATGAATGGCTTTGGCAGTTTGAGGACGAAATAAGATTAGCAGTACCAATGGTTTATTATCATGTTTGGGATAATGGTCCAAGCCCTAGGTTTAATGCTCCATTTTATAGATCAAATGATTATATTGCAACCATTTCAAAAGTTACAAGCAACATAGTAAAAGAAGTTGCACCAGATGTTCCAGAGGAATATATCCCACATGCTGTAAATTCAGTGGTATTTCGGAAACACACATTGCCAGAAGAAATGGCAATGTTGAGGCAAATAAGAAAAGACAATAATTTGGAAAATAAGTTTGTCTGCTTTTGGAACAACAGAAACGCTAGAAGAAAAATGAGTGGTTCTTTAGTTTGGTGGTGGAAGTCCTTCTGTGATGAGGTGGGACACGATAAAGCAACACTGATATTACATACCGACCCAAGCGACCCACATGGACAACCTTTAGAGTTTTTAGCCCACGAACTTGGACTAATGAAAGGTCAGATACATTTCTCGAAAGAAAAAGTGCAACCTCAACAACTGGCAATTTTCTATAATCTTGTAGATTGCACGATAAATATTTCGGATGCAGAAGGTTTTGGGCTGTCCACGTTGGAATCTTTGTCTTGTGGAACCCCTGTTGTTGCGACAATGACTGGAGGACTCCAAGAGCAGGTGACCGACGGAGAGAACTTCTTTGGGGTTGGAATTGAACCTACTTCCCGAGCCGTTATTGGTTCACAGCAAGTCCCATATATCTATGAAGATAGAATAAACGAGGAAGTTTTCGTTGATGCTCTTAAAAAGATATATTATGCGACAGAAGAAGAGAGGCAAGAGATGGGGCGAATGGGCATGGAACACGTTAAAAAGAACTATAATTTTGAGACTTTTAATAAACAGTGGATCGATTTCATGTTAAGAGTTCATGAAGAGAGCGGATCTTGGGAAACAAGAAAGAATCACGAAGCCTGGGAGTTTATTGAATTATGATAAAAGTCTTAATAAAAGGACCAATTTTTAGTAGAAGCGGTTATGGCGAGCATACAAGATATATGTTTAGGGCACTAAATAGTCGTCCGGATCTTTTTGATATTTTTGTACATCCGACTAATTGGGGGCAGTCAAGCTGGAATCTTGATTCCTCTGAGGAAACCAAAAATTTCGAAACTTGTGTAAACAAGTTGCAGCAGTTCCAAGGCAAATTTGATTTGTCGCTTCAGGTATTAATCCCAAATGAGTGGGAGAATTTAGCAGAAAAGAATATTGGAGTCACGGCTGCTATTGAAACAACTTATGCTTCGGCTCAGTGGATTCACAGCAGTAATTTCATGGATAAGATTTTTGTTACCTCTGAGCACGCCAAAAATACCTTAAAAAACCCGTCTCACACAGTTAAGACTGAAGATGGAAAAGAGCATATTATAAAACTTACAAAACCAGTTTCTGTGATTTCTTATCCATTTAGAGATATTAAAGCAGATAAATCCAGCCACAAGAAAATAAAGCTGGATACAAAGTTTAATTTTTTAACCTGTGCTCAGATTGGACCTCGTAAAAACCTTATGAATACTATTCGTTGGTTTGTTGAGGAATTTAAAAATGAAGAAGATGTCGGATTGGTTGTAAAAGCCCACCACATGAATAACAGCGTTTTAGACCGCAATAAAGTGAAGATGTTGCTTAGTCAAGCAGTTCACGGAGTTCCACACAGAAAATGTAGAGTTTTTCTTCTTCACGGAAATATGACTGAGGAAGAGATGAATTCTCTATATAAGCATCCAAATATTCATGCGTATGCAACAATAACCCACGGGGAAGGATTCGGTCTTCCTATTTTTGAGGCTGCTTGTAGTGGTTTGCCCGTCATAGCTCCCGCCTGGTCTGGACAAGTTGACTTCCTTTACGACAACATTAAAAATAAAAAATCAGGTAGACTAAAAAGGACACCAATGTTTACAAAAGTAAAGTATAAATTAGATAAGGTCCCACAAGAAGCTGTCTGGGAAAATGTTGTAGAAGCAGATTCACAGTGGTGCTATTCAGATGAGGCGGCTTATAAAAAAGCCCTAAGAGGAACCATAGAAGCCTACAAGAGCAGAAAGATTGTAGCAGGAAAGCTTCAAAAATCCTTAGAGAAGAGACTTGATCAAACGAAAATGTTCGAAAAAGTTGTAGAAGAAGTATTAGATGTATACCCTGAAGATGTTGCTGAGTTAGAAGATTTTCTAGATGGTCTAGCATCTGAAATACAAGTGCATGAGTAAGATATTATTCATTGCCGATATATTTGCAGAAGAGTGGCTCGGCGGTGGAGAACTTAATAACCAAGAACTCATTGGGATATTGAGAGAAAAAGGACATGAGGTTCTGACTGTTAAAAGCGAAAATGTCAATTTAGAATTTTTACAACATTGGCAGAATGACGCAAAATTTATCGTCTCCAATTTCATAAAACTGCCGGAAGAAGTAAAGCAACACCTTCAGGAGAAGCATGATTATGTGATTTATGAACATGATCACAAATATTTGACAACTAGAGATCCATCTGTTTTCGAAAATTATCTAGCGCCGGATGAAAATATTGTAAATCTTGATTTCTATAAAAATGCAAGAGCCGTTTTTTGTCAAAGTAGTTTACATGCTGAGGTTGTAGAAAAAAACATAAAAACAGGAAATGTACATTCGCTTGGGGGAAACCTCTGGAGCCTCGAAATTTTAGATATGTTATCATCTTTATTCCACAAGGAGAAAAAGGAAAGATATTCGATATGGGACTCGCACAATCCTATAAAAAATACTTCGCTAGCTAAAGCTTATTGTCACAGAAATAAATTAGAATATGATCTTGTTGGAGAACTACCTTATAGGGAATTTTTAAATCGATTGACAGATAATAAATACTTCATATTTTTACCTGAAACACTGGAGACCTTGTGCCGTGTCGTTGTTGAGTGCAGAATGGCCGGCATGACTGTTTTAACAAGTAAGAAGCTTGGTGCCACAAGTGAAGAGTGGTTCAAATTAAAAGGAGAAGAGCTTATAAGCTTGATGAAGCAGAAAAGAGAAACAATACCAGATTTGGTTTTGGAGAAATTATTATGAATCCAAAAGTTACAATTATAATACCTTGTTATAATTCGGAAAAGTATATCGAAAAGTGTTTGAGGTCTGCCTTATCTCAAACTTATGATAATTTTGAGGTTATTTTTGTAGATAATGACAGCGGTGATGACAGCTTGGAAATCGCCGAAAAAATACAAGAAGAGTTCCCAGAACTCCTAATTGATACTGCCCCAAATTTATACCCATTTTCCTGGGAAGAACCAGTTGAGGCAGCTTTGTCTCTGGCTACTGGTGAATATTTTACAATTCTAGGATCAGACGACTATATTTCGGAAGATTATGTATCAAATTTCATGAAAAAGATTTTAGAATCCGAAGAAACCATTTTGGTTTTACAAAGCGGAATTAAAGGCATAGACGATAAGTCAAATTTGATCGACCAAGATGTTTCTCACATTTATTCAAGTATAGAGGAATTTAAAGAACTCCTGCTGCAAAGATGTCCAGTAACAACTCCGTCCGTAGTTTATAAAACAGAGCTTCACGGAAAAGGAATTGTAAGATGGCTGGCTAGCGAATATCTTGGGGCTGCCGATTATGATCTTTATTTTAATTTGGCTGATAATGACGTTTATATCCATCCTGTCGGGGAGTGGCTTGGGTATTATTATCGCTGGCACCAAGACCAGGCAACATGGGGGATGCAAAAACAACCTCTAAATTACGACTTTATGCTCCAGAATCAATGGAGAGAAAAGTGGGGAATGTGAAAGTAAGAGTTGTTGACTATATTGCTAACAAAATTGATGAACTTGGTGTAAGGGATGTTTTTACTCTTACCGGCGGCGGTGCAATGTTCCTCAATGATTGTATTGCAAAACACCCAAATCTAAGAGCTATTTGTAATCACCACGAACAGGCTTGCGCCATGGGTGCGGTAGGCTATGGAAAATACACTAACAATTTTGGTGTATCAATAGTGACCACTGGTTGTGGCAGCACTAACGCTCTGACTGGATTATTGGAAGCGTGGCAAGATAATGTCAAATGCTTGTTTATATCGGGACAAGTAAATAAATCACAAACTACTCATAATATAAACGTACCACTAAGACAACTAGGTGTCCAAGAGGCTAATATCGTTGATGTAGTAAGACCGATATGTAAATATGCAATTATGATAACAGACCCAAACAGGGTAAAGTTTGAGGTAGAAAAAGCAATTCATATCGCCAGTGAAGGACGCCCCGGACCAGTTTGGCTAGATATCCCATTGGATGTACAGGGGGCTTTTATTGACGTTGATGATTGTCTTTCTTATCCCATTAGGAGAAATAACCACATAAAGAAAAAAATAACCCCAAGCGAGTGCGAATCCTTATCTGAGATGTTTGATAAAGCCGAACGCCCAGTGGTTTTAGTTGGGAACGGTGTTCGCCTAGCTGATGCCACGGAACAACTCAAAACATTTGTTGAAAAATATAATATACCCACGGTAGCTACTTTTCTTGGCGTTGATCTACTAGAGAGTGATCACCCCTTGATGATCGGGAGGGTTGGAATCAAAGGGAATCGTGCAGCAAATTTCGCAATGCAAAACTCGGATCTTTTGATAACTATCGGTACTCGCTTAGGTGTTCCTGTGACTGGGTATAATTATGAGACCTTCGCTAGAGAGGCAAAGATCGTAGTTGTAGATATTGACAGAGAAGAACACCGGAAAAACACAATCAAAATAGATAAACTGATTGGCTCCGATGCTAAGAACTTTTTAGAAATTATAAAGTTTAATAAAAAGGTTACCAAAGAATGGTCAGACACATGTTTGAGGTGGAAGAAAAACTGGAGAGTATGTAATCCGGAATGGAGCAAAGACAAAGAAGGAATAGATCTATATTATTTTATGGATCATCTCTCAAGGCAGAATAAAGATGACTCGGTTGTTGTATCTGATGCAGGATCCGCATACTATGTTCCTTCTCAATTTCTGGATATTAAAAAAGAACAAAGATATGTAACGTCTGGAGCACAAGCAGACATGGGGTTTACGATCCCCGCCGCCATTGGGGTTAGTGTTGCAAGGGGAGATAAAGAGGTTATAGGAATTACAGGCGATGGATCTTTCCAAACAAACATCCAAGAACTTCAGACAATAAAACATTATAACCTACCGATAAAACTTTTCGTGTGGAACAATCACGGATATTTGTCTATCAGAACAACACAGAGAAAGTTTTTTGATGGCAGATTTATAGGTGTTGACGGCGATTCTGGAGTGTCACTTCCAAACATAGAAAAAATTACCGACGCCTACGGGCTGAAGTATTTTAAGATTGAAACTGTTGAGGGGTTGGAAGATGGCATACAAAAGGTTCTGAATTATGATGGTCCAGTTGTGTGTGAGGTGATGTGTCAAAAATGGCAAGAAGTTGTTCCAACGCTTATATCGACAAAGACAAAAGACGGAAGAATCGTGTCTAGACCATTCGAAGATATGTATCCGCTCTTAACTAGAGAAGAATTTTACGATAACATGATTATCGAGCCTATAAACTATGAGGAATAAAAAATGGCAACCGACCCAAAAAAGACAACTATTTTAACACTAAGGAGGCACAAGAGACAAGAAAAGAAATCTGTATTTGTGACCGCCTATGATTATCCACAGGCACTACTCGCTGACAAGGCGGGAGTTGATGGGATACTTGTTGGCGATTCTTTAGGGATGACCACCTTGGGTCATAAAACAACTATACCAGTTACAATGGACGCTATGATTCTGCACGCCGAAGCAGTTGCCCGTGGAGCCAAGAGTGCTTTTCTGGTGGGAGACATGCCTTACATGTCTTATCAAGCTTCAAACAGCGAAGCAGTACATAATGCTGGTCGGTTTATTCGGGCTGGCATGGATTCTGTCAAAGTCGAGGGAGCGATGGTGGATCGTATCAAAGCAATTGCTGATGCCGGAATTCTCGTTCAGAGTCACTTAGGTCTCACCCCTCACACAAGAGCAAAGTTAGGTGGCTATAGAGTTCAGGGAAAAACTGCGGAGAGCACAGAAATTATTCTTAATCAAGCACTCGAACTACAAGAGGCCGGATGTGCCTTCCTTCTGTTAGAGGCGATGCCAAGAGAATCAGCACAAGCAGTAGCGAAAGAGTTGAGCATCCCGGTGTATGGTATTGGCGCTGGGGATTTGGTGGATGGTCAGCTTGTTATTATGCACGACTTGGTTGGGTTATTTTGGGAGTTTAAGTCCAAGTTTGTTAAGAGATACTGCGAGGCTGGAGCCATTATTCAAACGGCTTTGGAACAATATGCCGAAGAAGTTCGCAATGGAGTGTTTCCCTCAGAAGAAAACTTCTATGAAATTAAAGATGAGGAGCTTGAGAAACTTCTTTCTAATGCAAAATGGAAGTATGAAACCGATCAAGGATTTCCAACTAACCATAGTCCAACTCCAAACACAGTAACCCCTAAAGAAGATATTTTCAATAATAAAAAATGAAGGTCCTAATAACTGGGCGAAACGGTTTTTTAGCAAAAGAGTTATACGAGAAATTTGACGATCTTGATATAACTTGTGCCGGAAGAAAAGAAGTAAACTTAACGGACAGTCAGTCTGTAAGAATATTCTTGCAACAAAACAGGTTTGATGCCGTCGTACACACTGCCATAATCGGAGGCAGAAGAAACGAAACAGATACTCTCCAAACCTTTGTTGACAACATTTCGATGTTTAATAATTTGGTAGCAAACAGGCATTCTTTTGGAAAACTAATCAACTTCTGTTCTGGGGCAGCTTTCGGAAAAAATGCTGATATATACAAATACCAAGAAAACAGAATTTACTCATTTACACCCTCTGATTATTATGGGATGTCGAAAAACATAATCGCCCGTGAGTGCGATAAATTGTTTGATGTTTATAATCTTAGGTTGTTCGGGTGCTTTGGGTTTCATGAAGCAAAAACTAGGTTTATAAAATCTTCCATTTTAAGGGCTTTAAAAGGAGAGCCAATATTAATTCATAAAAATAAGATGATGGATTTTGTTTCATCAGATGACGTGGCAACTGTTGTTCGTCACTATTTGGAAAATGATCCAGGGAAAGATTATGAAAATATCAACATATGCTACAAAGAAAAACATACATTAAGGAATATAGCAGCAGAGATTGTAACTTTAACAAATTCTAGTTCTGATATAATATTAGAAGAAGATGGGTTTGCAAACACCTATACTGGGTGTAGTGATAAATTGGAAACTCTTGGTCTTGACCTACAGGGTCTTGTTGTAGGGTTGAGAAATTTGACGGAAAGATTAAGTGAATAAGCTAGAAGAGATACTTTCACTTGTAAGAGAGTACGCAGAAGAAAATCTCCTCAAAAAATCATGGGAGGAGGGTGATTGGATTAATTATTCTGGTCCTAATTTTTCTTCGGATGAGTATGCGGCCGCCGTAGAAACACTACTGGACGGATGGCTTGTTATAGGAAAAAGATCTAGGGAATTTGAGAATAGATTTCCATCGCACCTGGGCAAGAGGTACGGAATTCTGACAAATTCTGGCAGTTCTGCTAATCTTGTAATGGTACATGCCTTTACAAGCAAGCAAAAGTTTATGAAGAAATATCACCTCCCAAAGGGGAGTAAAATCATCACGCCTGTAGTTTGTTTCCCTACTACGATTAATCCTATTATTCAGGCAGGATTCGAGCCAGTATTTGTTGATGTTGACTTACCATCTCTTAATCTAAATTTAGACGAAGTAGAAAGATTATTAGAAACAGACAAAGACATAAAAGGACTAATGTTCGCTCACGTTTTAGGAAACCCACCAGATATGGACAGGGTTATGAGTTTGGTTGAGAAATATGATCTAATATTTCTAGAAGATTCGTGCGATGCCTTGGGGTCTTTTTATGACGGAAAACCTTTGGGGTCTTTTGGCCATGCCTCTTCGTGTTCGTTTTATCCAGCGCACCATATGACAATGGGGGAAGGAGGTTTTGTAGCAACAGATGACCCAAGAATCCGAAGGGTTCTGGCAAGCTTTAGAGATTGGGGTCGTGCTTGTTACTGCAACGAGAAAAAGCCAGGAGATGTTACAGACGGCACAGCCTGTGGAAACAGATTTAGAGAGTGGTTAAGAGATGGCAATCAGAGTTTTGTTTATGATCATCGATATGTGTTTGATGAGGTAGGCTTTAATCTAAAACCATTAGAGCTTCAGTCAGCAATAGGACTTGAACAAATAGAAAAACTTCCATCAATGGATTCTGCTCGGCGCAAGAACTTTCTTCGCCTCAAGGAAATATTTTCAAAATATAACGAATATTTTATGCTTCCAACTGCAACTCCAAAATCAGATCCCTGTTGGTTTGGGTTTATGACGACAGTAAAACAAAACAACAAGTTCACAAAACAGGATTTGGTTGAGTATCTGGAAGAACACAAGATCCAGACAAGATCATATTTCACAGGTAACTGCTTATACCACCCAGCATATAAGGAATATGCTTCTAAATATGAAAACCTTATAGAAAGATTTCCAAACGCTCACGTTGCTACCGTTGATACTTTTTTTATGGGAACCTTCATTGGGATAACCGACCAAAAGTTGGATTATATTGAAAAAGTTGTTGACAACTTCTTCGAGAGGGTGTAATATGAAAATAGTATATATTACTGGTTGTCTTGGTTTTATTCCATCGTATTTTACGAAAAAGTGCCTAGAAAGAGGATGGATGGTTTATGGTGTAGATAAAGTTACTTACGCCGCAAATACAAAAATTCTAAAAGAGTTCCAGACTTATGAAAACTTTAGGTTTAAACAGGAAGATATTAAAGATCTGGATGTTTTATACGATTGCGATTATGTTGTCAACTTTGCAGCAGAATCACATGTTGGTAACAGTATTATAAACAGCGATGAATTTATAAACACTAACATCGTGGGTACAAAAAACCTTTTAGACTTAGTTAGGTTTAAACCAATAAACTGTGGAGAGAGACCAATCTTTTTACATGTAAGTACTGACGAGGTTTACGGAGATATAGAAGAAGGGTCTCACAAAGAGACAGACTTGTTACACCCAAGCAATCCATATTCGGCAGCCAAAGCAGCAGCAGATATGCTGGTCTTTGCCTGGGCAAGAACTTATGGTATTAAATATTTGATAGCCAGACCAACAAACAATTACGGTATGAGACAATATCCAGAAAAGCTTATACCTCTCAGTGTGAAGAATCTGTTGCGTGACAGGAAGATTTGGCTCCACAACAACGGAACACCTGTAAGGAACTGGCTTCACGCAGATGACACGGCTGAAGCAATCATGACTCTTATTGATTCTGGGGTAACAAATGATATTTTCAACATTGCCGGCGATTTTGAGCAAACAAACGCAGAAACTGTCCGAAAGATTATCAAGTCATTCTATGGAACAGATGACGACTGGGAAAAGTATGTTGATTATTCATATGAGAGAGAAGGTCAGGATATGAGATATTGTTTAGATGACAACAAAATAAGATCTCTTGGTTGGACACCTAAGAAGATATTTGATGAAGAAATAGACGAAATAGTTTCTTTTTATAAGAAAAATTTTATATGGTAAGAAAATGAGATTAGATTACAAAGATATTATTAATAAACACAAAGGAAAGCCGTGTGTGGTTGCTCTCCATGGACCCAGTTTATCACCACACATAGATGAAATTCAAAACCTCCAAAAACAGGATAAAATAATAAGAATTTCTGTAAATGAGTGGTTTGATTTCTTTAAAGAAAAGCCAGATTATTGGGTAATTTCCAATGCCGAGCTTAATATTAGGGACTCAGTATTAAACGAGAACATTTGGAAAATGAGAGGATACCCACCAGATGTTTTTAATACTCAGGGGGTACCTCTATTATATAACAGAACAGCCGATTTGACAGATCCAGATTTTGTAGATAAGAACTTAAAGTGTGATTATCTTCCGTTCGATAATAGACACTTTAAAGGACATAAGTGTCTGGACATTTTGAAAAACTTTAAAAAATATCACGATGAAAACAGGAATCTAGATTTTAGAATGTACGGGAATAATGCCCAAATGTGGCAACTCCCAGATACAAGAAGTGTAAACCCACACTGTGCTCAGGTACATGGGGTCGTTGCGGGCGGCTGGTCACGCTTTGGAAAGTGTTGTCATTTGATGCAGGAAACAACTATACAAGAAAAATTACAAGAGATAACTGGACACCCCCAACATATGGGCGTTGGACAGACGGTAGGATTGTTTTGTGTTATGTTTGCTGTTATGATGGGGTGTAATCCAATATATGTTACCGGACTTGATTTAGACTATACGCTTGGGTATGCTGAAGGTGCCGACAAGCCCTATTATGTTCCTAACCCAGGTAACGTTGGACACTGGCGTCACGTCTTCCAAGAATTTCTAACAGATGATATGAGGATTTTGCGTGAGAGTGCAGATTTAAATGGTATAGAAATTATTAACCTTAATAAAAACGCATGGTATGATGTGTTTAAGAAAGGAGACTTAGGTCTATGAGTGTTTTTGTGATTGCTGAGGTTGGAATTAACCACAACGGGAGTCTTGATATTGCGAAGCAGCTAATTGATGCCGCCGTCGAGGCTGGCTGTGATGCTGTTAAGTTTCAAAAGAGAACGGTGGATGTTGTATACACCAAGGAGGAGTTAGACAAGCCGAGGGAGAGTCCGTGGGGAACTACAAACCGTCAACAAAAATATGGACTGGAGTTTACCAAGGAAGATTACCAAGAGATCGATCAATATTGTAAAAATGCGGGCATCGAGTGGCTTGCATCTGCATGGGATGTAGAAAGTCAGAAGTTTCTACGTCAGTTTGATTGCAAATATAATAAAGTGGCGTCAGCAATGTTGACACATAGAGAATTGTTAAAAACGATTGCTTCGGAGAAGAAACATACGTTCATTTCGACTGGAATGAGCACCCTGGAACAGATTGATAAGGCTGTACAGATCTTTGAGGACGCTGATTGTTCGTATGAACTCATGCACTGCAATAGTACCTACCCAATGCCGGTCGAAGATGCAAATTTAAAGGTTATGCACACTCTTCAGGAACGCTATAATTGTAACGTTGGATATAGTGGTCATGAGAGTGGTGTTATCGTTAGTTGTGCGGCAGTTGCTATGGGTGCCTCATCTCTTGAGCGCCACATCACACTTGATAGAGCAATGTATGGATCGGATCAGTCAGCTTCTCTGGAAATTGGAGGACTGAATAAATTGATGGAGTATGTCAGAGATATTACAAAATCTATGGGCTCACCGGAAAAAAGAGTGATGAGGACAGAGGTGGACATTGCCGAAAAACTCAGAAAGTTTGACACCCTGTGAGACAAATTTCTGCCCTCATTCCTGCAAGAGGTGGAAGCAAGGGAATACACAAAAAGAATATAAAGCTATTACATGGGCATCCTCTAATAGCCTATTCTATAATCGCTTGTAAAATGTCGGATATGATTGGTAGAATTATAGTATCTACCGATGATGAAGAAATAGCCGAGGTGGCGCTGAAATACGGAGCAGAAGTGCCATTTATGCGACCCGCTGAATTGGCAACCGACAAGTCGAGGGACATGGAAGTCATTAAACACTATTTTGATGTAACTGGCGATGCAGATGTTGCATACATTAGACCAACAACGCCCTTGAGAGATCCAAAATTTATTGATGAGAATATTAGAGAATATTTTCATACAAAAATATTGTGCTCAACGGGGGTTCGGTCCATGCATGAATTGCCAGAATCGCCGCACAAGATGTTCCAAATAGACAAAAATGGTTATTGCCGTGGTTTTTTTGATGATTTCGATGGGATAAAAAACTACACAAACTTACCGAGACAAATATTTCCGAAAGCATATCAACCAAATGGGTATTTGGATATTGTTAAAAGAGCCACTCTTGATGTTGGCGATACGTTCGGAGATAACATTTTGCCCATTGTGACGGAGTTTGTCATAGAGGTTGATACACCATTTCAATTCGAACTTCTTGAGAGTCAACTTAATTCAAAGGGTCATGTTTTATTGGGTGAATTAAAAAATGAGCATTGAGACAAAACATAGAAAAATTAATGCTGGATATAAGCTAGAAGAAACAGAACTCAATGACCGCCGCCACGAGTTAGAAACAAAAGCCAACGGACACCAAGTCCCTGTCGTTTGGGATAGTGCTATCGACTATAACGTTTTCGACAAGCAGGGTAATAAATGGATTGATATGACTGCCGGCATCTTTGCGGCAAACGCAGGACACTCCAACCCAAAGATTAAAGAAGCTATTCAGAACCAACTGGATAAAAACCTTATTTTCGCTTATCAATATATAACGGAGATAAGACAGCAGTTTGTCGAAAAGCTTTTGGATAGCTCCCCAGATCATTTTGATAAAACCATCCTGATGAATACAGGCTCAGAAGCCACGGACGTAGCCTATAAACTGATCAAGTTATGGGCAAAGAAAAACAACAAGAAATATATTGTTACTTTCAATGGAAGTTACCACGGGCGGGTTCTTGGGTCTGCTTTAGTGTGCGGATCAAAGGGGGCAGCAGATTGGTCTTCGGTAGTTGATGACGATGTTATATTTATAGATTTCCCGACAGACCAGGGTGCCGAGTTTGATCCCACAATATTGGGAGATCCCGCTAATATTGCTGCATTTATGATTGAAACATACCAAGGGTGGGCAGCGTGGATGTACCCTCCTCAATATATCCAGGCGCTCTATAAATTTGCCAGAGATAACGGAGCCCTTATTTGTTTTGATGAAGTTCAGGCAGGGTTTTACCGCATGGGTAAAATGTACGGCTATATGACTTATGGAGAAAACATCAAGCCTGATCTGATATGTTTAGGGAAGGGTATTTCATCCTCTTTGCCGATGGCTGCTGTCCTTGGTACAGAGGAGATTATTGATGTTGATTTAAACGCAAACTTGAGCGGAACTCATGCTGGTAATGCGCTAGGGTCTGCTGCTTGCTTGGCAAACCTTGATATATTAACCGACGAAGAGTTTCAAAGGGAATTAAAAGAAAGAGTTAACGCATTTGAGAGAAGAAGTCAAGACCTGTTAAAATATCAATGCGTGGAGGCTATCAACGCCAGGGGCATCGTCGCAGGTATTGTATTTGACACAACAGAAAGAACAAACAAAATAGTGTTTGACTGTATTGAGCATGGAGTGCTTCCTGTTTGCACATTTAGAGAATCAATTAAGCTTGGTCCACCACTAACGATACCAGTAGATGCTATTCATGAAGCTTTTGATGTTATAGAAGAGTGCATCCAAAGGAACCAGTAATGCACCCGAATCTTTTGGCTTATGACGACCATGAGGTTTTTGATTCTAAAGAGAACATCTCTGTTTATCGAGCCTCAAAATTGAAGGGAGTTCGGAAGAATATCTCTTTCATAAAAAACAACTTTGACAAAAAGTTAAGAGTGCTTGAGATAGGGTCCGGAAACTCAAAATTCTTATACGCCCTAGAAATAGAAAACATGCTAGATGAAGGGTATGGATTTGAGGTGAGTAAAAGCAGAAATAGGTTCGCCGATGAGTGGAAACGGGATTTGGGGATTGAAAATGTTCATAACATCAAAGAGGACATTTTAAAAACAAGGTTTGACAGATTACCAACTTTTGATCTCGTTTATTGTGTAGATCTAGCCTTTCAGTTTTTGGAACCAATTGAATCAGAGGGCGATTTAAAAATTCTAAAGTCGATTTATGGTCGCTTAAAAAACGGTGGCAAAGTAGTATTAGAGCTTGACTGTCACGAAAGACTTGTTAATAAAATGGAAGACGGAAAAATAAAAACATGGCAAGAATTTAAAGAACCAGATCCTTGGCAATATCTTCTTTGGGACTGTAACCTAAAGAATAATCACCTAACCTTGAATAAAACATTCATAAAGAGAAACCTCTCAGAGACATCAAAAAGTAATGTGGTATTAAAAAATTATCAACGCTCTGATATACTTCATTTACTGTTCTTAGCTGGATTTGATAATATCCAAATATTTGAAAGCTGGAATAAGGATGACGACTTATTAGAAGATGAATTTATTGTGATTGGTGAAAAGAATGCTTAATATACGACACACTGGTATTGTTGTTAGTGACGCAGAGAAGTCAATAGATTTCTACACTAACCTTTTGGGATTTAGAATCAAGAAGGATATGATGGAGTCGGGAGATTATATTGATAATTTTTCTGCCCTCAAGAACGTCAGGGTTCGCACAATAAAAATGACGCTAGAGAATGATGATATGGTAGAACTTCTCTGGTACGAAACACACCCAGAAGAGCCTGATATGAGCCGACCAATAACCAGAATCGGATGTTCTCATTTTGCGATGACAGTAAAAAATTTAGATGAAACCTATGAAAGATTAGTGGAGGCAGGAGTTTATTTTAACAGCCCACCCCAGTTATCTCCTGATGGGTTTGCTAAAGTTACATTTTGTAAAGATCCTGATGGCAGTCTAATAGAACTAGTAGAGGAACTGCGTTGAGTTATTTGGATAGCGTATTCTCCTTATCTGGTAAGGTGGCTGTTGTTACTGGTGCCAACGGAGGTATTGGGCAAGCAATAACCTTATCTCTTGCGGAAGCAGGAGCCAGCAAGGTTTACGCACTAGATTTGGAAAGCAATGCCGAATGGCCAAATAGTAACATTGAGAACTTTTCCATAGACCTGCGAGACGAAAATCAGATTAATAATTTTGCCGAACAAGTTAGTCTGAAGCACCCTCGTGGGGCAGACATTTTGGTCAATTGTGCCGGAGTTACGTTTACTAATGATTTTTTTAACTACTCTAACGAAGATTGGGACATGACATATAAGGTTAATTTACTAGCCCCATATTTACTCTCAAGGAGTTTGGCTAAAAATATGCTCGGGGGCTCTATTATAAATATAACGAGCCTAAATGCCGAACTAGCCTTTCCCAATAATCCAGCTTATGTTACCACAAAACATGGCTTAAAGGGTTTAACAAAAACTTTAGCCCTTGAGTTGGGGAGAAAAAATATTAGAGTAAACAACGTTGGTCCTGGCTATATCAAAACAGAAATGACAAAGAAGAGTTGGTCAAATGATACAATCCACGAAGAGAGGAAAAAGAAAACTTTTCTTAATCGCTGGGGGACACCAACAGATATTGCAGGGACTGTATTATTCCTAGCATCTGACGCCTCTTCTTATATTACAGGACAAGACATTTATGTTGACGGCGGCTGGACCGCAAAGGGGTTATAAAATGACATTAGAGATGACACATGTTGATAAAGGCTGGGGCTGGGAAAGATGGATCGTCAACAAAGAGGAGTATTGCGGAAAACTTCTATTCTTCAATAAAGACAAGCGATGTTCTTGGCACTATCACAAACTAAAGGACGAAGTATTCTATCTTCAGTCCGGTAAGATGTTGATCAAATATGGTGATGATGACAGCTTGGAGGATGCGAACGAGCTTATCCTTAATGCAGGTGACAATTTTCATGTATATAGAGGGCTTAGACATCAGATGATCGCCTTAGAAGACTCAGAACTTTTTGAGTTTTCAACACAGCATTTTGACAGCGACAGTTATAGGGTGGTGAAAGGTGACTAAAAAGATAAAAGTAAATTTGTTTGATAGCCTCGCACCACCCCACTACGATGAATATTGGGGCTGTCAAAATTTCTCTAGTGAATTTGAACCAACAAAGATTGAGTGGCTTAAACAAGGAACAGGGCTCGGACACCCAGAATTTGATGGAGTAACTGTATTTACAGACAAAGATTTATTGTCCCCCTGGGTTGATAATGTAAAAAGTAAATACAGGGTTGCCTGGATTGTGGAATGCAGAGGTGTTCACTCGTTTGCATATGACCACATAAAATTTGTGGAACACAAGTTTGATCATGTTTTTACCTTTGACAGGGAGCTTTTAGAAAGCAGCCCGAAATATGTTAGGAATTTGATTGCAACTTCTCGTGTTTCTGACGAGGATGCGGGACTACACAAGAAGAACAAGATGTTATCACTTATTGCCTCAAAACAGACAATGACCCGTGGCCACCGCCTTCGACACAAAATAGCAAATGCTATAAAGGATAAATACGATGTTGACCTGTGGGGAGGAGCATATAAGCCTTTTGGAAAAGGCAACATAGGACTGACCGCCGGAGCTATTCGAGAAGGAAAGACCGAGCCCCTAAAAGATTATCGCTTTAGTATCACAGTGATGAATTCAAAAGAGGAAAACTATTTTACAGAAACACTCGTTGATGTTTTTCGCCACGGCACTATTCCTATATTCTGGGGCTGCCCAAATGTGGGAGAGTTTTTTAACGAGAAGGGAATTCTACAATTTGACACAGGGCAACAGTTGGTAGAAATACTCGATAACCTATCAGAAGATTTATATAACAGTAAACTAAAATACGTCAAGGAAAATTTTGAAATTGCAAAAAAATATGTGTCTATGGACGATACGTTTGCGGAGAATTTAATAAAAACTATACCGGAGCTTTTAGATGACTAGAAAATATTTGCCTACCTTATCCGAATTGATCGATAGGCTATCCATTGCCCAACTAAAAGAAGTGTTCATAACCGATCATAAAGAAGAATACGCAAAAGAAATTTCCGATATCTGTCACGACATCCAGCTAATTTTAGATAAAGCTGATGTTATTGATGCGGATACTATTCGTGCTATCGTTGTTCTTGCTCAAATGAATTTACATATTTGGCACAATGAATCAAATTATAGGAAGGGAATCAAGGACGGTAACAATCTCGAACTAACACATGGGCTAAACGGAATCAGAAACACGGCGAAAAATAAAATTCAAGAACTTGCAGGCGGAAGAAAAGATTATAAGATCGATTGTTTAGCGGCTGAGTTTAAAGATTGGGACATCAGTTGGTAAACAACACATTCCCAGAAGTTGGAGTTTTTGATTCTGACATGTTCCGAGACTATCGGGGCGATATTTGGACAACTTATAAAAAGAAAACATCCGCAATAAAACTAGATTTTATTCATGATAAATTTTCATCTTCTAGGAAGAGTGTGATTCGTGGAATCCACGGAGATTATAAAACTTGGAAGATGGTTAGTTGTATACACGGAGAGATTTATTTTGTTGTGGTTGATAACCGCCCCGACTCAGAAACATACCTCCAGTGGGATTGGATGATACTTGACGACAAAGAAAGAAAACAAGTTTTACTTCCGCCCGGCTTCGGAAATGGGTTTTGTGTGATGAGCGATACAGCCGTTTTCAGTTATAAGCTCGCATACGATGGAGAGTATTCTGACGTTGATCAACAATTTACCTTAAAATGGAACGATCCTCGTGTTAACATAGACTGGCCAACCAGTAATCCAATATTACAAGCGAGAGACAAATGAACATTCCAAATCATCTTAAAAAAGTTAGAAAGGTTTCTTTGAGTCCTCAAGAACTTATTGATTTTGAGTCTAAAGTTAGAGATACTTATGAGGCGGGAAAAGTCAAGGGACCAATCCACCTCGCCAAGAATAACGAAGAACAACTGATAGAAATATTTCAGTACATAAGTCCAGATGATTGGGTTTTTGTCCCCTGGAGAAATCACTACCACGCTCTTTTACATGGAGTTGATCCAGAAAAGCTGTTTAATTCTATTGTAGAAGGTAGAAGCATGGGGACAAACAACATAAAGCCAAACTTTTATGCCTCTTCTATTGTGGGTGGCATTATACCTCTAGCTTTAGGTACCGCTCTTGCGCTAAAAACAAAGGGGTCCAATAAAAGGGTTTGGTGTTTTGTAGGCGATATGACGATGGAAACTGGTGTGTTTCACGAGGCATACAAGTACGCAAAAAATTTCAATCTCCCCCTTCAGTGGGTGGTCGAAGATAACAATATGAGTGTTCATACACCAACCGAGATGGCATGGGGCAAAAAACAAGAAGCACCTGATGGTGTCATTTATTACAAGTATGAAATGGAGTACCCCCATCACGGGACAGGAAAGTGGGTCAATTTTTAAATGAGTTATAAGAGTGAACTTATTAGGTCGATGGAGTGGTTATCTCGGAAAGAAGATACAATCTTTTTAGGACAAGCCTGCAAGGTTAGCGGACACGCAATCTCCAGCACTTTAGAAAAAGTCCCAGACGAAAAAAGAATTGAATTACCAGTTTTTGAAGAAACACAGATGGGTATTTCAACCGGAATGGCCCTGGAGGGTTATGTACCCATAACAATGTATCCTCGCTTCGATTTCTTTATTCTTGCCTGTAATCAATTGGTTAACCATTTAGATAAAATGAGGGACATGTCAAAGGGTGATATGACACCTCGTGTTATTATTCGGGTTGCTATAGGGTCAAAGAATCCAATTGATGCAGGTCCACAGCACACCCAGAACCACACTGAAGCCCTTCGTAAAATGTTAACAGAGGTAGAGGTCGTAGAACTTTATGAGGCAGAGGATATATTCGCAGAATTTAAGAACGCTTACGAGCGATTAGATTCAAAATCAACACTTCTTGTAGAATATGGAGAATTCTATGGGACAAAGTAAATTCACATGGCCTCTAATAAACGACAATATTACAGAATCAGATAAATACGCACTTATTGACTGGTTAAAAGAACCAAACGTTCGCTTCACTCAGTCAAAATATGTGCGAAAGTTTGAGGAAGAGTGGTCAAAATGGCTTGGCGTAAAATATACTGTATTTGTCAACTCCGGAGCGTCCGCCAATTATATTATGGCATCTATCCTCAAAGAAATGAAAGGTAGAGGGGAAGTTATTGTTCCGCCCATAGGTTGGGTGTCTGATATTGCCCCTATTGTAAATCTTGGCATGACGCCAGTCTTTGTTGATGTTGACATGAGCAGTATGGCTATTACTGCTGAGAATATTAAAAATGCTATAACCGACAGGACGATTGGCATTACTTTGGTTCACGCTCTGGGGTTTGATGGACTTACAGATGAGCTTGTAAAAATAGCAAAAGAACACGATTTAATTCTTATTGAGGATTGTTGTGAGTCACATGGCGCAACCCATAATGGAAGACTTGTTGGTTCTCATGGGTTGATGTCAAACTTTTCATTTTATTTTGGGCACCACATCACTACCGTAGAGGGAGGAGTTGTTTGCACTAACGATGAGAAAGTTTATGAGCTTGCAAAAATGTTTAGATCTCATGGTATGATTAGAGAAGCTGACACTAAATTACAAGAATATTATGAAAAAAAGTATCCCGATTTAAATCCGCTGTTTACATTTGCTGTCCCTGGTTATAATTTAAGAAATACTGAGTTTAATGCTGTATTGGGGTTGCAACAAATAAAGCGTTTAGATCAGGCGTGTAAAATAAGGTCTTTCAATCTTGGTATATGGTTGGAGTTTTTGGATAGTAAAAAGTATTATACCGATTTCAAGTTTGATGGAAACAGTAATTTCGCACTACCGCTCATCTTGTTAGACAAGGACAAAAATAGAATGAAAAATGTGGAAAAAACCCTTCGCACTATGGGTGTCGAATATAGGATAGGAACAGCAGGCGGGGGAAACCAAGCCCGTCAACCATATCTGGAGGGATATAGACATAGAGTTGTTGGCGACCTTAAAAATGCAGATCATATTCATGATTTCGGTCTTTATGTGGGTAACCATACAGATCTAACGGAAACACAAATTAGAGAACTATGTGAGGCTTTGAATGTTTGTTGATTATAGAGATAAAAAAGTTTTAGTTACCGGCGGCACAGGTATGATTGGTCGCCAACTCGTGGATCTTTTAGTTGAGCGTGGTGCAGAAGTATCAGTGGTATCCTTGGACCCTCCAGCAGGACTGCCTCAGTCAGTAAAATTTGTCCACGGCAATCTTACAGAGTTTGCTGTGTGTAAGAGTTTATGTGAGGGTATGGATTACGTTTTCAATCTAGTTGGCGTAAAGGGGTCCCCAAAGATGTGCAAGGAGCAGCCAGCCGATTTTATGGTTCCAATGTTACAATTCAATACCAATATGATGGAAGCTGCAAGGTTGGCAGGTGTTGACTGGTATCTTTATACAAGTAGTGTGGGAGTTTATCACCCAGCAGAAGTTTTTAAAGAAGACGATGTTTGGTCCACTTTCCCGTCTGAGAATGACAGATTTGCAGGATGGGCAAAAAGGATAGGAGAGCTTCAGGCTGAAGCTTATAAAATTCAATATGGTTGGGACCGTGTTTCCATCGTGCGCCCAGCAAACGTATACGGACCATATGACAATTTCGACCCAGAAAACGCCATGGTTATCCCATCTCTAATCAGGAAAGCATATGAAAACGATAAGCTGGAAGTTTGGGGTGACGGGTCCCCGATAAGGGATTTTATTCACTCCAGAGATGTAGCACTTGGGATGTTGCACATGGTAGAAAATGAGGTAAACGTCCCAGTCAATCTTGGCTCTGGAGAAGGGGTAACCATTAAAGAAATTGTTGATATCGTGGTAGAGAAATGTCCGAAGGATATTGAAGTTGTTTGGGACACCACGAAACCGACGGGGGACAAGAGAAGGATTCTTGATTCCACTCGTGCGAAAGAGGTCGGATTCGAGACAACCATTAGCCTGTCTGACGGAATTGAAGAAACTATTGAATGGTTTGAGAAAAATAGGAGTGTAATCGATGACAGACACAACGCTTTCAGGAAGTAGAGTTTTAGTAACGGGAGCAGGAAGCGGACTTGGTAAATATATTGCATCACAGATAGAATGTGTGGCAATGACACGAGAAAACTGCCAAGAGATTTTATCCAAGTACAAAACAAAGCCGTTCGATCTCATTATTCATTGTGCCTTTAATTCGACCAAAGATACGAATGATTATTATGGATTGCTTGAGGATAATGTTTTTCTAACGAGAAGTGTATCATTGTTACCTCATCATAAATTTGTATTTTTATCCTCTATTGATGTATATCGTGATGAAAGCAGCTTATATAAAACAACAAAATTAATGGCAGAGTCTATTGTTAAAAGGTTAACAACTAGAACTCTTATCCTTCGTTGCGGAGCTATTCTTGGAGAAACGATGAGAAAAAACAATTTTCGAAAGATCATCGAGGACGAAAACCCAGAAGTCTCTTTATCAGGAAAATCCACTTTCAATTATATTCTACAAGAAGATATTCTCAGTTTTATAAAGATGTCCTATATGAGCAAATATAATGGAATTGTTGACTTTATATCGTCGGGAAATGTTGATTTTAAGCAGGTAGCTGATCTTTTAAAGAAAGAGGTCAAGTTTGGAAAATACACCTACAAAACACCAAACCTACCTAACCAAGAGTTGGTAGAGGTTTTTCCAACGGCTGCCTTGTCGTCAGAAGATAATATTCGAAGATATTTGAGGAATAGAAATGAGTAAGAAAATACTTTTGTGCGGAGCCACTGGATTTATTGGCAGGAATCTCTTGGAACACTTTTATGGCAATCCCTTTTACAGTATTCGTGCAATTTACCACAAGAAGGAAGCACTTACTGAATATGATGTAGAGTGGTGCTATGCTGACTTGAATAATCCACATGATGTAGAGAGGGTAATGCAAGATGTCGATATTATCCTTCAGTTTGCTGCAACCACCTCCGGAGCCAAAGATATTACAACCAAGCCCTATATTCATGTGACAGATAATGCTGTTATGAACTCGTTGCTGTTAAGATCTGCATACGAAAATGGAGTAGAACATTTTGTTTTCCCAAGTTGTACAGTAATGTACCAACCAAGTGATATAGCTTTAACTGAAGAGGACTTTGATGGCAGCGATGAGATTCACTCAAAATATTTTGGCGTGGGAAACACCAAGGTTTATATCGAAAAAATGTGTGAATTTTATTCACGACTTGGAAGAACTAAGCATACGGTTTTAAGGCACTCAAATATTTATGGACCCTATGATAAATATGATTTAGAGAGAAGCCATGTCTTTGGTGCTACAGTTACAAAAGTTATGACAGCAGAAAATAAAGTGGTAATGTGGGGAACAGGAGAAGAGAAGAGAGATCTTCTTCATGTTGAGGATTTATGTAAATTCGTAGAGGCTGCCACACAAAAACAAAAAACAAGTTATGAGCTATACAACGTTGGGTTAGGGGAGGCTGTCGCCGTCCGTGATCTTGTTCAGAAAATTATTGATGCCTCTGGAAAAGATTTGGTAATTGAAAATGACTTATCTAAACCAACTATCAAAACAAGCTTGTTTTTAAACTGGAGTAAAGCGGTGCGAGAACTGGGGTGGAAACCAGAAATAAGCTTAGAAGAGGGAATTGAAAAAACTCTGAACTGGTATAAGGAAAATATAAAATGACCAAACGTGCCCTGGTAACTGGTATAACAGGAATGGTTGGCTCGCATTTGGCGGACTTTCTTTTAGAAAATACAGACTGGGACATTTATGGCTTTTGCCGCTGGAACGACAACTTTGAGAATTTAGAACATCTATTTGGGAGAATAAATTCCAAAGATAGGGTCCAACTTATATACGGCGACCTTAACGATCTTCCCTCTTTGTTGACGACTGTCGAAAACAGTGACCCGGATTATGTTTTTCATCTTGCGGCACAAAGCTATCCGAGGACAAGTTTCGACGCCCCTCTTGAAACATTTGAGACAAACATTCTTGGAACTGCAAAACTTTTGGAAGCCATAAGGGTTCTGAAGAAAAAACCAGTTATCCATGTTTGTGCTTCGTCGGAAGTTTTTGGGAGAGTACCAAAAGAATTTTTACCAATACACGAAGAAGTCAAATTTCACCCAGCGTCCCCGTATGCTATTTCCAAGGTTGGTACAGATCTTGTTGGTAGATTCTATGCGGAGGCTTACGGATTAACTGTTATGACAACTAGAATGTTTACTCACACAGGACCACGCCGTGGAGATGTTTTCGCAGAGTCAACCTTTGCTAAACAGATTGCGATGATTGAAGCAGGAATGTTGCCACCTGTTCTAAAAGTAGGAAACCTTGATTCTCTAAGAACTTGGTCTGATGTTAGAGATGCAGTAAGGGCTTACTATATGCTTGTTACAAAAAATCCAATAGCGGGGGAATATTACAACATTGGAGGGACTTTTAGCTGCACCGTAAAGGAGATGCTTGATTACCTCTTATCTCAGTCAACAGTGAAAAATATTAAGGTTGAGGTTGACCCTGATAGATTGAGACCAATCGACGCAGACCTACAGGTTCCCGATGCAACCAAATTTAAATCCCACACAGGCTGGTGCCCTGAAATCTCATTTGAAAAAACTATGAATGATTTGCTTAATTATTGGCGAGAAAGAGTGCAAAATGGTAGGGAGTTTTTGGCGAGGTAATGTCTAAGAAGGTTTTGATAATAGGCGAAAGCTGCAAAGATATATTTAACTATGGTAACTGCGACAGGTTATGCCCCGACGCACCTGTTCCTGTTTTCAACGGAATCAACACAGTAGAGACTAACGGTATGGCGATGAATGTTGCTCAAAATATCACATCTCTAGGGGTAGCGGTTGATATTCTCACGAACGATGGTTGGGAAAAATCTAAAAAAAGTCGTTATATTGATGACAAAACCAACCAAATGCTCCTCCGCATAGATGAAAATGACGAAGTTTCCCAACCTTTTGACGCATTTTTGCTAAAAGAAGAGGCGATAAGAGAATATGACGCAGTAATCATATCTGACTACTGTAAGGGGTTTTTGACGGAAAAATCAATGAAACAAATATCTCTTCTCAACCAGAATGTGTTTCTGGATACTAAGAGATTGTTGGGACCCTGGTGTGATAATATAGAATTTATAAAGATAAACTACTATGAGCATAATCGGACAAAACACTTACTTAACCAAAACATATATGACAAGTTGATTATTACGCTCGGCTCTGAAGGATGTAAATATCGTGACGAAGTATTTCCTGTTCCAAAGGTGGAAATCAAAGACTCTTCAGGTGGTGGTGATACATTTATAGCAGGACTTGTGGCAAAATATTTGGAAACAAACGATATTAAGGAAGCTATCAAGTTCGCCAATGAGTGTGCTACAAAAGTTGTCCAAAAGAGGGGTGTAAGTATCGTATGACTACAGTTTGGACAAATGGGTGCTTTGATGTTTTACATAGAGGGCACATTGAGATGTTTAAATATGCAAAATCTCTTGGAGATACGCTGATTGTTGGAATTGATACTGATGAAAAAGTCAAAGCTGTAAAGGGTAATGACCGACCTTTTAACAGCTTGGGGGATAGAATGTTTTTAGTATCTTCCATAAGGTATGTTGACGAAGTATATGATTTTGGGTCTAGAAAAGAATTAGAGAACTTAATAAAATTAACAAAACCTGATATTCTAGTTGTAGGATCTGACTGGAGAGGCAAAGAGGTTGTCGGCAGTCAGTATGCAGGCAGGGTTGATTTCTTTGACAGGATCGGCAATTATTCTACCACAAAAATACTGGAGAAACAGAAATTTTAGTTTACGTTGACATAGATGATACAATATGTACTTATGAGGGGGAAAGACATTATCCCTCTGCGATACCGATCATGAAGAACATCGAAAAGATAAACCAAATGTACGATAGTGGTGATACTATTGTGTACTGGACGGCTCGTGGCGGGACAACGGGAATAGATTGGACAGCCCTCACGCACGAGCAACTTAATGTGTGGGGAGCCAAATACCACGAAATAAAAATGTGGAAGCCTCCCTATGATATTTTTATATGTGACAAGGCTGTAAATACAGCAGATTTCTTTAAAGAAGGAGAATAAAATGAAACTTTCGAAACAAGCAGTTGGAGCACTTCTAATGACATTACAAAAATGTCTGGCGGAAGAAACCGACATAACTGAACTTTTGGCAAATTGGGACTTGTCCCTGAAGGGTGATGAATTATATGTAGACAATCCGCCACCTGTATATACCCCCCATACAGACACTGAAGCTGGAACTGAAAAAAGAGTTTTCGAGACAGAATAGTGCCTACCTATTGTTATAAGTGTCAAAGCTGTGATGCGATTTTAGAATTTCGTCATTCCTACAAAGAGCTAAAAACAGATTGCACAGAGTGTAAAAAGCCAACGCTAATTAAAATACTGAACACTCCTGTGAAAATATTGTCTAAAAAAACCAACAACCAGACAAAGACAGGTGCAGTTGTCCATACAACAATAGAAGAAATAAAAAACGAAATCAAACAAGAAAAAGAAAAGCTGAAGAAAAGAGAGAACAAATGATGGTCTGGATTTTAGCACTCTTGTTTGTTGCGTCTTTTGCGTGTTTTCTATTAATGGTTTGGTACGCCTCGCAACTTCTACAAAGGTTCAGATATATTAGCGAAAATAGTTCTAGTTTACTAGAGATCATTAAAAATTATAAAGATCATTTGCAAAAGGTTTACGACCTACCGATGTTTTACGGCGATGACACCCTGCGAGGATTACTACAACATACAAAAGATTTAGCTCAAGACTTAGACGATCTTAGCGAAATATTTTATTTGGGTGAAGAAAATAGAGGAGAAAAAATACATGAAGAAACCGAAGGGTAAACATTATTTCACTTCGGAAACAGAACAGGCAATAGTCAATTATTGCGCTACCGAGTGCCATACTATACGGACGGATTTGTATGTAAAACATATCCAGCCGGCGTTTAACGAAATGGTTGATAAAATTGTTTACACCTATAAATTTACTTCCTTGAGTAATATAGACAGCTTAAAGGATGATTGTAAAATTTGGCTCACAACAATTCTCGGCAAATTTAATCCGAACAAGGGCACCAAAGCCTTTTCATATTTTTCTGTTGTAACAAAAAACTGGTTTACACACAAGGCAAAAAAACAAAACATAAAAAACAAAAGAGAAATAAATTATGATGAAATGTATCGAGAGGTTGAGGCGATTGGAACCTCTGATAGCGATTTTTTGGACGACCAAGAAGAGAAGCAATTTTGGTCGTTGCTTTTGACCGAGGTTGAAAACTGGCAAAACCTTAAATTAAAAGAGAATGAAAAAAAGGTTTTAGATGCTGTTTTGTTACTAATGGAAAACATTGAGCAAATAGAAATCTTTAATAAAAAAGCAATATACTTATATCTCCGAGAAATTACGGGACTCAATACCAAGCAAATTGTAAGCTGCTTGAATAAAATGAGGTCAAGATATAAGATATTTAGAGAAAAATGGGATAGCGGAGAAATTATGTGAGAACCTATTTATTTATACTTAACGAGGACAAAGTATGAAAAAGGATCTCAACTCTCTTATCGAGCAAGCCCTAGATAATATAAATAACGACCGACAGACAACAGAAATTCTTCTGAGTCAACTTCGGGAATACATGGCTGTTCCGGGTAACCAAGATCGTTATTCGGATTCCGGGCCTATTGCTGCAAAATTTGTCGAAACACTACAAAGAAGTAATGAACAACTGGTCAAGTTAGCCACCTTGGTTCACAAAAAAGAAGCACTTAAATCAAATGATGGGTTATCCGATTCAGATAAAGCGGAATTGTTTGACTTAATAAAAGATAAATAAGGCATACAAAATGACAAGAAAAATCAACGGAAAAAAGAAACCAGCAGATTTTAGCGTATCTAGACCTTCATATAAAAAAAGAAAGCCATCTTTCCAACCGGGCATGTCAACCCGTGAAGATCAAATATCACAACAGATCCGAAAACAATTTTCTTCCACAGCAGATAAAGAACAAGCGTTTTATTACGCAGAGGTGCTTAGGATTGATTCGCAAGCCAATGCAAATTCGAGATCTAAAAAATCATGGGATTGGTTTAAGTGGTATGAAAAAAACCCGGTCAGGGTAAGAGCAAGAATAAAAGATTCAGAATTGGCGGCCGCTCATCCGTTCCCGAGACCAAAAGACGAGAACGACCAACATCTTATTAATCTTCATCCCGAATTTGTAGGATTTTTAGATGATATCGGAGGCACCGAGCCAAAGGTTGGCGACATAATAAAGGTCAGCTTTAAGAATCCTGATATTAAGTCCAAAATTATCGGCAATGGTATAATTGTTGCGCTTGGAGAGTCTGTAACAAAAGTTGTTGAGGGAACCGAAGGAGCCATCGCAGCAAGAGAAGCTGCTGTTCGTTCTCATTTTAGTAAAGCGGGTGTTACGGACAGGCTTTCCGCATGTGAAAGCCTAAAGAAAAGTGTTGAGACTACAGTAAAGCCATCTTTTGGCGGACTGATCAAAGGATTACTTGATGATTTAACACAGGGATCTAATAATCCTAGACAATTAAACAACCCGACAGATGACCAGGGAATCGACCCTGTTACAAGACAACCAGCAGGAGACACCAGTGCTCCTTCTAGACCGACAGCGAAAGATAGAGATCCCGCTCCACCGGGCCCAAATTTGGTAGGACATCCCCCCTTCGCCGCCGCCCCTCGTGGATCTAATTCAACACCGTCTTCGTGTGTTGAGTGCGACGTAATTTATACGAACAGAGATTTTACTGGCGGTGACGGCGAAGCCGGAGCATCTGGAAAAAAACAACCAAAACAAAAAAAATCCTCCGAACCAGATAGTACTGCTAAAATGGCACAACCTCAGTCCATTCCAAAGACAGGACACAGACTCACAGATCAATTGATCAAACAGTTACACCCAGATATCAGAAAACAAACGGCAGATTTTATTAGAGATGCTCGCAGTCGTGGCTATAATATTAAGATTACTGCTACATATAGGACATTTCCCGAACAAGACCAAATGCGTAGGCGAGGTGTTTCTAAAGCCAGGGGCGGTCAAAGTTATCACAATTACGGAATAGCGTTCGATGTGGTAGAAAACCCTCAGCGTGGAATTCCATTCGGGTTTGATGAGCGGTACCCCAAGAAACGATGGCATGATATTGGTAGAATGGGCAAGGAACATGGCTTTGAGTGGGGGGGTGAATTTCGAGGTTTCTTTGACGGACCCCACTTTCAGATTGGAGTCACAAGGACTAGGGACATGTACCGACGAGTTATGGCAGGCAAGACTGTTGAAGATCCGAAACAAGCCAAAGTGGGTCCTTTTGATCCGTCTAGACCCAGCGGACCCAGAAATTATATTTATCCAGACTTAGATGGAATAAGAAGATAAGAGGAAAGCACCATGGTTCTTAAAAAAGACGTTGAAAGAGTAGGGATGAAGAAAGCAGACAAAAAACGTCTTGCAGAAATATCTCATAAAGAAAAAAAGTGGCTGAACGACGGAATTTTTAATGACTATATGGCAGAAGCCCATCCAAAATACAATAAAACAATCCCAGAAAGGGTAATCCAAGGGAAGAACAATCAATTCATAATTATAGGACGTGATCGACCCCGAGGACCAGCAAGCGGTTACGGTGGCGCAGGTCATTCCCACGCTGCCTGTATTGATATTATCGCCGGCATGGGAGGACCTTTAGCAAGAGAAGAAGACCCAGAAACAGGGGTCATGGTTACAACCGACAAAGATCCGTTTTTGGATTCTGCCAGAATTTATATTTCTCAACGAGCCGACATTGACAAGTATTTTAAACTTCCAGAAGGAGTGGTAGGTAATGAGCCGGCAAAATCTGCCGTTGCTGTTAAAGCCGACGGAGTTAGAATTATTGCTCGTGACGGAATAAAACTTGTTACAGGAACAGACACCTACGACTCTAGGGGTGTTCGAATTGGAATACAATCTGGGATTGACTTAATCGCTGGAAACAGTGATGAAGACCTTCAGCCCTTGGTCAAGGGTAATAATCTGTGCCATGCTTTGGCTGATTTATCAAAACTTGTTAACGAAGTTAGTGACAATGTTGGATTTATATCAAGAACCATGATAGCCTTTTGTTCGGCCCTGGCTGCACACTTCCATATTTCGTCCCCTACGGGAGGACCAACTGCCCCTGATTTTATAATTTGTGCGCCAGCCTGCGCCTCCGCCGCCGGAGCCTTTGGTTTCGCTGCCGGAAAAGCTCTAATGACAAGTAAAAATACGGTAGGATGGAATTTTACTTATGTAGACCCAGACGATGGAATCCCTGGCATACAGAAAGTTAAAAAAGGAGCAAGAGGATTTGGTGCAAAATACATCCTCAGTGTGCATAATAACACCAACTAAGTATTTATCTTATGGCTGAAAACAAGCAAGACAAAAGAGACATTGTAAATCCTAACCCAGAACGATACACTTCTGCGGTCCCCCAAGCCAGAAGGGGCCCCCGACCGTATAGAAAAAAAACGCTCTTTGGCTACGAAGCGGGGACAATTCGTGATGCTGTGCTTGAATGGAGAGGTGTGCCCCAAAACTGGGGTAAAACAACTGAAGGAGAACGGCGTGGTTTAGATTACGACTATAGCAGTAAAAGAAATAAGTGGTTCATTGGCTGGCTTCACGAAACGTTTAAAAAAGGAAAAGATTTTCCTCCGATGGGAAACAGGGTCATCGAAAGGCTTTGGAACGAAAACAATGGACTTAACGCTGATAATTCATTTATTACAATTAACGATCTGTTGGCCTATGCCGCTCTATATCCACAAAACGCCAAAGTTGTAATGACAGCATCCGGAACTCCCAACGGAAAAGATAACCCAAGAATAGGTGGATATATTATTGCACTTGTTCCTTTGAGTTCTATAGAAAAAGCACAAACATTAAAAAAAGTAGTAAAAGATGTCAAGAGAGAGTCCCCAGAAAACAAAACAGCATTAGAAACTGTTACAACAGATGACGCTCAAAAGCCATCGAATCAAACACCGGAAGCAAACGACAGAGGATCGCTGTCAACCCCACTTCCCGTAGGCAAATATGTTGTTAAGAAGGGTGATTGGCTATCAAGGATAGCAACCCGCCATGACACTACCGTTGCTAAAATTTTGGAAATACCACAAAATTCATACATAATTGGAGCCCCAACAGACGATCAAGGGCGAAAAAGATCAGAAAATGGTCATTGGATATATCCTGGCGATATAGTAACATTGCCAAGCTCGGTGGCTGTTTCTAGGATGCCCTCGGTAACGCCAACCGTTAGCAAGGTAAGAAAAAAAGAGTATGATATTGCGTCAGAGATTCCGCCGGGACCTAATTCGGGTGGAGGCGCAACTTTATTAGAGGCACCAACACCATCAGTTAGATCAGCCGACCGTGGAGTTGACCTAAATTCTCCCTGGGGTAATTGTCCGCAGATAAAGCCTCCAGCCACCGCTCTAGAGGCTTTAATGACCACAAACAACATGGTTTGGCAACTACCCAGTCAGTTAAAGAAAATACCGAGAAAAGTATATTATAATTCTTCAGATAAGTCATGGTATTGCGTGGCAACCACAATGGCAAGGAATCCCCAAGCATTTGACATAGCCAATCAAGAAGATGACGATGCGGGTGTAATAACTGGTGGCAATGCTTATGAGTGGATGAAAATTTCAACAGAGGAGATACTAAAAGCAGCAGACAAATATTCTGAGGACAATTATAATCAAATAATAAGAGAACACAATACTGACGACTCTTCGGTTGAAATATTTTTCGCCAGCCACTACGGACACCCAGGTAGACCACAGCCGATACCCGCTGGTACTGATGTTTGGTTGATTTCTACAAGGATAGACGATTGGATCCTTCGGCGATTCGACGACGACGGCTCAATAGGAAAAGAGGAAGATGAGCCAGACCCCCTTGTTGTGTCCAAAGCGATTATGAATTTAGAAGTGCCCGCACGACGTGCGCCTTTTACTATATCAAAGCTTAAAACAAATTTAAGAAACATTTCTAAGATGTTAGAAGCAACATACGCCGAGTTGGCAAACGATGGCATTACTCCTTCGATGATGGAGGGTGTTAATCTATTAGAAGAAGCAGAACATATTAATACCTTCTACAATAAGATAGAGACATGGACACAGAATAGAAATATAACCATTAGCGACAGTGATCGGATAGAGTTTCTTTTAACTGAAGAGTTTACCCTACAGTTGATTTATTATAATGGCGCAGTACATAAAGTCTCGCACGAAATGTATGACGACGGAAGTATCGATATTTTACCAGACCCAGAGTTTGAAGGTGTGTGGTCGGTAACATTTGCCCTTGTCTTCTTCGGGGAAAAAATCACTCAAATCAGGAGAATGAGAAAAAGCGAGAGACCCCCGGCAACCGAGTTTGTTACACGATTTATTTACCCAAGTCCGATTATAAGACCTACTGAAATTGCTGCCAAAAAAGAAAAAAACTTAGAAGAAAATAAATACCCCTCTGAACCAACTGGTGCTGCCCTGGGGTCAAATAGTTTTGGCAGATCTGCTCCACCAGAAAATGAAAACCCCTCGTTCAAGACAGAGTCTGAAGTTCAAAAAGAATTTGATAAAAGGCTTGCACGAGGAAAGCAATTTATGGGCGGCTACATTGGGGTCTTAAATAATGCTGGCTGTGAGTCGCCTTTGGCAAAGTATTTAAATGACGCATTTCTTTTGTTTCAACTTATGGGTGGTAAATGCTCCTTTAAAGAGTTGGTGGCGACAGTTTTAAGGTTGATTAAAGAAGATATTATGATAAGCAAACAACAAGAACAGTTGTTGCTTCTCGGCGCAGGGTATACTGATAACCCAGATCTTCTTTGGAAACAAATAGAATCTCAAATAAACCAAGAGATAATGTGCCTCTTTGGTTTATTGGGTGATATTTTGGAAAACGAAGTTTTAGACCCTGGCGGCGTACCTCCTGAAGTGACAAAACTTGTGAAAGCCGGACTAACACCTCCTCGTGGCATAAATTTTACATCAATTTCAATACCAGATCTTGCTAAAATATGGCGAGAGATGATCAAGATGCTGGTTTTGGAATTTATAAAACAGCTAATATTATCAGCATTTAAAGAGCTTTTACTCGCTTCTGCTGGCTGCGGCGGACAGACAGTAGTTGATTCTTCAAAAGGTCCTAAAAAAAGAAGTGGAGCTTCTGCTGCGAACTTCGCCCCTTCTCGATATAATGCGATAAACATTAATGAACTCGTTGACTATAAGGGGATTGATTTAGAGGAAATGGCTGCCGAATTAAATTTATACAACACCCTATACAGAGAAGATAATCTAAAAATAAGCCCTGCGACAGAAGAGCAATTACGACAATTGAATGACGACGCTTCCGAGGTTCTAGTAGATATAGATTTGACAGCACTACTTCAGGGTACAGCCCCGTCGGAAACTATCAATTTGTTGTATCGAACGTTCAATATGGGACCCATTGATTTAAATTCTATTGATACTTCTTTAAGAAGGCAAATAGAAAACAACCAAATAAAAGCTAAGTTCGCCAAGGCGATTGTAGGGGAATTTCAGGAGTCCGCAAGAGCGGGAGATACAAGATATGGAAGTCTTAATTTAGACAGAAGGAACATAAGGAAGTACTTTAAAAGACTGGGGCAGCTTCTCGGCGCAGAAGTTGTTCTTGGACTTGAAGAACAACTAGATCCAAAATTGGACCTTTGTGAAAGGGGAGATATTCTAGGGTATGGACTAGGAGCCGCTGTAGATATTGATTCTTTGAGTGAGGGCGAAGACGACGATGCTGTTGTTGCTGGCGGGTTATCAAAAAAACAAATATTAAAACAAATAAGGGGACAGATTGATAGCGATACGAGAAGAATTACCTCTTTGTGCGACCTGAACGCCAGCGATTTTGATTTTATAGCAGATGTGCAAAATTTTTGGGACCTAATTCCGTTTCCTGCGTTTTTCCTTAAATTATTGGGTATGATTCGAGGTTTGATGCAAAATGTTCTTCGTATGCAAGCAGAGGGAGCAGTAAAATACGGCATTCGGATTAAGTCGCAGGCTGAAGACGACGAGGCAGAATTAGATGCAAATAATCAAATCAACCCAGTCCGTCCAGAAGATACGGAAGTAGGAAGATATTTTTATCGTTTCTGGGGTGGCGGCAGTAACGATGACCCCGGACTACAATTAGCCAGCACGGTAAGAATGGTCGAGCGAAGCGATAGAGAGAATCAAGTAAGATCACCTAGATGGGTAGTGGGAACCCAAGATGCTAAATACAACGTCGCTCGTGGAGAAGTAGAGCTTGTATATATTCCAGGCGACCCCAGTTTATCTGGTTCTCCTAGAGGAACATGTAAGGTGGTTTTTAATCGCACAGTCGGCGTCCGAGGTCCCATGACCGAAGGGCAAGAACGCTTGTTGCGGCAGGGAGGTATGTCGCAGCGGCGAATAAATCAGCTTAAATTCCCACCTTTATATGAGCCAGAGCGAGTTTTGGCAGAGTTTCACCTAGCTGAGGATAATCTCCCAGAATCTCAGTTGGCAAACTATTCAATTAAAAACCATCTTTCGAGAGTTGACCCATCTCATTTTGACACAGCCCAGCGCACCAGGCTCAACAGATATATTAAAGCACTTCTTTATATGGGCTACGCCCCAGAACGGGGAGAACAAGAAATGCCGATTGGTGGTAGAGGCGGAGCACTCGGCGGAGCCAGACAAATTGCTCAAAGATATAACCTTGGAGAAGGGCGAAACCCATCAGACAAGGCTTGGGTGGATGTCCATGCGCTCGCTTATCCGACTGTAAATAATTATTATAACATACCTGATACTGTTGTCAAGGTTACATACGGATCACAAAGACGAGACCTTCAAAGAAGACTAACGGACACTTTGATCCGAGCTTCTGTGCCTGTTTTTGGCCCCAACTCAGACCCTTGCAATTTACCAACAGAAGAATTTAAAGCCAGAACAGTCCTCAACATGTTTCAGGTAAGACTTATATCGTTCATAATGAACGGGTTGCCGTGGTTTAATAACGGTTATAGTTTGATGACGCCGGATACGATTAATATGTTAGGATCTTATTTAAGTAATAAGATCTTAAACGACCTGTATGAAAAAGACAGTCAAGGGTCAATCTCTATGCAAAAAATATGGGAAGGGGTTGAGATAATATCTAAAACATGCACCCTATATGGGAACGAAACAGATGATGCCGGAAACCCATTGCCGCTCAAAGAAGATACAGAAGATGACAAAGTTGAGTTTAGATTTGATAATTTGTCTGAACAAGACACCGGAACAGACTTGCCTGGGATGTTTCATTATATCATTAGGCAGATGTTAAAAAGAATGCTTCTGAATGTTTCTGCTGGATCAGCCATAACAGAAACATTAGATGGAGATGACCTAGAATTTCAAGGATATGTAACAACCAAGAGAAATTATTTTAAAATCGTCGAGGATAATGCGGGGGAAGAACTTGGGGGACCTCTTTCTGGCTTTGGAGATAGATATAAGCTTTTGGCAAGATATCTGAAAAAAGGGTATACAAGAGAGAACCAGGGCGACCACATTTCTCTTGGTGGTTGGCTCACTTTGGGTGGAGGGAACCGTGAACAACTTGGGTTTAATAGACTAGAAGATGTCAGAAACATGTCTGACGAAGATTTTATAAACGAAAGGTATTTAGCTTATATGCCGATACCGCTACTTGTCGGTCTCCAGTACATCTATATTGATAAGGTTGTAAACATTACCCAAAACACCCCCAATCTAGCGTTCCAAGAAAGGACAAAAGTTCGAATGGCTGACATTCAAGCAATGCAATCCCTAGATCCAGAATATTTTCCTCCTGCGTTGTCTTCCGAATACACTGACTATGATTTAAAGAAGGAACTTAAAAGATCAGACAGTGTTCTAGCCGGTTCGAGGAATATCGAGGCAGACCAAAACGATGCTATAATGAAACCCTGGAAAGAAAGTGAGCGCCGGCAAAACCAAGAACAACAGCGCCAACAAGCTGAACGAGAACAGCAAGATATACGAGACCGGCAAAGAGTTGCTCGCCAAGAGGGAGAGCAACAAGAGCAACAAGAGCAAGAGCAACAAGAGCAACAAAACCAACCAGAACAGAGAGAACAACAAGAGCAACAACAAGAGCAGCAACAACAGCAAAGAGAAGACGAACAACAACAAGAACAACAAGGCGGCCGCCAGCAGCCCCCGCCCCCACCGCCTCCACCACCGCCACGGTTGCCGCCGCCACAAGAAGATCCCGCACCGCCTCCACCGCCTCCCCGACGTTTGCCGCCCCCCTCTGACGTCGAGCCAGAAGCTCGTGAAATGCCGCCGCCTGGACCATCACCTTATCCTGTTACTATTGGCGGAAGAACATATAGAAGCTTAGACGAACTCCAAGCCAGGCACAGATACCTAACTCAAGTTAGAGATAAAACTCTAACACTAAAGAATTTGAAGCTTAATCTTCAGCGAAGGCTTGAGAGTATGGGCTCTTATTTAAATCAAGCCGAGGAAGCAAAAGGCGGCGCACCTTATGATCGATTTAGGATAAGCAACAGAGAGGCTATGCGTGGAAAGTTGCAACAAATTATTCGCATTATTAACCAAAACACCTCTTTAAATATTTCTAATTATGGAGGCGCAGGAGGTAATAGTGAATATAATCCCGAAACGGATTTGAAAGTTAGAGGAGCAGACAGTATTACTAGCGCAGACTTTAGAGTTGGGGAAGCATACCACCAAGGTAGGCTTATTAATCGAACACAAGCTGTCGAAGGAAACAGAAAACTATGGGCATTCGTCTCCTTGATGGAGCAAGGATTTATGGCGCAATCAGGCGGCATGAGAGATACCGGCGACCTTATATATTATCAGAATCTCATTGCCGCTATTGAAAAATTCTGGGGAACCTTCGAGAGAACACCGCCAACCCGCCGCCTGTCAAGCAATTCGGAATATGCTATAAGATCAAGGCAGAGAGTTGCTGAATCTGACAGCAACATCATAGGTATATTAGCAAATATATCGCTAAAAACAAGACAATTAGATCAATTAAATATAATGGTAGAGGAATACGGCACTTGGGATGTGAACAAGCGGCAGCGAATTGAGTCACTTATAGAACAGTTACGACTAGCTATAGAGGGAAGAACATAAAATGGCAAACAAAATGTATGGAATATCGGTTGCACTTCCGCTTGAGTATGATTCAGTAGATGGGCCTTACCGCCTAAACAAGACGCTGAAAGATGTTGTTAAACAAAATCTAAAAAATCTTATTCTAACTTCTCCCGGCGAAAGAATAATGATACCAGATTTTGGTGCAGGGATCAGAGAACTGTTTTTTGAGCCTTATAATTCTAACACATTTTCTGAAGCCAGGGCAAGAATCATGTCACAAATAGCAAGATATATGCCTTTCGTTAATGTGGTTAATTTCAATGTTATAACTTCGAACGACGATCCAGATTTAACCGCAAATGGTGTTCGTATGATACTGCAATACAACATTGGCTCTATTGATGAGAATGATACCTTGATAATAACTCAGGCGAATGACTAATTATTGAAGCAATCTGAGGAATAAAAATGTCCAAACGACCAATCTCATATACGAGCCGAGATTTTGAGAGCATCAAAAACTCGTTAGTAAACTACGCAAAACGTTATTATGCCAACACATATCAAGATTTTAATGAGGCATCTTTTGGTGCCATGATGCTTGATCTTGTCTCCTACGTCGGCGACCAACTTTCGTTCTATACGGACTATCAGGCAAACGAAAGCTTTCTTGACACTGCGATGGAAATTGAAAATGTTAACAGATTAGCAAAACAACTAGGATACCGCCAGACAGGAACTCCTTCTTCCACAGGTCCTTGTAATTTTTATGTTATAGTCCCAGCGTCAACCACTGTTGGCGGACCTGACACTGACTACATTCCGATATTAAAGAGAGGAACTATTATTTCAGGAGATGGCGGCGGAGTTTTTACTTTACTTCAGGACGTAGATTTTACTGCGGCTAATAATGAAATCACAGTAGCAAGAGTAGATTCAGATACTGGTGTGCCTACCTTTTTTGCAATAAAGGGGCAAGGGATTGTTGCCTCGGGGCAAATTCTTCTAGAAGATATAGAGGTGGAAAATTATCAAAGATTTCTTCGACTAAGAATGAAAGCTTCAAATCTCACAGAAGTCATCTCAATAGTAGATACTCAAGGAAATGAATATTATCAAGTAGATTATCTAACACAAGATGTTGTCATGGTAAAAGAACCAAACAGAGGAACAAATAGAGATTTAGTTCCTTTTATAATGAAAACAAGACCAGTTCCCAGAAGGTTTGTTACCGAATTTGATGCTGACGGAAATACTTTTATCCAATTTGGGTACGGGTCTTCCGATAATTTAACTGGTGATTTAGTGGCAGATCCTGCCGATGTTGTTTTGGATGTCACAGGGAGAGAATATATCTCCGACACAACTTTTGATCCAACAAACTTAATTAAGTCAGATAAATTTGGAGTTGTGCCTGAAAACACAACACTAACTATAAAATACAGAGCAAACAGCACAGACAACGTTAGTGCCCCTGTTGGAACCGTTAATAGTGTTGTTTTGCCTTTGTTTACTTTTGCAAACAGGAACGACCTAACCAGAGAAAAAGTTACTGATGTTGAGGCTTCTTTGGAAGTTGAGAATGTTTTGCCACTTCTTGGGGACACTTCGGACCCAACAGCCGAAGAGATAAAGACTCGTGCTTATGCAACTTTTGCTTCCCAAAATAGGGCAGTAACAAGAACAGACTACATTGCTTTATCTTATCGTATGCCGTCAGGATTTGGCAAAGTTAAACGAGCAAACATAACACAAGACCCCAGGTCAACAAAAAGAAACTTAAACATGTATGTTCTTTCGGAAAATACGAATGGGGACTTTACCCAGGCTACACCTCAGTTAAAAAATAACCTTAAAGTGTGGCTAGATAGATATCGCATGATAAATGATACGGTTGATATTTTAGATGGAAAGATAATAAATTTTGGGGTTAGTTTTGAGATTATTGTAGATCTGAACTCCAATAAATTTGAAGTGTTAAATGCCTGCACACGAAGGTTGATAGATAAGTTATTTAACGTTAAAAAGCAGATGGGCGAACCAGTATTTTTGACAGACATATACAAGCACCTAAATGATGTTGGAGGGGTTGTCGATACGGTCTCGGTAAAACTGACAAACAAAGTTGGCGGAGGGTATAGCGACTTTAGGTATGACATGGAAAAAAACCTTTCAGATGACGGCAGATTTCTGATAATACCTCAGAATGCGGTAGCAGACGTTCTTAATCCAGAAAATGATATTACGGGAGTTGTTAGATAATGGGAATTAAAAGATATTACGCCACCAAAGATAACACTATTACCAATGCTTTTGAGGAAAATCTCTTGACTCGTGGTACGGGCTCTAACATGGGGGCGTCCGATATATTAGAAACATTCGTTATTCATGGGCAGACTTCTGCTTCTATTAATGCAACTAACGCCGAACAGGCAAGAATATTAGTTCAATTTCCTATTGATTCTATTGTATCAGACATATCTGACGGCACCATTCCGTCATCCAGTGTCCAATATAGACTGAAGATGTTTAATGCCCCTCATGCCGAAAGTGTTCCTTATGCTTACACATTAAAGGTATCAATGATGAGCAAGTCTTGGACAGAAGGTCGTGGACTTGATATGGATAATTATACTGATGCTGGAGTTAGTAACTGGGTTTCTGGGGCCGACGGAACAGCCTGGCTAGTAGCAGGCGGAGATTATTATATCAATAGTAGCAGCTACTCTTCCAGTGTCTACTTTTCTGGTGGTTTAGAAGATATTGATATGGATGTATCGTTCGCTGTCGATTTGTGGCGAACTGATGGCATCGGCACCGCTTCAAATTACGGACTTATATTAAGACACGAAGATTCGGTAATTTCGGGTAGTTCAGGATCTTTTTATACGAAAAAGTTTTTTGGAAGAACAAGCGACTATTTCCACAAGAGACCTTATATCGAAGCCAGTTGGGACTCATCAAGAAAAGACCACAGAGGGCAGTGCTTTATTTCTAGTGCGTTAGCTCCATCCTCTGATAATGTAAACACTATTTACCTCTATAACAGAATCCGTGGACAGTTAAAAAACATCCCCAGCCTTGTTGGCACAGAACAAAAAATATATGTCAGCTTTTTTAGTAGTAGTAATGACAACTTGCCAGCAGGACACAGACTACACGTTTTAGATTCAGCCGGGGCTGTACAACAAGAAATAACGGGCGGTATTTTGGTTGAAAATGGCGCAGCGCACACTGGTATTTACAGTTGTTCGTTTGTTATTACTGGTTCTTTAGAAACTGTTCATGATATGTGGCACTCTGGATCAACAGAATATTTCACGGGGTCAATAGATTTAACAGGTTTAACAGCAAGTTTTCTGCAATATGAGAAACAATATATTTCGGACATAACAAATCTTCAAAGTTCCTACGTTAAGGGTCAAAAACCAACATTTCGAGTTTACGCACGAGAGAAAAATTGGAATCCGAACATTTATAGCGTAGCTAATTCGGCACCGCCTTCTGAAATTATCGAAGATGCATACTGGAAATTGTTTAGGGTTGTTGACAGTATGGAAATAGTCTCTTATGGTACAGGGTCGTTCAATGAGACAAAAATGTCGTATGATGTTAGTGGAAATTATTTCGAAATAGACACGCAGTGGTTGGAGCCCGGCTATGCTTATGGTTTACAATTTGTATATTACCTTGAGGGTAAATACAGAGAACAACCCGAAGTATTTAAGTTTAGGGTAGATGAAGAAGCCCCATGAGCATAAAAAAGTTATTTCAACAAAATAGCACAGGAGAGGTCGTCGGCAAATATCTTGCCAAGAGCGCCGCCGGTACTCTAAGTGGAGGCATAGAATCTGCACATCATTTAAGCGAGAGCATCAAAAGACGTGATGCATTTATTCCTCCTTTGGATTATGGAAATCCTGAAGAATTTGCAAAATATGGTTCCGCAGAAAAATATTACGAAAATGCTTTTAACTATATTACGAACAACTACCCATATGACGGATCAAAGTACGAAAAAGAAAAGTTTTATAACGAATTAAATCCGTTAGAAAAATATATTTTAGATGAAAGATACCCTAAGTCAACAGGGTTCGTCAGTCTTGGTACGGCATACGGCACACCAGTGTCAAAAAGCTCTCACTATTACACTCCCGGTAGCAAAACAGAGTATATTCAAATCAAGGGTGGTCCGCACTCTGGAACACTTTTCTCTACTAAATATAGGCAAAACAACCTAGAATTTGGTGGACCAAGTGGTTCCACTGTCGAGTTCTTCCTATCAAAGTCGGCAATCCCTGGAGACCCTGGCACCGACACCCAATCTCCAATACAGGTTGTTTTTGACCTGTGGAATGGGGTTAGGACAGGATCTGTCGAAAGCGATGTAACAAATGGGTGTTTCGGAAATCTTCGAATTGAACTTTCTAAAAGCTTAGAGGATCGATTTTTGGTCACGATGCTTTCGGGCACAACTGGCTATGTGACACAATCCATTCCAACAACCGGCGGTGTTGGAAAATACATCACTGGAAGCGGCTGGAATCATTTTTCGTTTGTTTTTAATACTTCAGGAACTACGCCCGCAATTGACTTCTATATTAATGGAGCTTGCCACGAATCAAACATAACCGCTAGTGGACATCAAGCAGGTCAAATTAGCCTGGTTACGGGCTCAATGATAGGTAACATTGGTGCCCTCCGTAATCCGCCCTCCGGAACAAAAGATCCGCTCGAAGGGTATGGAAAATTATCAGCATCTTTAGATGAATTCAGGTTCTGGAAATCAGCCAGAACGGGACAGCAAGTCGGAAGGTATTGGTTTTCCCATGTACACGGCGGCACAAATACACAAGATGCCAATGTTGATCTAGGTGTTTATTATAAGTTTAACGAAGGGGTTACAGGAACAAGTAGTGTTGATAATTTAGTACTAGATTACTCAGGAAGAATTTCCAATGGTACTTGGACGGGATATGCTGCCGGTGCAAGAAACACAGGTTCCGCAATAACCCAACAGTCTTTGACGTCTTCTGTTGACTCTAGGACAGAACCCGAGGATCCCATTGTTATCCCCTCTGCTTCTACTATGACAGTTAGAAAGGAAGAATTGACCGATCTTGGTCGGCAGTACGACTATGGAAACTCTTCTTATATTTTAAATACATTGCCGGCATGGATTACAGAAGAAGATGCAAATTCTGGAGACGAGCTTAAAAATGTATCACAAGTAATCGCAAATTATTTTGATACTTTACATGCACAAATCTCACAACTAACAAAGATTAAAGACATGCGCTATTTGAGCGGTAGTTCGACTGGTAGCATAAATGAATTTCCTTACAATGATCGTGTCTTGGAGAGTTTGGGTTTTGAGGCACCAGAATTGTTTGCTAATGCAAGCCTTTTGGCACAGTTCTTAAAACGAGACGAAGACATAAATTTTGAACAAGATTTAAGTTCCGTAAAGAACACAATCTACAAAAACTTATATAATAACATTACTCATATTTTTAAATCCAAAGGCAACGAAAAGGCGGTACGAAATTTTATACGTTGTTTTGGAATAGATGAAGAAATACTTCACTTAAACATGTATAGTTCAAATTCCGACTATAAATTAAGTACGAATTATAGAGCAGATGTTAGTAATAAAAAATATGCAGATTTTACGGGACTAATAGACCAGTCTTCCTCCGCAGCTACAATATATCAATATCCCAATCCAGATTTGCCCGAATCATATGGGATTATAAGCGGCAGTAGCGGAAGCCTTTCTTTGTTGGAATTTGGGTTTACAGCGGAATGCGAGTTCGTGTTCCCAAATAAAATACATGTGGATAAACTCGATTATACTCCACGCCAGGTGTCTACTTCATCTTTGTTTGGGTGGCACACACCAAAAGATATTCTATCATCATCTACGGATACAACTTGGTGGGGACCCCACTATGACTCTGGGTTACAAGTTGTAGCAATTAAGTCAGCGTCCCTAATGGCAGAGGTAGAGTCCCCAATTGACGAAGTAAGGGACGCTTTCTTTAAAGTTTTAGACAGGCATAACAATGTTCTGCTTACTTCTTCTGTTTTTACAAACGTTTATGACAATCAAAAATGGAATATTTCATTAACGGTTGCTCCAAAAGATTTTCCGTTCGCACAGAATTCAGCGTCGTTGGCTGATATTTCGGAAGGCTACGACCTTAAATTCTATGCTGTAAATTATGACTCTGGGATACAAAGAAATAGCTTTTATACCACAGCATCTCTGACATATAAATCAGGATCAGATATTGTATCCTCTGCAAAAAGATTTTATGTTGGTGCTCGTAGGACAAATTTCACTGGATCGTTGTTGACTGCAAGTGATGTTAGGGCTTCTAGTCTTCGTTATTGGACCGATGTTCTTCCGACCGGAACCATTGATCTACACTCCAGAGAAGTCGATAGTTACGGAAGACTCCACCCCACCAGAAATTCTTATCTGTTCCAGACATACAATCCCTCTGTTTACATTCCGCAAATAGACACCCTTGCTTTAAACTGGGATTTTGCAGATGTTACAGGTAGTGATCCAAGCGGTCGATTCAACGTGTCAGATTTTTCTTCTGGTTCGCTCGCATCAGGTTCTCGTGGAAGTTTATATCAGGAATCCCCTCAGCACATAAGTTACAGATTTCATACTGGTCGAGGAGATTTCTTCCCAACCTCTTCAGCCCCTATAAGAAAAGAATTTGTATATACTGATCGCATACAATTGCCAGAATATGCTTTGAGTAGTGAGATGGTGACTTTGAAGGATATAGACGACGAAGCTTTCGCCCCTATGATGCGCCCGGAAAGGTTCTATTATGCAATTGAGAAAAGCATGTATAGAAGCATTTCTCAAAAGATGTTAAATCTTTTTGCCTCTATTGATGACCTTAACAATATGATAGGCGAGCCAGTAAATCGCTTTCGTCCAAAATATAAATCCATGGAGAAATTGAGGCAAATATTCTTTTCAAAAGTGGGGAATACACCAGACCTAGAGAAATACCTGAAATATTATAAATGGGTAGATTCTGCCCTGGGACACATGTTAGAGCAGTTGTTCCCAGCTAGTGCAAGGTTTGCCCCAGGTGTTCGCACGATGATTGAGAACCACCTTCTTGAAAGACCAAAGCTTGAATACAATTTTATGGGTAACAGACAACAGTCTTTACCAGCTTCTGAGGGTGGTAACGGCGCACAAATTATTCCCACACCACCACCAGACCAGGCCAGAATCAATCCAGAACTTAGCAACAAGGGTGGTCAACCAATTAAGGCAGTCCGCCAGAAAGGAAAAGGAAGTAATATTTCCAAAGAAGGACTCATTCAACCTTTTGGGTGGAAGTTCTCTCACGCCCCTCTTCCTTCTTCGCCGCAAAAGGAAAACCAAAATGCTTTCTGGTGGCAATCTAGAGCCGAAAGAGACAATCCTGTAATTTCCCAATCGAACCCTGGGGTGATGGAATCTAGAGAAGCAATATTTGCTGCGGCACAAAGAAGCTATAACCCAATCGGTCTTGTTTCGATTAGTGCGTTTGCGCCTCAAATGTCTAAATTAGAAGAAAAAATGAGGGAGAAAGTAAAACAAGTCGGGCTTGCGGAAATAAATTTTGGTGGACTAGTAGCAGAAAAAGACATAGATGAGGAAATAATTCCAAACGAAATTAAGAAAATAAAAAGAAGCCTTAGCGCATCTCTCCCTGGTTCAGGAGACATGCAGGGAGAGAAACTCATTCCGTTCACGCCTGTTAGTTCTACTGTCGATACGGGCTACCAGAAACAACTACAAGACAAAGGGATTACGAATGTAGATTTTGCTAACCTACATCATCGTCAAGAAAGTATACAAACCCCATTTACAAAACAACATGTAGGCGGACAACAAGCTCGATCTGTTCCTCCTGCTGCACAAAAAGTTCCATCTAGAAATGAAAGAAAAGAATCATTTAAGCTAGACTTGGTAACTGGTGGCGGATCATTTAGTACACATAAAACAGATGAAACACCAAAAGGACAGTATACAAGAGGTCCTGGCACATCTCGACCTGTAAATATTGAAAATATAAAAACACCTACGGGAACACTGGCTCCTGACGGCGGCGCTTCTGCTATAGGTAATTATACTAAAACTTATGAGATATATCAAACGCAAGATCGATCAAAGACGAATTTAGATTTTGCTTTGAACACAGAAACCTATTTTAAAAACCCCACCTTTACAAGTGGTTCTATGCCCACTCCTTTTGTAACGACGCCCGCTAGAAGAACTTCAGGCGACACAGGTTCCGTAGATTATGATGCCCCAAGGCAACGATCCAATGTAAAAGTGAATAAAGCAATTATTGCAGAGAGATTTGCTGCGCCGGGCAGTAAGTTTGATTCAACGCAAATGTTCAGGGACCGCCCGTCCGACCAGTTTGCGCCGAACAATGCATTACCATTTAGAAATATTGTTGTGCGGCAAAAACTACAAACACTGCTCAAAAGACATACGGGATGGGGAGGGTTCCAAACCGCATCTCTCAATACATTGTTAACTCGTTTTGATTCGATAGACATGCCCTCTTTTAATGAAGGTGTTGTTACTCCGTCGGGAGCATTTCCTGCTGTATATGGAGATGATGTTTCTGATGCAACTGCTTCGTTGGTGGCCATACACAAAACACAAAGAAACACGATTTTACGACCAAGGTTAGTTTCTGGAAATTTAAATTCTCCTTTGGTGGAGATTATGGCGACGGGCTCTTTGAGAGATAACGCTTATATTACAAGACCTATTCCCGACGGAGACAGAATCGCATGGTTCATGAGAATGTCTCACTCTCAAGGGGCTATTGGGGATTGGCCGGGACAAAATTATGCGGATAATTTTCATAAGTTTATACTATCTTCGTCAAGATTCCCAGAAAATATTACTCTTCATACTTCTTCTGTTGCAAACGCCGAAAAATGGAAATTATACCCAGGTGGATTTGGTGTGCAATCTAACGGTGTCTTTAGTAACTCAGCGGGACAAATACAGTATCTCTGGGAAGTTAATGGTCCCTATGGGTGGGTACCCTGGACTCAAACACGATTTGGGCAATACACCACCTTGGGGAGATATAACGCAAAACAGAATTATTACATTATAGACGCTCCGACAATAACATATGAAGCCCAAAAGGTTGAGCAAATTGATGGTGACAAGATGCAATCAAAAAGAAGGGGGCAGGACGTTTCCGACCAATTGAAGGCAAATACCCAATATCAGGATAGAGCACTGACTTTTGCAAATCCTCTTGGCGGTAATAACGTCACGTTTTTCATAGGCAAAAGATATAAAGAGCCTGCTGTAACTTCTCGATATAAACCCCTGATACATCATATCAAGACTCCAAGAGGGACACCATCAAAAACTGAGAAGGAATTTGTTGATGTAACTATGAAATATTCTTATGGTAACGAATTGCAAGGATTTGCTAATCGAGGATTAAATGTAGATCTTGGAAACAAGCAATCATTTAAGCTTGGGCAATTAAAAAGACCCTATGAAATTCTTAGAGATAATTTTGTAGCCAATGTGGACCCATCAGTGGACGGTGTAGAACTCATAAAAATGATGACTTACGAAGAAACAGTATACCCACGAGAAATATATACATATTCTTCCGCCTCCCGTGCCAGAGAATACTATAGAAATAGCTTTTGGCGCAGCGATATAGAAAACACAGGCAGTCTTTTTACTTTAAAACAGGGGGTCACAACTCTTGAGTCACTCATTAGTGATGCGAATATTCAAGATTGGAACCGTGCATGGAACCGCAGAGTAGATGATCGACAATTAGAGGGACAAGGATACAGTTCTTCGTTTGGGTATTTTGTTAGAATGGATGAGCAGTTTCCGACTGGATCATTTACATGGAGCAATCAAGAATCACCAAATGAATCTTGGAAAGTTGCTTCAGGAACTGTGGGATATGCTAAGAAATTTGGAATGTATGTTAATGCTCCAGGGGGAGGACAGCCGTCTTTCTCCAACTATGGGTCTGCGTCAACATGGCCTTTGGATTCTTTTTATTATGCTCACCCTCACTTGCAGGCGTACCTTACAGGGGTGGCACTATCGGCTGCCGTAACGTCCCCAACAACCAAGTTGTTGGCTTGTATGGCATCAACGTTACCAGCGGGCGAATTGATGATGCCGCACTATGGAGTTGTCCTCAGTGGGGCGGGGGACAACACAGGCAGCGCAGGCGATACAAGCACGGGCGGTATCCGTTGGAATACCTCAAGTTTAAATTCTTGTCAATATGTTTATTCTGTACCAACAGAGGTTCTACGCCAGACCGGCGATGGCGGTAAGAAGAAATTTGTTGCTGAGTTTAATGCTATTGGGGGTCCCATAACACGACCCGCCTGGACGGCTGGAGAACAAAGAAGGTTTGTGGACGGACCCAAGAAGGGAGACCTTGCCCCAGCTAGATACCCCTGGTATAATAACTACGAAGACTGGGCACAAGAAGTTCGTTTAGCCGGAAAAGACCAGACAATCATACCAGAGTTTAGAATAAGCACTTTGATGAATGAATATAAGGATCTTGGTAACTTTACGACGGTTCTTTCTGCGGCTTTGGATATAACAGGCGCAACAAACGATGTCAATAGTCAAGCTGCATTTAATACAAAAAATAGAGAGTTTTTACCAAGGTATGGGACTTCCGATGTTGCAGAATACCTCAAGGTGTTCATGAGTAGGGAGTCAAAAGATTCTCAATTTAATAAAAGCCCAAGGCACCTAGAATTAAAATCAGAAGCAACGCTAAAGCTTTTACCCTACGAGGGTTTTTACCCTGTGTTGAGAACTTTAGAGTTAGCGACTCAATTTTCTAAATCATATGCAGAATATGCAACATTCACTGGCGAACCTAATGAATTCTATCCCCGAAAAGCGGCAGATGAATGGCAAGATACTGTTGGTGGAGCACCTTATACTACCACTGGTTCATACCGTATGGCATCCGCTCAGTTTAGAGCACTGTCGAGACCCTTCTTCGCCCCAGGTATTGTCTATAACTCAATAAAATCTGGCTTGGGTGTTTCCTACCCAATTTTGAGAAAAAATGCAGTTGAAGATTTTCGCTGGGGCACAATTGAGCACCCGACCGGAGGACCTCTTAGTGGTGCGGTTAGTGCTTACTATGCTCCCGCTGTAGGCGGTATGACGGCTACAGCAACAGGTTCCACCAACGCAGCGATTACCATTCCTGGCGGACGAAGAAGAAGGAATGAAGGTGGCGCAGCCAACTTTGAGTTTTTCGACGATACGCTAGCTTTCGGTGCCTCTGAAACAAGGTTAACCGCCGGACCAGCTAATTTCTTTTATTCGGACACTGTTCCATTTGAGGGTATATTTAATCCCATAGATTATATCGGCGACCAAGTAAGACCTATTATCCTGGGCGATCACAACCCTATCCTTTTTGGTATAGTAACCGGGTCTGTAAATACGTCAGCTTCGATTGAGACAACATCAACAACCGACCCCGAGACCGGCGGGACCACAACAACTACCACCATGAAGCTTTATGACGATGAGCTTTATAAGTTGGGTATGTCAAACTTTATGGCAAATATTCCGAAGTTCTTCCTAAGACAGCAAGAAGACGGCGGTTTCATGTCCAAGTTTGTGGCAGAAATTCCTGCCAAAGCAAACCCCGACTCTCCAGCCGGCGCATCCCCAGCGGGACAAACCGAAGCAAGAAAAGTCGCCGTCTCAAAAGAAAAAGCTTACATTATGGAAATTGGATTAAAACAATCTGATAGACACATGATGTATAGCAACCCTGCTGCTTTTGGTAATGCTACTGCAACAGGGTCATCTGACTGGAACGAGATGAAAAGTACCAATGTGAAGGGTGTCGGCGCTTATGGAGTCGGAGCAACTGCAAGTATGGAAAATCTTCCAAGTGATCCAAACATAGTTAAGAGCAGCAGTTTTGCATTGACTGGCGGCTTGAATCCGACCACAGGCAGAGATATAAGTGGAAATTCAGGATCGAACATCTGGGGACAATCATTTTTCAATACCGCAAGTCAAGGATCCTCTGTGATTATATTCAAGTATAGCGCCGACGAAACCACACCATCAAGACTTCAGGGTTTGACTGAAGGTGGAAGTGGTACTTACGAGATTGGATATAAAGAAGCTGACACATTAGCAGCGGTGAGTCACCGTATTGGTAGGATTACCGCCTCCATCAACTTAGCGTATGCTAATGGCGATACTGACATATACGCCACTATTGGTTCTGATGACACACTTATTCTTACTCATGATATTCTGACAAGTGCTTCAAACGGAAATATTATAACAAGAGTCGGCTCCCCCGACGATTCTGTTGGTGTTCCGCAAGGACCGTTCTTTGGCGGTCAAACAAAACCATTTTATCAAGAAGCTTCTCTTGAATTGGGAACCACAGGAAGCATACCAGCAGGACGCCGTTGGCCATATACTCGTGCTGAATTTGCTCCATTTACACCTGCATATTATTATGGACCTGCAATATGTCGAATAACTTATGTGCCGAAAGAAAATAAAGAAGTGTCTCTTGAGGAAATTCTCTCTGGCGAAGATTTGTATATAGAGTTTGTTAACGAGAACGGGCATTACTATGATTTTGATTCTGGGTCTTTTATGGGCGACGATGGTCGAGTTAAGAGCATTGATGGGATGCCGGCTTATGGTTGGAATCGTGCTTGGCAAAACAGACAGGATATTGATGCGTCAATTGTTATTGACAACTTGTTCCCAACGGATGGAGCAAACATATCCCCCAGAGACAAAAACAAGTGGGTGATTATGCCCAAGTGGGAATGTCCAATTTTGGATTTTCCGACCAATGCTACAGAAAAACCAGTTGTTGCGGGCGCTAGCGCAGTTACTCGTGTTTATGACAGATACGACTTTTCTACTTCTACCGGGTCCGGCGATCACGACCCATTCGTAACGGGTATGTGGCACCAATACGGAGTGATGCCGTCATCTTCAGCCGAAGGTGTCTTTATGTATATCTCGGATGTTTCTGTAGACACCACAGAATTTAGACTTCTCGGGAACCCGACTGGAACTGTCGCTCACAAGAATGGAACTCCAAGCAGTTTTGCTCAAGGTGTCAACATGACAGGATCTGGCGAGGTAGTTGCTGTGAGAAAAGTTCCTAAGTTTGTGTTTGATTCTGGTAGGACTGTTGATTCACTAGCTAGATTAGTAGGCTTTAAGGAAGAGGATATCCAGCCGCCTGGAGCTTTCATATCCGAAAGAGCGAGAAAGCTCGGACAAATTGCGGAAGACAATGAAAAAACAATATCAGAAGCTATCGTGGCGATGCCTTATTATATGGACAAAACCACGCAATCTATGAAGGTTATGACTCTAAAAGCCAACCCAAGTGCTTTGGGGCCTAAGCTCAAAGAATTTAGAAAAGCGTTTATAAAATACTCGCTGCCGCCAGCCTTGAAGAAATCTTTAGAAAATTTGCTACCACCGAATTATCCAAAGGTGCCTTCTTTCATTAACCCTTTCGGTGGAGATGAGTATGATGAAGTACTCCCATCGAAGGAAGAGATCAGTATTCCCATTGTATATTTGATGGAGCATAGCGTAGCACTTTCACGTCAAGATTTGGCTGATATATGGCAAGGCATTATGCCAGATATTGCCGCCACCATGAAGACCAGTGTTTCAGCTATTGATCACTATATGCCCGGTGAAGCAGTCGAGACAAAAAATGGCAAAACAGTATTCCCAGAATTAATTCTCAAGGAATTAGAGTTGGGTATTCCAAGAAACGGTCACCCACGAGTTGACATGTTGGATATTGCAGCCCTGGGTTCTCAAGATGGCTTTAAGCCCGACATAAAATGGATGGTATTTAAAGTCAAAGAGCGTGGGATAGATAAATTTTCAAAACTGATCCTAGAAGAGTTAAACGGTGGTCCTGGGTCCCTGTCTTATAACAGTATATTTGGGTATATTTCAGAAGATTTACCACAAGAACAAAAAGAATTCTTAAAGAATAAAAAAGTGGAATATACCAAGCGCCTTTGGTCTAGTGAAAAGCTTGGCGAAGCCGGAAACACCTATAACTGGCCTTATGATTACTGTTCTCTTATAGAGCTTGGAAAACTGACAATGAAAACAGGCTTCCGCCCAGAACTTGCCCGAGAGATGGAAGATATTTCAGAAGGTCAAGAAAAAGACGCCCGAAGTCGAGGCGAGCGGGCTGTAAAAGAACAACAAGCACTACAACAGGAGCAGCTAGTGGCAGCACAAGCCAAAGCTACTCAGCTACCTCCTGGCATGGCACCACCTCCTGGCATGGCACCACCTCCTGGGATGACACCACCTCCTGGGATGACACCACCTCCTGGGATGACACCACCTCCTGGGATGACACCACCTCCTGGGATGCCGGCTTCACCACAGGAAATGGCAAACAACCCAACATTGCGTGCTCAGATGGAATTTTCTATGGTACAACCTCCTCCCCCAGTCTTCAGAACAAGCCAGGTTCTTCCGCCAGAGTTTACAAATCAACAACCGCCAATGAGTCCGGCAGAGTATGTCAGACAAAATCCAAATATGAGAACTCCTGAAGGGCTGCCGCCAGAGCAACCGCCCATACCACTCATGCCGGCAAATGGACGCCGAGGCGGTGCAGGTTCCGGCGACGGCGGTGGTACTGGGGGCGGATATTGAAATGTTGCATTTAAATTATAAAAAAGATATTTAGTTTATGGCAAAGTTTATAAATAGACAAGAAGAGGTTATTCAAATAGAGCTTACTCCTCACGGAAAAAAAGTATTTTCCCAAGGGAAATTTGCGCCTCAATATTACGCTTTCTATGATGATGATATTTTATATGATCAAGAATTTGGACCAAGCGGAAGTATTCAGTATGCTAATCCAAAAGTTTCAGAAGAGAAACAAAATGATATCGTTGATCGTATAAAAGAAACCCCTCGATTGGAAATATTCAGCGACACAGGGTGGGCAAAAAACTACAAATCCTGGGAAGCCTCTGGGGAAACCCCCGCACAAATAGCCAATATTGCCGATCCAAACCCTAACCAATCCACGCCCTCAACTAGCAAATTTCTAAGAACCCTGGGGATCAGTGATCCTTCTAAGGTGTACGCCCCTTCTTGGCGAATAAAAACTATGGACGGCAGCGAACCTTTGAGAGTTTCAGGCACAGAAGAATTTCCGCATCGTACCGGGGCGTCTGGCTCAGAGGTGATTGTTCCTTGTATTTCGGCTAGTTTGCCTTTAAAGTATGATAAATTTACAGTCAGAGTTCGTGTAAACGAAGACGGTCAAGTGGTCCAACAAGGTGGCGTGATAACACCAGGGTTTGTGTGGGAACTCACAGAAGATGCAAGACTTTTATTAGACGTAGAGGAAACGAATACCTATTTTAAGGGAAATGGGAATTTTGATATTGAAGTGTTTAAGGCACCCACCAGCGAAGAGGGAAACCAAAAAACAATGACTAAGCTAATGTTTATCAATGACGAGTACAAACACTCTGATAATCTAAAAGTTCAAACAAATCCGGATGATTATTACCACTTACTCGCAGGTAACGAAAAATTGTACGACAGAGCCGTTCCCTTCATAGATGAAACTTATGTAGAATATTATTTGTCTATTAGGACTGATGATGAGATTGATGATCTTGGCAGACGAACTGAACGAACTCCTTTGTATTCTGGTGATGAACCTGCTGATCTAATCGACCCGTGCGAGGAACCATAAATGCCGCAAGAGATAACACCAGACAGAACAAATTTTTTCCCCGTTAACAACAGGGCACTACAAACACAATCAGGTTTGGTTTACTTGTCATCACCATACCCGTCAGTTCAGTATGAATCTTTGGATATTGCTACAGACCTAGAAAATTCCGGTGACGCTCAAAGTGAAACTATTTCGGTCACGCTCAATATCACACTGAACGAAGCCATTAGAAGAGAATTGGCAGCAGATCAAGAGTTTACTCGATGGTACAACACCCCAGATTACTTCTCGAACATAAGGATCCGTGTCATAGGATGTTTCAGCAATAGAAACTCGTTCGACTTGGATTTTATTTCCCAGAGAATGAACGAATACCAAGCCGGATTAGCAAGCTATAATGACGAAAATGCAGAGGTTGATTTTTATTCTAATTTGAGAACAAGCCTTGGTGACGACTCTAATTTGTTGTCACCAATTGGTCCTTTTGGTGCAGAAGAGTTGCTGGATTCATTTAAGAACAACTCGGACAGGGTTTTCTATAGCCCCAATTCGTTTAGCCCTTTATCTGATATTGTGGTTTATGATGTACCAATTGGTGATGTTCTTAGGAGAAATTCAGCCGGAGCAGTCCTCTTAGGAGAGAGATTATCACCAGTAGCCAAAAACAACTCTGCTAATGGTGCGGAAGATTTTCCTAGATTTTTTAATCAAAAGATATTATTAAACCCGATAACTTTTAGCTTTGGAAAGAATGAAACTTACTCTGACACCCGTCTTGAAAATATAAGATTTTATGCGTTCACTTATATGGATTATGGTGCCTTCATGGAGAGTAGAGGAATGAGGGCAAACTCTGGCACAGCCAGAATAGAGAAACCTTTAATTTCTACAGGAGTTGGATTTATTTCGCCTGGTATCTTTAAAGGAGAACAAAACATTTTTAAGAAACAAGAGGCGGCACCATTAGTCACACCCCCGAGGGTTCTTAGAGTTGCTCGCACGGCACCGCTTGAAAAAAATGTACGGGACAGAAGACAATATGGAAACCTTAAACTTGTTGATGTAAAGGAGCAATTGTACAAAGATTACAGCAAAGTTTTAAGGCGTCTTGGTGGCGAAGCTAGGGTTGGAGATATTATAAAGGATGAAAATTACTTTTCCAATTTTTGGGTAACAAAGTGCGAAAATGATAATGCCAGGTACGGGTTTGTTTTTGATAAACTGGGGTTTTTAATAAAAAATAGTAGATTTCCCTGGCTCTATTCGAATCCTTTAATTGTTAATGAAATGTTTAACGGCGGCGGTATGCTGGAAATATCCTCTGGAGAAACCGCAAAGGTATTAAATGTTTCAATGACAAAAAGACAAATAAAAGAACATCGTACAATAGCTGTCAACGATCTTACGTTTGGGCGGTCTGATCACGACGAAAGCACATATTATAGACCAGAAGAAGTTGTTGATCCACCGCAGTTTGTCTCGAATATGCAATTCCCACAAAATACTCAGGACACTTCTCGGCTAAACTTTTACGAAGGATACGACACTTATGCGGATGACGCAAAGACACAAACTCAAGGAACTTACCAATATGGTGTTTCTGTTGATGTTTTAGATCCAAGCATTCTTTATCTTAGGAAAATGTCACTAAGATTAAGAAAGGTGCAGAGAAATGCCATGGAGATACACGACATGATCATAAATTCTCCACCAAGCGATCCCGACCTTCCTCGCCCCAAGGGACAAATAAAGGATGGCGTTGGATTATATGATAGATTAAATGATAAGGTGCTGGTTCCTTTAAACAAGATTGCTATAGCCGGATCAACAGCAGAAACAATCTTAGAGCAGGACATACAGACTTTTATCTCTCTATATGCAAGAGTAATAACCGTCACAAGTCTTAGTTATGATGCTATAGGGACTATGTTATCGGGGCTAGTTGGTGATAAAGATCCCGACGGAATAAAAAGTTTTTCAGAGATAGTGGCACTCTTTAAACAGAGTATAGACAGAGTTTTGGATTCGTGGATGCCAAAAGACCCCTTTGGGGAGGGCACAACATTACCTGCCAAAATTGATGAACATCCTGTTGGAAAAGACCTCCCTGTTTTAAGTACTAAAAAATACTTTAGTCAATTGTTTGAATTTGGTCAAGATTATGAGGTGGGGTATTTATATCTTTCTAGACAGGCACAGGGAGATATAGAAAACAGATTCGGGCTGCCAACCTATTCGAGACAATTTTTTAGTAACAGAGTACAGGAAGAATTTAACAAATATTTTTCTCCTTATACGGAAGGGAATTCAGTATCTAATGAAGTGGACCCCCAAGGAACAACGTTCCAAGACTCTAGCTATCAATATTTTTCTCCCAAAGCAATAAAAATATTTGGAAAGGAACCGCTTGTACAGACAGATTATAAAGCAATTGGACAGAACATCGCCGCCTACGACTTAAATCGTTACGGAGAGTTGTTTTCAGACCTCGTGAAAAGAAAAAATATTTCTGTAAAACAGAATCTCCCCTTTTACAGTATTCAAGCAAAAACACAAACAACGAGACAGCTTTTTAATTCACTAGGCGAGTCCTTACAATTTCATGCGTGCCAAATAACAGAAGGTATAAAGTCTCCTTTCGGGGTTCCCTCCCCAAGTAATGTCAAGGGAAGGGTTATTAAAGTAGGGCAAGAAGGACATGATAAAGATCTAATGAAGGGTGACGGCTTAGTTGGAGCTATCCTGGGGGGAAATTCTGACCCCGAAGAATCAGTGAAGGCTTTCTTAAAAAATACCGACTCAGAACTTAATCCGTCCGCCACAGGGTCTTATGGGTCTGTTGTTGATCCATCATTTAAAGACAAGGACATTGATATTCAATTTGATGATGTTGGTTTACCTCCCATAAAACTTACGTTTGGAATTATTGGAGAGTTGGAACTAAATCCAATAATAGATCAAGTGACCTATCAAAAGGAAATGTTTAACTCTATGGTTAACAATATAAATTCTCTGGGACTTGATGACCAGAGTGTTGCCGCCTCTGTGCAAAATTTATATAGACAAATGCCAAATCAACTAAAGTCGATGTTCGTGGTTGCTGCTTCACAAGCCAAGAAACAGCTTACAGGAAATCTTGACGCAGTTAGGTTTCAGCTTGAAGATGTAGACAAAGCTCCCTTTGCCGAGTCGATCTCATATATTTCAGAAGACGACGAATTCCCGCCATATAAAACAACCCGTGATCCTATGAAGATATACTCTAAGTTTTTAGCCTTTTGGATGAACTACAAACAACTAGGGGTCATTGAATATTTATCAGGATTTAATAATCTTGAGGTGAGACCCTTTGCTGATCGTGGCGTAGATATAGATGAAAATAACCCCGTTTTTACCGCCAAACCCCTCCTGCCTGTTTGGAGAAAATTCACATTACAAGATTACCAAAATACCTCCGGAGGAAGTTTGTTGTGCAGGGTTAGGACGTTTGTCAAAGATGATGTCCCTGTGTTGGTACAAGATGAAGCAGGATCCGATGAAACTCCTGCTGCCGGAAAGGCAAATAATATCAATAGCGGGGTAGACGTAGCTTACAAAGATTTATTTGATTTACCTATATACAATAGATATTTTGTACTGAGAGGATAAACAGTTGGCAGCAGGTGATAACAACAGGAACGAACGACAATATCGACGACCAAACCAACGAGGTGAAGTAGTTGTAAATCCGGCAACTTTAGCGGATAGGCGAAAGGATTTTGTTAACGACCTAACATTAGCAGCAGATGAAACTGGATCTTATGTTGGAAGTAACCGATACTTTTATGAAATTGATAGGGAGGATTACACCCCGGCTCAGGGCGCAAAGAAATTTAATTCATTTGATGTTTTGTATGGTGACCGAAGCCCAAACTTTGAAGCGAGAGATATAGTTGTACAAAGAGATGTCAAGTATTTAGACCCTTTAAATCGTTTCTATTCTATGGGTATGGATAAGAATTTTAAACTGCTTTCTGACACCCCTCTGGAAACAGATGATGATGCTCCGGGCACTCTTCGAAGGTTGACTCTCGAAAGACAAACATCTGTTAATATAAACTTTAACCTTGGGGGGTACATGAGACAAGCGGCCACATATAAGCCTCGTGGCATCTCCGTAAAACAGGCAGAAGAGTGGCGGGACGCTTTCCATGCCGGAAAGAAACCACCAGCAGGAGAAGAAGATTCACGAGTGTACGACCAAAACCCTGCGGCAACCCCTCGCAACATTGGAGATGCCAAAGGGGCTCACAAAAGTCTCGTATTTGCAGCAGGGTACCCAAGTGGGTCAACAGACTCTAACCCATTTAACTTTGCCAAAGAGTTGGTTCGCTTGGCAAAACAAGGGCAACTGCGAGCTTTCGAAGATCTTGACGAGGTTCTTGATTTTTTTGCACGGGACACAGATCAATCAACAGGTAATGACATAACGCAGGGCGACTGGCACAAGACAATGTTAATCCAAAAGTATCGCCAAAACTTTGTTTCGTGGAACACCCCAGGACAACAAGGGACAATCTGGAGGCCAGGTATGCGAGGAGGATATACCAGAATCTCAGAACCATCTGCTAGGATGAAAATTATTCTTAATGAGCTTGACGTAGAGGGTGGCACTCCGTGGACACAGTTTACTAATTTTTATAATGATCATGAAAATTTCCTAATGGAAAGAGGGGGCGGGAATACGGATCCCGACAAAGTTATGCATCCTCGACGGGGCAGAAATAACAATTACCTTGACGACAATGACCGCCCAGTTGGAACTCCTTATGTGGGCTATAATCACACTCTTCATGCAGTATTTAAGGAACTGGCTGAAGAACTAGAGTTAGATGAAATTTTAGACATAGCAGAAAAGTGTTTGTTGCCATCTGAAAGAATTGCCTTGGTTACAGGGAAGCCGCCCATAACGTATGAATTTTACGATTTTCAAACAACAACAAAGTTTGTGAACGATCCATATACAAGAGTTCTTAACGAGCTTCCAGGGACCCGCCAATCTTTTGAGGCCAGTGTACAAAGAGGAGCCTATGTTACATCGGAGTATAATTATGCAGTCCGAGGATATCAAAATGCATTAGCACAATTTATTATACCCGAAGCGGCGTTGCCCAACATGTATGTTTATCAGCTAGCTGCGGGCAGACAAGTTCGTCAACTAGAGCAGCGCATAGGCGGCCGTGGGTGGGATGATTCCCCTAACGGCAGAGAACTTCAGGGAAATTATGATCGCTTGATTAGGTTAGGAGAATTTATAACAGGCTCGCTACCAAGAATTAATGAGGGTGGTATGAGAGCATATTTCACGCAATACGGAAGAGTTATGCAAAACAAAAACTTAACCGTTGACCTAACCTCTGAACTCGCTCGTCGTTATTACAACATAGCAACTGATGCGGGATCTATGGATTTATATTCTGAACTGAACCACAAGAAATATGATTTTCCATGGTACGTTGAGCTTGGTATACCCATGATAACAACAGGAACTTTTGGAGATTTAGTGAGCAACACTTTGACTACAACAGGTCTCGTTAATTCTGTGACCAATATGAACCCTAATGCAAAAAGTTTTAAAATAACATCTTATGGAATAATTGCGCCCCAAGGCACTGACCGTATTGGCGAAGAAGAGGATGACACAAGACAAAGACAACCAGAGGTCGTTAGACAGCGAGCAAATCTAAAAATATTTAATTTTGACCGCTGGAGTGAAAGCGTTCTAAGAAATATAAACAACAACGGCGGACTCACAGATATTACTACGAGGGGACCAGTTCTTGATCAGAACGGCGGCCCCACTACTGCCACAGCATGGTTTAACATCACAAAAAGAGCCATCTTGAGTCACGCAAGAGACAGGATGGTAACATACAAAGAACTACTCAGAGGGCAAAAAGTTTTTAGCGATTCAGAAACTATCTTGTTTAAATTGGTAAAATACGAAATGGTTCCCGTAAACAGAGCCCGCCCACAAGGACCCTTTAGGAAAACCATATTACAAAACTATTTTTTCGCCAACATCTCGACGGTCGATATGATTGATTTTGTAGACACCCAGGTTAAATACGATAAGTACTATCATTATGAATTGTACGCCTATGATGTAGTTTATGGTTCGAAATTTGAGTTTAGGACTCGGGTTGGGGTTTATCCGCCCGTTCGACCTCGACCTCGTGGCGGCCGCCCCGAAGCCCCAGAGCCAAATAAGCAGGCTTGCTTTTTCTCTTTTAATGTTGACACAAAACCAAATGTGAAAATAATTGAATACCCTATTAACTCGGACAGGTGGAAAGTCAGCACAGCCACGGGTCGGGGCGGGACGTATGCAAGTAACCAAGCAAGCCCGCTTCCGGGCGGACGTCCGGACGAAATCGTTGGAGGAGTTAATTACCCGAGAGTCAGGGTCCAAGCGTATCCTCCGCTGCCCCCGCAAGTCACCTTGTTTTCCTATAAAGGGCGAGACGATAAGCTGCTTATAAATCTTGCACCCACGCCAGGAGAGTATCTTGATGCAGATGCCTTAAACTATACAGCCTTTAGTAACGCAGAGAGGGCTTATTTTAGGAGCATCTCAGAAGATCAAAGAACTGGCAACTCACTGGTGCCACCAAACAAAGTGCAGTTTAGAGAAACCCCGACGAATGACGTCATCATGATGATCTACAGGACTGACAAAATAAACCCAAATGTTGCCAACTATAAACAACTGTACGAGAGTTTTGCTGGTCCACCACATAAGCTTTTAGATCCAGACCCTCACGCTCCTATGATCCGCCGAGCAAAAGCTTACGACTTTATAGACGATTTGCAGCCGAACAAAAAGTATTATTATACATTTAGAACAATGAACTTTGCAAAACAAATGTCAAACCCTTCTCCGATATACGAAGTAGAGCTTCAGTCGGACGAAGGATTTAAAACAGCAGTAATTCAAGAGTATGTTCCGCCGATATCAACTGCTAAAGCACCCTCTAAAAAGATGGTGAAAAAGGTAGAGATAAAGGCAGCAGATATACAATCACTGCCCTATCAAGAAACAAGTCAAGCACTTGGGGCTATAGATACTCGTACTGGGTATTTTTCATCTTTTAAGAGTTTGATCAACCAAGCGGGAACCAACGGAATACTGAACAACAAGTTTGTTGTCAGGCTCACTTCCCGTGATACAGGAAGGAAAATTGATATTGCAATTGAGTTTGAGAGCAGCGAAAAAACCAGAAACTAACAAAAACAATAAAATGCGACTATTTACTAAGAGCCAAAAAATCTCAAAACAATAGTTACACAAAGAGGAAGATAACATGGCATTTTTAGACAACAGCGGTGACATTATTTTGGACGCAGTTTTGACGGATACTGGACGCAAGCGTCTTGCTGCCGGCGACGGCAGTTTTCGTATAGCAAAATTTGCTTTTGGTGATGACGAAATAGACTACAGTTTATATAGAAACAGTAATGCGTCCGAAGGTGCTCACCCTAGCGGTTCAGCATATTATGATATAAACATCTTACAGACACCAGTCTTAGAGGCTTTTACAAATAATACTTCGATCTTGAACCACAAACTTGTTTCGTATACCCGTGAAGATCTTTTGTATCTTCCTGTTCTCAAGATAAATGATACAGTGTCGCAGACTGTTGATAAAAACACAACGGCATTTACCGATATCCCTACTGGAGGGTATTTGATAGCAGCCGATTACACGACGGCTAATCCTGATACTTATAAAACGAGCGCAGCAACAACGTCCCCATTTAGAACATTTATTGGACTACTGCGTGGAAACAGAACATTTGCTACGGCAGGACAATTCGTTTGTATTGATCAAGGGATTGACAATACGGACCTGTCAATTGAAAAATTAGATGCTGCGGACCCTCTTAGAGAAACACAATATTTGATAGAGATGGACAACCGCCTTGGGCAGATTCTCTCAATGGACGGAACTACCGTAGCTAGACCGTCATTTGTCGATGATGATAACATTGCAAGTTATTACTTCTCTCTGAACTCAAATGCAAACTATTTTTCTGCCCCTGATGGAAATGCTCCAGGGGTAGCAGAATTTAATGTTTCAACTAACAAGGACAATCCAGCAGATACATTCTCTGTTATCGGAAACACAAACGGCGGTCGATATGGAACTCGTCTGTCGTTCAGAATACTGGCCGCAGAAAACCTACAAACAAGCAACGTATTATTTACCAAGCTTGGCGGTACAACTGCCGCAAGTTATGTAAACGCTACGGGAACCACATTTAGATATATTGACTCCACAATTAGAGTCACAGGCTTCACGACAGGATACCGAGTAGATATTCCTGTTCGGTATTTGAAGCAGACTTGATAAGGAATAACCATGGCTACTTCTTTTAAAACACTACAAACATCGGACATTCAGTCAACAAGGACAAAGCTTCACGAGGCGATTCCGATTACTGGTACAATCGTTTCTGGAACTTACTTACCAACACTGAATATCAAAAATTACACTCATGGTATGTTCCAGAGTGTTTATGATTATCCGTACCTCAGTTCTTCTGCTAACCATATTTTTGACATAACTTTGGGTCTTAGTGCCAACTCGGCTCTTTCTGGTTCCGGAGTAGTCCAGGGGAAGCAAAAATTACAAATATATAATCAAATGGCACAAATACTTGCCGGTCATGATGCGACTGGTAGTATTAGGCAGTTTGATAAAGATGGAGACCTGACAGGTGGTGATAAATTCGATGATGCTATCTTCTTTAACTTCTCTCGCCTGCTGACCAAAGACGAGTTCCAAAAAGGAACTTTCCGAATGAACTTTAGCGTTAATCCTACAAGCTCTTATTCCCAGGCTGCCTTAACAACCAACGTAATTAAGGTCCAAGATTCAAGCGGCTCAACTTCCTTTAAGACAAATTCTCCCGCTGGAGAATATAATATTCTTTATGCCACTTCCTCTAATAGTGGAACCTTTGAGACTATACTAACAGACAACCAAGGACTTCCTTGCGGACTGATTTATTACCAAGCAGGTATTGTTGTCTTGACTTCATCGTTATTCAAGACTGTTGCTAGTGGTGGTCTTCTTAGTCGAGGACTTTATGGTTGGGGCGAAAACCTTGCTGCAAATACTGGCGGCAAGATGACTATGAACAGTGCATCAAACTTTGGAGTCGATGATGATATTGTAAGTGCATCTATTAGTGGCACTTGCGACGATCTTAGAAACAGACTACAGGATATTTACTTTACCAACACCACAGAACTAAATTCTACAATTTATTTCTGCCGTGGTAATGCCGGAGAGTTTAATTACTCCAGCAACCCAACATATTTATCCAAGAGTCAAATTAGGGTTAAGGAAACAAGAGAGGATAGTCCTGTTTCTTACATTACCACTGTTGGGCTCTATGGGGCAAACAATGAGCTTTTAGCCGTTGCCAAACTCAGCGAACCTCTCAAGAAAACCCCATCAAACGAGTTTACATTGCGGGTTAGATTAGACTATTAGTGGAGGTGGAAAATGCCATTCCTCCACGAGTTTGGTCCAGACGACATATTCATTAATCGCCTTGAGACGGCTCCGCAGTATGAGTTTGTCGGATATAGCGGAAGCCTGTATTTTAACAACGGAAAACCTACCGCAAACAATCTTGTAACCGGCACTGTAAATTTAAATGAATTAAATATTGATCGCACTCCTATCTCTGGTGCCGATGAAAACAGATCAGCCACGGGGTCATTGACTCTGTTAGATATTTCAGCAGCTTCCGTGCTCAGTGGAACTATTGTATTAGAGGATGGAGGTGGGCGCAAAGTAATCTTTCAATATGATGAGAATTATACCGCAGCCAAACCAACTAAATATCTTGGGGACGAAACAATATCATCTTCTAATTTTGTCAAGGGATATGGGGCTATTGCCTGGTATAAGATAGGCTGCCAAGGCGGATATTCTACCGATGCGGACCATGCCATTGCTGTATTTAACGCCATTTCGCTAGCTAACGGAACCAGAAGAGCCCCCGCCATCGACTACTCTGTGGGTGCCGGGCAGCTTATCCCAGACCTTGCAATTGATGTACATAGGAACGGAAATGTTTTAAGCCTAACACAGTCCAGGGGCAAATACACAATGCAAAACGCTGTTCCTTCCAACCCTGGAATTTTGGGCAACACCCCTATCTTAATTGCAAACAGCAGCAGTGGGTGCCACTTAACTTTGAGCGCAAGTTCTGTCGGTTTTGGCGGCGGTGCAGCCAAAAATAGTATTCACACATATGTTGTGAAAGATGGCAACATGTCGTCTTTTAAGAGTATTGCAACAGGAACTTATAATGAAGCAGATTACGGCACACTTTTAACGGGAGCATACCCTCTAACATCGAGCATTGATAGAAACTATATTTACGGCGGTCGTGTGCTGCCTTATAGGAAGTTTGCTCCAAACAACAAAGGAGCTACAGATCCTGCCGACCCAGGGTTCCACTCAACTGATACATATTTTAGTCAAAGTAGACCTGTGCTCGCCCTAAGAAATATAATAGACAAGTATAGGATTCAAAGTCCAGCGTTTACTTTTTCGGGGAGTAAAACAGCCGACCCGACAATTCCCCCTTATCTTACGGGAGCTATTAATCTTATTAGCGTTCCAGCCATATTTTATGGATCTCAAATTGAAAAGGGTAGTGTTGATTTAAAATTCTATTATACAGGATCTCTGCTGGATCAAGCAAAAGACGAAAAAAGAAATGGAGAACTTATCTCTACTAAATCGGGGTCATCAGTTAGTGGGTCAACAGTTGGGGTTGTTCTTTATGACGAAGGGTTTATATTATTATACAACGAGAGAACCATCGATAGCGGTGCTATTGATTCCTATACAGGAACAGGTTCAGCCGGTGCAGGCAAAGGGTTTCAGGCTAACTGGACTTATTTCATGTCTCATCTCACAGGATCATCGGGTAGCCAAGGAATTGCAACCGGGTCTGGTGACCACTCCCCAGGCGGCGCAGTTAGAACAGATGCAAACTATGGATACTTCCCAAGCGCCAGCCATTTTTCTTTATCCTTTAGAGGAAAAAATATTGTTCCAACAATTACTATGTTTGCAAATGCGCCTTTCGGTTCGCTAAACAATTCACAAAACCCAACATGGATATCTTCCTCTAATTCATCTTGGAAAGAACAAATACATTTCGATAGCTCTTCTTATATTGAGCCTCACCTTATGAAAATCAAGAACACAGTCAAGAGCGATTACAGCAACCACGAAGGCAATTTTCAGAAACAAACTTTCATTAGTAAAGTTGGAATTTATGACAAAGACAAAAACCTTCTTGGAATAGCAAAATTAGCTACCCCTGTCTTGAAAAGAGAAACAGACTCCTATACACTTAAACTTAAACTTGATTTGTAGTAAACTAAATTATGATTTTAGGTTTGGACATATCAACAACCATGGTTGGGTGTGCGGTCTTGGACCCTAAGCTGATAAAATCTGAGAACTGGGATCTGTCCAAATGCGAGACAACTTTCGACAAGGCAGAGCTTATTGGAGCAGAACTCTATTCTCTCCGGTCAGAATATAATATAGAGCACGTCTTTATCGAGACAGCTTTGAAGAGGTTTCTTCCCGGCAAGTCTCGTGCGGACACTATTATCAAGCTAGCCAAGTTCAATGGTATTATTTCTTGGATTTGTTACGAATGTTTTGATTTTTCTCCCACCTACATCAATGTCAATACCGCCCGCTCTCTTTATGGTCTTTCTTTTCCTAGAGGGACAAAGGGACCAAAAAGAAAAAAGATGGTAATCGAAGCAGTTATCGAGAAAGAGAAGACAGCGTTTAAGTATGAGATGGCTCGTGGCGGGAGAAACTACAAAAAGGGAACCGATGATCGAGCGGATGCAGTGGTGATTGCCAGGGCTGGTGAGTTTCTTTTGCGGAACAAAGACAATAAGGGATTCTTAACAGAAAAGATAGTTTTAGTTGATTGATGTCATATTTATTATATGAAGATTACAATGAGTCAGCTTCGTCAAATGGTACAAGAAGTTATTAACGAAGTAGAATCAGAAAAACAACGCCGATGGGCGTGTGCTCAAGCGGGCAAATCCCGCAAGAACTTTAAAGGAAAGCCAAAACTATCTAAAGCCGAAGCTGAAGAAATGTGCAAGGCAGACGTAAAAAAGAAGTAAAAACTTCTTGACTTCTTAAAAACAAATGGTATTATACTCATGGAGGGAGGTGCTCCTATGAGTTACCAAGTCTTTAGTGATATGGATGGCGTCCTCGTCAACTTTGAGGGCGGCGTTCTAAAATATATGAACGAAAAGTTCCAAGAGATTGCGAGCAATCAGGAAGAGTACAAAGCCCTGCGTGGCTCTGGTAGTCCTGATTACAAGCTCTACAAGCTTGCCCGCTCGGCAGCCAAAGAGCTTGGCGGCTGGGACGTAGAAATCAACAGGTGGCACATCGCCCGCTCTGACCAAGAGGGAAGCCTTGGACGCAACAAGCGAATCCGAGACTTCATGTACCGACTGGTAGAGGACAACGTTGAGTTGTGGGCTAACCTTGGTTGGGAACGTGGTGGCAAAGAACTGTGGGATTATATCAAAGACATCCCAGGGTTGGAGATTCTGTCTGCCCCGATGGCTGAAGGTTCTAAGGTCGGCAAGCGGATGTGGGTTGAACGGGAACTGGGTGTTCCGCTGGAAAAAGTCAACTTGGCTGACAGCAAGAAGCCCTACGGAGTCTGGAACGGAAAACAAGGTCTTCTGATTGACGACCGAGACAAGTACGTCAACGAGTTCCGAGAGGGTGGCGGCATCGCTATCAAGCACGACCCTGACAATGTTGCGGCAACGATTGAACAACTCAAAGAACTTGGACTCTGATTGTTTAGTGATCCCAACTCAGTAAAGAAAAAGAAAATCCTTGACGAGATCCTGGGAAGACCATCTCGTCAGGGTAAGGAGTATCTGTACGAATCCAGATGTTGCTCACATCATAAGCCAAAACTATCAGTCAACTTTGACAAAAATGTGGCTAAATGTTGGGCATGTGATTGGCGAACAAAAAACTTACGACGACTTGTACGTCGCTGGGGGGATATAAGTCACATCCATAGATGGAAGGACTTTGACGCCGATGTTGAGCTAGGCGACCTAGACAACCTATTCGCCAAGGAAGAAGATTCTCCGCAGAGAATTGACCTTCCAAATGAGTTTCAAACACTAACTGGTCGCTCTCATTCGACCACTGCAAGATTAGCCCTAAACTATCTCCGCAAACGTGACGTTGTAGGGAAAGACATTCTGTTTTGGAAGATAGGCTACTGTGCTTCCGGCGAATACAAAAACAGAATAATCCTCCCATCATTTGACGAAGACGGTTATTGTAACTTTTTTACATCCCGCACATATGACCCCAACATTTGGCCTCCGTATTTGAACGGACCCGGAAACAAAGACATTATATTTAACGAACTGTTGATTGATTGGGAACGAGAGGTCACTCTGGTTGAGGGCGTCTTTGATGCTATCGTTGCTGGTGAGAACAGCATCCCGCTCCTCGGCTCAACCCTACGAGAAGACAGCAGACTTTTCAGGAAGATCGTAAAAAACGACACACCAGTTCTGCTGGGGTTAGACAACGACGCACACAAAAAAGCCATGAAACTTGTGAAGGCTTTGCTGGCTTATGATATAGAAGTTCGATTGATGGACACGTCAGGCTATAAAGATATTGGAGAAATGCCACCAGATGTATTCCAAGAGCGGAAAGACAAAGCGCCGTTTATTGATTCTGATGCCTATTTATTCAAGATTGCTTTGATGGCATGAGGAGCATTAATGAAACTATTAATGGAACAGTGGCGGAAATACCTGAATGAAGACAAAAGTCTAGTAGGAAAAATAGTAAAACTTCCTCGTGGATTATTTGCCGCCAACAAAGGCAAAGTCCTATCATTTGATGGCGAGTCTTATAAGGTAGAAGTAACCGATAAGAGAGATAGAACAAGCGTTATTACAGTTGGACGAGCAGCCATCAAAGAAGATAAAATGTCTGACATAAATGCAGACCAAGCCTACAGTACCAAAGTCAAAGGCATCAACGTCATTATCAATCTTAAAGATACTGACCTTGAGGGAACCCGACACAGCAAGGAACGCCAGTTCCGCCACGACGAAAAGATTTCCAACCAAGCCATCATCCAAGCAATTGAGATGGCCATCGGCAAAATCATTCAAGACTTTGCGAACGGCGAACTTGCGAACGATGAGCCTTTCCATATTCGTATGGTGGGCAGAGGTAAAGTTCCAGCCCTCAACGTCATAGCCGTTTTGGATATGCGAAAAGGTCCGGACACCATAAAAGTAATTACAGTAATGAGGAAAGATGATTTCCGTACAGATAATTTTGGAGGCGGTGAGCAAAAAACTTACACCGTACAATCACGATGAAAAAATTAATGACAGAATGGCGAAATTTTTTGAAAGAGGCAGAGTATGATAAAAGTAAAAGAAAAGTTTTATTAGACTTAATTGATGCTCCTTATGAAGAGTTTGTTGGCAAATTGGCAAACAGCATCAAAGATCCCAAATTTCAAGAATTCTTAAATATGGGCATTGAAGATCAAGCAGCACAAGATGATGTGGTGGCAGTAGAAGAGGCGGATATACCCGTGAAAGACCTTCAGCCAACTCAAAGCCAGATTGGACTAGCGGATTCTCTTGGTTACCTTTCAACTCAAGCGCCTCAAGGCGGCTCCGCCATCGCCAAAGGATCAGTAAAGCCAGCCAATGTAGGTGGGCGAATTATTACGGCAAACGGAAAATATATAGTAGATGGTCACCACAGATGGTCCCAGGTATATTTGATCAATCCTGATGCCACCATCCCAGTCTATAACTTTCAAGTTGGCGGAAAATTAGATAGCCCTAAAGGCGTTTTGAAGCTAGCTCATTTGGCCATCGCTGCGGTAGATAAAGCAGTTCCCCTTGTTCCAGCCGATGCCGCTACGGATATATTTCAAACAAATGGGGACCGAGAGGCAATTGTAAAAATATTAAGTAACCCCAAGGTAGTCTCAGAAGAGCTTGCGGCAGTTCTGGCTCCCCATTATCAGGTAAAGACCCGAGAGGAGGTTATTAACAAAATTGCTGATAACGCCGAGTCTTTATTTGCTGCTACTCAGGTGGCGGCCGCTGCTGGACCTGAACGTGGGCTCATGCCACAGACCGCAGCTAAAGGAAAATCAAAAGAGACAGCAAAAATGGCGGCGATGAAAGCTGGCGAAGTAAACTGGAACCCAAAAGACAAGTAATATGAAGTTGATTATGGAACAGTGGCGAGGCTTTCTCCAAGAGGGAAGGTACGAAGCAGCCACAACAGAATTGACCCGCAAGGTGATACCTCACGTCAAATATATTATTGACGAGGTTATTCCCAGTGAGAATGTTCAGAACTCACGCAAGGATTTAATTCTTGTTGTTGGTAAAACATTTTCAGCAGGCAAAACCCTCCCAAAAGAACTTGAAGATAAAATGTACAAAGCAGAGTTTACTTTCCATATTGATAAAAAACTAGCGGAAGAAACAGGCGACAAGTTTCAAATAGGCGGAATGCACATGAGTGACCCCTCTGACCGCCGAGACGACTACATAAAAATCAACAGCTACTTAGATATCGGATTTAACGAGCAAGACCTCAACGCTTACCTCGGCGAACTCAAAGCAATCACTATCCACGAAATTCAGCACGGCGGCCAAACCACTGATGTATTGGGCACCGCTCACCCACCCAAAGGACCTCTCAATCCACTTAATTGGGACTACAATAAAATAGATGGCATTCGTGGATATTATGCTTCGGACTCTGAAACGGACACCTACACCAAAGAGGTCTACAAAAGAGCAAAGTATTACAAGGTGCCCTACACAGAAGCGTTGGACATGCGTATCAAGCAATTCTTTGATATGTTCCGCCGCCGCCGAGACAAGATAAACGCCGAAGACGAGAAAGAAACTCCCGGCGAATATAGAGTAAAATACACAGAAGAAGAACTGAAAGACTTCTTTTACAATGAACTGCGTGATAAATATATTGCGTTCGCTAAAACAAAATACCCAGAGGCTGTAGGGATATGAAAAAACTCCTAACAGAGTGGCGGAAGTTTTTGAAAGAAAATACAGGTGGAACATTCTACCACCTCTCGCCCGCCAAATTTGATAGGTTCCAGCAGCAGATGGCCGCCGACCCAGCCATATCTTCGGATGTTGGTTTTCACTTTGGGACAAAAGAGACGGCTCTGACCGTCGCTGATAAATTACAAAAAGACGGAAAAATAAACTCCGGTGACTCCGTTTACCTCTACACAGTTAATTTAGACAGCGGCAAGACGATGGAGTTACCAGAAAACAGGTCAGGAACTTGGTCAGTCAATTCAATATTACAGGCTATGTTTGAAGGCTTTGGCGGCGAACCCCACCCAGCAATTCCAGACGAGATGGTGAATGATTATTATGATGATGTGGTGACTTCTCCGTCTGGGGAAAATATTAAAGATTTATCATTTCAGCCCGTAGAAGAGATGGAAGAGTTTATAGAATGGTTTTCCTCCTTGGGATTTGATTCCATAAAATATGAAAACACCTTTGAGGGTGGTGGCGATTCCTATATCGTGTTTAAATCTGATCAAATAGATATTGTTGATACAAAAGAGTATCAGGTGCCGTAAATGAAAAAACTACTAACAGAGTGGCGGAAGTATTTAAACGAAATGAAATTAGATATCAAAGTTGGAGATGTTCTTTTGGGCGGAAGATTCAAGAACAAAAGAATAATCGTAAAAGAAATCGGAACTGACGAACTCGGACAACCAACCATCAACGGCAAGCCATTACTTAATTTTAGAATTGAGAAACATTTGCCGGATAGTAAAAAGAGCAAGAAAACGCTGGACGACGAGAAAAAGAAATAACCCCTTTCGCAAACTATTTACTTTATGAGTAGGGAAAGGGATTTCTACAGAAAAATGGAACAAGACGCTCGTAATTCTATGTACGAGCCTGAGATTATTGATGTCTCCCCACCCGCCAAGAAAGTAAAAACCAACTACCTTTCAGCAGTCGTTTGGACTTCGGTTGTCGCAACTGTGGTCTGTACGATTTT